TCATCAGGCCGGAGTTTCCCCTGCCCCTGATTTATTCATCTTATTTTACTATAAATTTTGGAGGTTGTAAAGACAAATCTTCGTAAGTCTTCATAAGTGCTCATACAACGTCATATCGTAATTTTCTATCATTGCCTAAAAACACCACAATAGCATAACTGCTCATAAATCGGCATATCTTTACGAGAATTGGTGTAAAAATTGGTGTCAACAACTTTTTCTTCCGTTGATTTTAGATTCAAATTCGTTCAGTGCATCTTGCTCTCTAATGTGAGTGTAGATAGAGAGCGTTGTGTTTATGGTATTGTGTCCCATAATGTACTGAACGGATTTTACATCCATATCGGATAGAATCAGTCTTGTGCAGAAGGTGTGCCTAAACGTATGCGGCGTAATTGCTGGAAGTTTTTTTGTTTCATCAACCGATTTGTTGTATGCATCAATTAAGTGCCTAAAACTAGAAGCGATTCCGTTTGGGCTCATAACTTGTCCGTTTTGATTCACAAATAAAAAACCACCATAGCCATCAACGATAGGGTTAAATTTTCTTTTAGAGACTTCCTTAATTAAAATTGAAAATGCATTATATGCATTCAAAGACATTGGAACCACTCGCTCGCCTTTTTTGCTTTTTGGCGTTTCAATAAAACGTGTCCCATTGTTTCTAATTTGTAATTGATGAGTCACATTAACCTTTCTATTCTTTAAATCGATATCATTGATTGTAAGGCCACACAATTCTCCTATTCTTAATCCTGTTTCGTATAGAACAACAATGAGGTAATAATATCTTTGATATCGTTTACTTTCTTCGACAAAGGTTAAAAGTCTCTCGTACTGATCTTCTGATACAATGATTTTTTCATTGCTTTTATTTTGAATAACTTTTGACAACTTAAAATCAAATGGATTTTTATTTAGAATCCCGTCGTCACAAGCCATATCAAACGCAGGTTTAATAAATGATTTATAGTTATTGACCGTTCCATAGGTTTTTCCATCCTCGTACATTGACTTTAGAAATATTTTTGCATCCGACTGTTTTATACAATCAATCGGCATATTTCCAATCGGCATTCTTTTTATAACACTCAGAAAGTGTTCTATTCTTTCTGTTGTCTTATCCTTTAATGACGATTTATGAATAAACACATATTTTTCAAGGAGATCACTTAATGTTTGTTTCTGTGGAAATACCACATCTCCATTTTTCAAAGCTTCTTGAATTATTTCTTCAAGTTCCCTAAGCGAACGTAAGTCTTTGGCGTATATGGTTTTTCGTTTTCCTAGCATGTTCGTGTATCGGTATTGATATCGACCATCTTTTCTTTGGCTCTCACCTTCTTTTAATACTCTACCTTTACTATCTTTACGTCTTTCCATAATAGACTCCTTACATTATTATAAAGAGCCTTGATGTGACACTATAAGTATATCACACCAAAGCTCCAATTTCAAATCGAATAAGACTGGTCTATGTATTTTTCGAGAGCTTTACGTTTGATCAGTCGTTTTGACCCAACCCATAGCACAAGCTGTTTATCATCTTTATCTGTGATTTCTCTCAACTTATGCATTCCGATATTGGAATACATAGCAGCTTCCTCTAACGTTAAAGTTGTTTTTTCCCAGATTGGGACTTCCTTCATTCAATCACCTTCTCCATCTTCTCTTCCCCATACTTTGCCACACATACATTGTAAAGCAGCATCGCCCTGGTCATCAGACCGACACCGCCGATACGAGGTGTAACTTTGATATTCTCCATGTTATAAACAGCGTCAGCACAATCACCATGTTGCTTACCGTTCTCGTCGTAGTTGATGCCGACATCGATACAGACCTCGACTCGATCAATACCAAACGACGTGATAAAGTTACGTTTTCCGACCGCAGAAATAATCACATCAACCATATCCATTGCAAGAGCCGTGCACTTCATAAAACTTCCGCTGCTATTCACAGAGATCACATTACAGTGGCGCTTAATCAGCATATCAACCAGTGGACGACCCACGATGTCAGATTGACCGCATACAAGCACATTTTTTCCATCCAGATTGTAACCGATGGAATCAAAAATCTTCATAACACCAAGCGGAGTGCAAGGCTGAAATGGTGATGTAGAATTAAAGCCATCAACATCAAGTTCATCTGGAATACAAATATTTTTAGGATCGATATGTTTTGGCAGCGGGAGCTGGACAATGATACCGTCCACATCTTTCCAATTATAATCTTCTAGTATCCTATTATTTAATTCATCCTCCGTAATATTTTCTGGCAGTTTGATAAGGTTTGCTTCGATTCCCACCTCTTCACAGTCACGTAATTTACCTTTAATATAAGCGTTGGATGCAGGGTTGTCCCCTACTTGATAAATATGTAAAATAGGAGCATAGTCATCTTCTGCGATAATATTCTTGATTTTATTTTTGATATCTTGTGCAATAGATTTACAATCAATAATCATTATGAACCTCCTATATAGAATCCAAGTTTTATCAAGGTCGCTTAGTAATATCGTAACCCATATCTCGTGCAAGCTCCAAAAATTCCTCAAAAGATAAGTCGTGCATAATTCCCGCAGTAGATACTTTATTCGGAGAGATGTATCGAAATTGCTTCTTTAGTTCGATATAACTGTCACTATTTCTTTTGATTTTTACTGTTTCTGAGTGCTCACCAACATTTGGGATTGCAACATAAAAATGATTTTTAATTGTCTCACCTATCCAACTTGGACGTCCAGCTCCATCTCTGTTATAAAATTTTACTGAATATTCTTCAATCGAATTCTTCTCAACGTATCGTAGCAAAGTTTTTTTATAAAAGATTTCTCTACGGTATGGAGCAATGCCACATAAGTCAGCAGATATAATATAATATCCAAGCTCTTTCATCGATGTTCTCCTTTATACTCACTACTACTATACAGAATATTTCGTAGCTGATTGATAAAATCATCGACCGCGCACTCACTACAATCTAAATCAGAGGTACACATACTACAGCCATCTATGTAATGCTGCATCAAATCCTCTAATGATTTTTCATAGTATTTTGCCTTGTTTTTGTAAAACCCTAATTCTTCCATAAAATCACCTCGTTACTGTACTAACTCCATTATTTTTAATCTGTCCTTTTTGAACATGAATTATTACAGAGTCAGCATTAACAGTATTGGTTGATTTATATTCGATATATGGAGCGTTGCTATCATATACAATTTTTACATGGCCTTTGATATTCATATAATTGCCATTACAAAGAACCGTAAGCATCTCGTAATTTTCTGCTGGGACATTAGATACCATAGTAGATGTATATCCGTAGATGCCCGATTCCAGTTCTTCAATAGTGGCAGTCCACTCAATCGGATTATAATGACGATAGATACCGTCGCCAATCGCCCATACAAAATATCCAACAATAAGAGTAATGAGCACACCGACTGTCAAAAACAAGATCTTTTCTCCAAGAGTGAGTTTTTCATTATTACCATCCAAGTTCAACACCACTTTCGTTTACAATATAGATGCCGTTGTCTTTCAAATACTCAATAAACTCTTCATGTGGCAACTTATGGGCGAGCTCACAAATAGTGTAGTTATTTCTGCCTTTCACCCACTTTGTTTCTTTTCTCAAGTTAGACCACTGATGTACACGAAATTCCTTACAACGCCATTTTAAATGAAAGGTATCTGCACATAAATCGCAAATTGGTATCTCTACATAAAAGTCACCCGGATAGCGTTTTCGTCGCCACCACTCCATATCATAGAATACAATGCCATAGAGTTCAGGATACTCTTCAAATCCGTGTTCTCTAAGATAAGCAAAGCCCAATCCGTTGATGGTCCATTCTGGCGACCTTGGAACCGTATATCGAAGCTGCGATTCTGTGTGCGAGATGCAGGCATTATTATATTTGCCGTCGATACCCATAATGTACCAGTCGGATTTATAATAGCCGATTTGTTTCACAGTAAGTACCTCAACCCGTTCAAATACTTTTCTTTCAGCCGTGGCGTCAGCGTATCCACTTGCGATAGATGATCCTTCATGTCAGCCAGCTTGACAAACCACGCACAGAGACCATAACGCTTGAAGTTGAGATAATGAATTTTTTCGCAATAATCATTATAATTTACTTCGTCTGGCTTCGTTAAAAGCTTGAGTGCCTTCTTGAAATTTTTTGGAAGACCACTTGTGTCGTAGTTTGTATCCTCCAACAGGTCGTGCATAATAGCCAAGCAACGGCAATCGTTTTTCAGACTGTCTGGAACAGCAGAGTTGGAAGACACATAGTTCATAACGCGAACCGCATGTTCAAATGTTTTCTCGTCGTAATACTGATGTGCGATTTTTAGTGCGTCATCAAGAACGACATAATTTTTATCAAGACTCATCTTTTTACCTCATAATTTTTAAGATACTTTACTTCCTTTGTGGCTGGCATACATCCGTTAAACCAATATCTTCCGCGATGTTTGTCTTTAAAGTTTCCCCAAATCATATTCGTGTCTGGTGCATGTATCAAAGGTGATGAATCACATGAACTAAAATTATTGTGTTTTGGTAGATATCGAGACCAATATTCAATATAATTTTCATCCAATACAGAATCACGGTAAACTGATATTACATGTCGTTGTTTCAATAAATGTATTGCATATGACCTTTCTTTCGTTACGAGATTTGTACAGTTATCTTTGTAAACAAGTGCCATGTTTCACAACCTCATAAAAGTCTAGTTCTTAAAAAATAAGCTTACACTGATATTTATTTAAAACTTCCTGAATCTCATCAACAAAACTTTCAACAGCCGAATCTGCTTTTTCTTTCTGATATTCTTCTACAGAATCTACATCAACGTCAATATTGATTTCATCATTATGGTATGGCTCGCCAGTTAAATCGATTCCATAGTTGATTTCATCGAACGGAGCCTCATACCAGGTACCGTTTTCTCTATTAACAAACCCAAAAGTCAATTCGGTATTTTCATCATAGCCTATTTCATTCAACTTTTTGATAAGTTCTACAACCTTCATCTTTTGCACCATCCTTCGATTCTCTCACACGCTCTGTAAATTGCGTCAAAAAAGTCAACTCTCGTCTGTATCAGAAACAGTTTGAAGTACGCTCTCCGCTTCTTTGCGAGCCACCAATCGTTGTTCATATTCTTTGTTCGCGATTCGTTCTTGCTCATGCAATTCAAGTCCTTTCAGCCAGTAAGATGGACATTTATAAATTTTTTCGAGGGTGTTTGCATCGCAAAAGTATTCTCGATCTCTTTTGTTGTAATCGTAATATCCAATAAACGACAGGCCGTAATCGCTTATTACAACGTTGTCTTTTAAAAGGATCGGACGCTCATCCATGACCTTGACCCAACCGAGGAAATCTTCGCAAGATTCGGCGCAACTATCTCTTGTTTGCTTCCTAAAAGCGCATACTTCTTTATGTAAGCAGTTACTGCAAATGCTCATTGTATATTCCTTTCTAAAACATACATTCTTGAAAATAAGCTTGCTTTGGCATATTATTTTTCTTTATCGCAAATTCTGCAATACCGATGAAACGGAGATTCGATAATCTGCCAAAACACAGGTTCCCACTCGTGCTCACTAAAGATACGGCTGTTCTCTATAATGTCAACCGGATAAGAACCAGAATCACATTCAGGACAGTTGTACTTTAAATCACAATAATTGGCTGGCTTAAACTCTCCAAGAGAATCTGCATCCACCCAAAATTCGCAACTGCAGCTAGAACATCTAAACTCTACTGCGTATTTTATTTTTGCTCTTTCTTTACCATGGACTTCAATTCGTACAGCCATCTGGTACCTCAATCCACAAAAATCTTTTCTCTTGGAACTGCTGGAAAACAAGAAACGACTTGTTCTCCGCATTCTGGACATTTTGCTAGTTTTACGCCTGGTGCGTATTCTCGTATAACGGAATAACTCGGAAGTTTAATATCTTTGTCATCAGCCCAAAATATACATCCACATTGACACGAAAATTTTGCAGCGTATCTCTTTTTCTTTGGAGTTCCTTTGTGTTGAACAACCATAATCATAGCATTTCACCTCAATCTGCAAATACAAACTGTGTGTTAAAAAAGTTCGTCGCATGAATCATATTTTCTTCTGATAGAGCAACCTTGATAACTTCTTCATCGGTATGCGTTTCATTATATTCTGTCGTGTCGCAGACCTTATAAATCTTGCCTTCATTATCTTGAAGCAATGTTCCCCTGCCAAGTTTTAATGGAGTTGTTTCCTTTTCTTCTCGAATATGTGCTTTCATACTATCACCTACAATATGCGTGTAAAAAGGCAGATTCTCTTGCAAGTAATCTCATTCTAATTCCACAAGTGCATTTGCACTCAGGACATTGTATTTCTGCAGGACGCCCTGTATTATCATAATTTTTTACCGTTTCGCTAACAGGTCGTGCTGGTAAAGGCCATACATGAAATTCAGTTCTTTTAGCTTCAAATACGCACCTGCAAGAGTCACAAGTTACTTTATATATTTTCTCAGAATCTTTTGTCTGGCTCGTTCCGTGTTTTACAACATTCATATTTTTATTCCTCCCACCCACCCATAAAATTTACCTTTTACTTAATACCGTACTTTGCCTTGACCTTCTTCAGAGTCTCACTCTTTTTGTGATAGTCATCGCGAGCTGCCTGATAAGCAGTCATTTTCTCTGCCAAAACACGCTTTGCTTCGGCCTCTGCAACGTCAGCTTCTGCCAGCTCTTTGTTCAAAACAAAGCCGCTCGTCTTGATACCATCAATAAAACCATCCATGCGATCCTTCTTGACGCTTTTCTCACCCATTGCACCAGTATCAGTGTTGAACATCTTTACAATAGAATCCTCGACACCGGCGATATTGTAAACATAAAAATACTTAGACATAATAATTTTCTCCTTTTATTTTTCTTACTGCTTTCCGGTACTTCCAAACCCACCGGCTCCACGTTCAGTTTCGTCCAATTCGGAAACTTCTTTAAAATCAGCCTGCCAGAACGGAACAACTGCCATCTGAGCAATACGGTCACCATGAGTAATCATTTGAGGGATATTAGAATGATTATGTAGTGCCACAATATACTCTCCACGATAATCTTGATCGCAAATTCCAGTTTTGTTTGCAGGAGCCAAACCCTGCTTTGTTGCTAAACCGCTGCGAGCATAAATAGCGACATACCAACCTTCAGTCGGAGCCATCCGTAAACCAGTATGTACCTTAACGGTCTCATGCGGCTGAATCATAATGCAGCGATCACCATTCTTGTTTACCATTGTTGCATCATCAAAACCGATATAGGCATACAGGTCTGCACAAGCAGCATTTGCAGAACCATAAGTCGGCAGATGAGCGTCATCGTGCAATTTGTTGATTTTAATGTTGGGGCGATACGGCATCCGACTCATGCCATAGCCAAGATTAGTAGTTGTGTTTCCTAAATCCATAATTTTATTCTCCTTTACTTCACCCAATTTTCTAGTTCTTTATATTTTATGTACATTTCGGTTTTCATATCGTTCGTTTTAATCCTAAGATTCTTTAGCTCTACCGCTAGATTGTTAATTTCTTTTCTTTGCATACGATTTACAATGCCATGCAAAATTTCAGAAACGGTTAAAAGGATTATCGAGATGCCAGTAAAAATTTCATTCATTCTTATTCTCCTTTCTTATCTTCTGGAGTCCACCAAAGGGTTGGCTCTTTATACCCAAGACTCCATTTAATATCAATTACTCGTTGGTTCTTGCTTCCCATGTATGGAAGTGAGATATCTTTTTCTGCTTCAATAAAAGGGCCATCTACAAGGACGTTAATGTCAGCAAGAATGTCAGCTACGAGCCCATCCTGATTCCATAACTCTTCCCACTTGTATCCAGTCCAAAGCCAGACGTCTTTTTTGCTTAGAAATTCAGTCCACACACGATGAACGATTTTCTCAACAACTTCCCTATTCTCCGGCAAGAGCGGATCTCCACCAGTGAGCGTAAGCCCTTGAATATAATCAGGTCGAAGTAAATCTACAATTTTATCGAGTGTTTCATCTGTGAATGGCTGACCACCATTCGGGTCCCATGTAGTAGGATTCTGACAGCCGGGGCAATGATGCGTACAACCCTGCACGAACAATGTGACGCGTACCGATGGCCCATTTGCTATATCACATGGAACAATTTTAGCGTAATTCATCCTGAAGATTCTTCTCCTTTACTTTAGATTTGTCTCTTGTGAAAATTATTTGTTCTCCGTTACAGTCAACTTGTTTTTCATGGTCGATTGCATGTCTTGCTTGCCCGTATGTTTTTCCCAAAAAGTCAGCCACCTCTTGTATTGTCCAAAACAAATACCTTCCGTCCATTGAATAAATTGGCTTAGATGCTGGGTTATCTTTTCCTTTTCTCTTTCCTAGACTTGCTTGTCTTAGCTTTTCTATTTCTTCCGGTGTCTTTTTTCTCCCATACCATGGAAGTTCTGCCCCTCTTTTCCCATACCAATGGTTTTTCTCTCCAGACATCCATTCGCTTCGCATTTTACTTAAACGAGCTCTTGTTTCTTCTGAAATATTAGGGTGAATTCCTTTATGAGCTTCAGAAGATTTCTTACACCACTCTTCACTACGTTTTTTCCCTTTAAATGGTGATGGTTTTCCATACCAAGGATTATCTTCTCCTACCCATCTCCCCATTCGTTTGTTTCGTTCGCTCATTTTATCTTTTTGCTCTTGAGTGTATGTAAGATGGACTCCATACATTGGATTATTCTCTCCTGCCATTTTTCCCTTCAAAGCATCTGACATTTTTTCTTTTGCTTCTTCTGTATGGTGTTTTCCATACATATGATTGTCTGGCCCAAACATCTGAACACCAAGACCGCCCGGCAAAATATTGTAAAATAATTTATCTTCTACTGCATTGTTTTCTTTTATCCAATAACGTTCTTTTTCGTTTAGTTCATCATCCGAATAGCACCATTCCAAAATCGTAGTTTTAAAGTTATTAAATCCATATTTGTCAAATGCCTGTTTTAATATTTTTCCAGATCCTTTATAATATGGATCAAATTCTTTTGAATGATGTTGGCCTATGTATTTTCTTCCGTCAACTAAATTTTCTGTAATATAAATATAACCTACTGGCTCAGATTCGGTTTTTAGCACATCTTTTGAGTCTATAAAATCACATCCTTTCAATTTCATGTAGTTCATCTCAAATAAACCTCGTCCACATACTTGCACAAACGATGATAAGAATATTCAGCGCAATGCAGCCATACATTCCGTTCTTCTTGTCACCTCGAAAAATATATGTAGATGTGTCATACAGAATCTGCTCAGAGCGAATTACCGCAGCGGCGAAAATCAAAATAATATAAGCCTTGGTCATAAGCCAAACAATCTCAGTCAACATCGATTAGCACCTCCTCGATTGGAATAACCTGACCATCAACGTAGCAGCACATCTGACCGTGCTCATTATAATAAGGAGACATATAGCCGTAGCCTTGATTTCCGAAGTATTTACTGAATAAGTAATACATAACGTGCGTATCTTTGTCATACACCATAGGGGTGTCACTAATACGATAGAACCAATTATTCTCTGCAGCCACATTCTCAACTGAGTCTTTCACACTTGTACTGCATCCAGTTAGCATAATCGCTGCTAAAAGTACGCATACGGCAGTATTTTTGAAAATCTTAAACATACTTTTCCTTTCTAATAAAAGCGGAATTTTAATTATTATCTTCTAATGGTCTCCAGCAATCTGGTCTTTTAATCTCATCGCAATAATGGTTAAACCATCTACCATCAAACGAGATAAATCCGACTGATGTATGACCGTCTTTGAATTTTACTTCAACGTCATCAGAACACATCACAGATGGGCTCACATACGGAGTTTCACTCGAAACTTTACGCCAGCGTTTATTGTCGTCCTCCGGCCAGTCAATCTTAGAACCACACTGACCGCAGTAGTTATTACGGTTTCCATCTTCGTTATAAAGGTACTCACCGCTGCCACAGCACTGGCAAGCGATAATGCCATCTTCTGCAAAAGGATTGTTAATCATCGTTGTCCTCCTGTGGGTCATTAGGTAACGGCATCCAATGAGTAACCATATCAAGTGGAATTCCACGATAGTATTCTTCCCATTCGCCATTCTTGTTGTAACATGCTCTCACTTGTTCTCGTACTCTGTCGTATGCGTAAACACTATGACTCCAAAATCCACCACAAGGAATCTTTGGCAATTCGTCTTTTACGCTAATCCACGCATCGTTACCAAAGGCTTTTGCCGGAAATGTCTTACAAAACACACCTTGTTCATTCTTTAGAAGAATCCGCTCGGCCTGATCAAATACGTCGTCTGGAACCGAAAGTTCAATTGTCTTATCGCCTTTCTTTGCGACAACATTGATAATAATCATATCTGCGTCCATGTTACTCACTAGTACAAGCCTCCTCGTTCTCCCTATCCTTGAAGAAGGATTCATAATCAAACCACTTATCCTCAAGAATATTGCCAATGATCTTTACTGTACTGCCCCAGCCTTTAGTTGCAACACGGACATATTTCCCCTTTATGCCCTCATACGTACTACAGCCAACCGTATCCATAATCCGCATGATGGCTTCGAGACCAGAAGCATAACCTTTAAAGTTTTTTGCTCCAACATAGCCTTTGCCAAGAACATAACCACCATAGCAAACGCCCCATCCGTGACCATCTAACGTCAAATCGGAGGTCAACACTCCATGGTCTGCCATATTAAGGCTAACATTCTTGATTTGAGCATTTTGAATCTCGTATCCTTCGGCTTCAAGCAGTTCTTGCGTCCACTTCTTCATTTTGCCTCCTATTATTTAACGTATCCACGTTATAAATTTGATGGAATTTCACGATAAAACGGCACTTTTATCAAGCCTTCAAATAGCTTCAATAGTTAGTGTACAAAAGTCGAGCGCTTACATCTGGCTCGTAAGGAGCAAATAGATGCTCACGATGCCATTGTCCGCGTACATACTGGATTGCCTATCGTACTCACTGTCAGCAGGAATCTCGTAATAAGAAAAGCTACGATCACCGTTTGCAATCAAGTACGATAGGCTTACGCCATACACTCGATTTGATCCATAATTCATAATGTACCCCACTTCTCTCGGCCACAAGTGTCACAGACGAAGTGCCATTTGTCATGCCAGCTGTGATTACTATCATAAAGCATTGTTCCGCCACATCTACTGCACTCTGGAAGAAACCAACGGAGAAGATGTTTTAAGAATTTAACAATCATCGTTTCCCTTCTTCTCTAAAATACCCGTTGCTTCCATAATCTCAAAGAAATCATCCATGAGAGCATCAGCCATCTTTCCAGAGATTTCTGGAGGTTTTAAGCCAAAATCTCCAAATGCACAGCAAAGGCAACCCCAAGGAGTCAGAAAATATCTTTCGTTGTCATCTTCAGGATTGATGTTTTCATAAACGATATTTTCGTCTTCCATCTTAACCACCTACCTTTTCTGTGTTCTGGACCATACAACTCATACCGGGATGAGATTTTTCAAAGCGATGGTGTGCTTTGTTCATGGCATCATTTTGATCCTGCGCTTTGACCATATATGTATTTAGTTCCTGATGTCCATCATCGTAGTACATTACTTCAACAGACCAATAATCCATATAGCTCCTTTCATGCCACCACGCCCACCCTACTAGTTTATTTACTGACTCTTATTTGTTTTAAAGCCACCGAACACAAGTAGAACCAACCAGATTCCACTTGCAACCCACAGTCTAAAATTCGGCCCAAGCATTTTCCAAACGCCGTAAATAATAAGAACTGTGACAAACCAGGACAAAATAAATCCTAAGATATTTGCAAAAATTTTCATTTTATAGTTCCTCGTTTACTTCTTTATCTCAATTTTTGCACTCTTAATTTTGTTGAGTTTATCTTCGTATTCGGTTTCGTAAATAATAACCGCAATATTAAATGTACGAACGGCATCTTCATAATCGTCAGAAAAGGAGTATCCACGGCTCTTACCATTTTGCATAACAGTAATATCTTTTTCGCCCATTACAGTAAAAACGCTATTACCATCATCCTTATCCTTGATTTTTCCATAACAAGGTTTGCAGTTAATACCTGCCTTAGTTTTGTCGAAACGGTATCCAGTACACCACAGATACTTATCACGCGGAGCATCTTTAATTCCGTAAACCATATAATATTAACCTCATAGTCCCACCAACCCACCACTTATATTCAAATTTTACTTCATACTCTCTTCGAGTTCTTTGTAGCTGATTCCACTTGTCAGTCCCGGAGACTCTTCACTATCCGTTCCCTTGAAATGCGCTCCAACAACACTAGGATGCAAGTACTCAATCATTGCAAAATTAGCAACATCAATGAGCCATTCTGTATTTCCTGTCTCTAAATACTTTTTGACTCTTGGATAAATTTCCTTTACAGCTTGAGCCAAGTCTGGATATGTTTGATTCATCCAACCATATTTATAATGAGATACCAAAATACGATTCTTCATCTTTTTAACAAAACCATTATCCCAATCTCGCTCTAAAATCTGTTGTGTAGTATCCATATTTCATCCTTTATTTAGTTATCACTCAGATGAACTACTCGATCTCGAATTTCCTGAGTGCGACCCTGATTCCAGAAATGGCTCCCTACGTACCCACAAGTACGCCGTGCAACGTTCATTTTATTCTGGTCGCGGTTGCCGCACTTGGGGCACTCCCACACCAGCTTGCCGTCGTCCTCGACGATCTTGATCTCGCCGTCGTAGCCGCAGCACTGGCAGTAGTCGGACTTGGTGTTCAACTCAGCGTACATGATGTTGTCGTAGATGAACTTCATAACGCTAATTACGGCAGGAATATTCTGCTGCATATTAGGAACTTCAACATAGCTAATGGCACCGCCCGGAGAAAGCTTCTGGAATTCACTCTCAAACTTCAGCTTGGTGAATGCATCAATGTGTTCACGAACATTGACATGATAAGAATTGGTAATGTAATCATGATCAGTTACTTCAGGAATACTACCAAAGCGCTTCTGCAGGCACTTGGCGAACTTGTAGGTGGTGGATTCCAGCGGGGTGCCGTAGAGGGAGTAGTCCATATTCTCCGCTTTCTTCCACTCGTTGCACTTGTCGTTCATGTGCTGCATGATTTCAAGAGCGAACGGTTTTGCTTCAGAATCGGTGTGGCTCTTGCCGGTCATATACTTCACGCACTCATACAGACCAGCATAGCCAAGGCTGATGGTGGAGTAGCCGCCAAAGAGCAACTTGTCAATCTTCTCGCCCTTCTTTAGGCGAGCCAGTGCTCCATACTGCCAATGAATAGGACTCATGTCAGAAACAGTTCCGAGTAAACGCTTATGTCGAATCTGAAGTGCTCGATGGCACAATTCAAGACGCTCATCAAAAATCTTCCAGAACTTATCTTTGTCTTTTCCAGAGCTACAAGCCACGTCTACCAGATTGATAGTAACCACACCCTGATTGAAGCGACCATAATATTTCTGACCCTTTACCCAATTCTTTGCGTTAGCCACATTCTCAGTAGTTCGGTCAGGCGTTAGGAATGATCTACACCCCATGCTGACCCACACGCCGCCCTTGAGTTCCTTCATAACTTTTGCAGAAATATAATCGGGAACCATACGCTTTGCAGTACACTTAGCAGCCAGCTCCGTCAGGTAATAGTATTTAGAATCAGGATAAATATTATCCTCATCGAGAACGTAAATCAGCTTCGGAAACGCAGGAGTAATCCACGCTCCGGTTTCATTTTTAACGCCTTGAATACGCTGTTTTAACATTTCTTCAATGATAACAGCCAAGTCATCACGAGTCTGTCCTTCAGGAACTTCATCCAGATACATGAATACGGTAATGAAAGGTGCCTGACCGTTGGTAGTCATCAGCGTAATTACCTGATACTGGATGGTCTGGACGCCGCGAGCGATTTCTTTATGTAAACGTTCTTCAACAATGCGATTGATAGTTTCCTTTGCTGGCATCTTGTCAATCTCATTGTTTTGGACCATATCGTAGAACTCATGATGGACTTCTTTCTCAATTTTCTTACGAGAAACATCTACGAACGGAGCCAGATGAGATAAGGTAATGCTCTGACCACCGTATTGGTTAGAAGCCACCTGAGCAACGATCTGTGTAGCGATATTGCAGGCGGTGGAGAAACTGTGCGGTCGGTCAATTCCAGTACCAGAGATTACAGTACCGTTCTGCAGCATATCCTCAAGGTTTACTAGATCACAATTATGCATATGTTGAACAAAATAATCTGCATCATGTACATGAATGATACCAGCCTTATGAGCATCCAGAATATCCTTTGGAAGCAACAGTCGCTCTGTCAATTCTTTGGATACCTCGCCAGCCATATAATCGCGCTGGACGCTGTTTACAGTGGGGTTCTTATTACTATTCTCCTGATTGATTGCATCGTTCCGAATATCGATGATATCCAAAATGCTCGCATTAGTCTTTTCCTTTTCTCGGATTTCCTGACGATATTTACGCCACTGACTATACGCTTCTGCTACATCTGAAAAAGGACTATTTTTCAGACTGTCAACCACGATATCCTGAATCTGCTCAACCGATAGGATATCTGGCATATCAGCAATATAATCAGCAATTGCGTTGGATACACGAGCGTCAATACCACCAGGCGTACAGGTCATCGCCTTCTCAATCGCATTTACAATCTTACTTTTATCAAAAGGAACTTTCGTTCCATCGCGTTTAATCACATATTCCATGCAATCACTCCTTAATCTTCCAACCAACGATTTTCTGCCACATAGAAAGCTCCAACCGTAACTACCATCAATACGACCCAGAATACCCAAAACCAAATCACTCGTGTACCAGCTGCAGAAATCATATAATCTCGTGCTTCTTCGATGTTTTTATCCTTAATGAATTGTGCATTATGTATACTTTCGTCGCTCAAATTTGCAAACAACGTACCATCATAATGAACTTCTTTGACATAAAACTCGAATTTCACATGAGGACTGACTTGTACAGTTGTCAGGTACTTGCTTGATGGCATTTTGATGTCACCATACTTGAATTCTTTGCCAAGAAACGTAATATTCTTAGAATTGTGTTCTTCTGAACTGTAATAATCCCAAGTCCAGTACGTTTCGACTCTTGTTTTTGTATGGCCTTTGCTATCCGTAGTAGTTACAGTTCGTGTATGCATCGTATAATGCTTTTCTTCGCAATAGATGTACATCCACTGTCCGTCGATACGTGAATCACTTACGGTATCTACTGCTTCTAGTGCGCCTTGGCAAAAGGCGTTGCCTACGTTAGTTCTTATTCCATAATCGAACATATTTTCGGACTCAATCGAAATTGCTGTATTATATTCTTTCTTCTGCTCAAGCGAATCTTTGGTGATATTTCCAGCGATAACGCTACCAAGTATCAGCATGATGAACACAATACCAACACTGACGATCAACTCACGATAAGTAATTTCGGCATTACCGATTTCCAAAAAGGTTGCCGACTGCCGGTGCTGCCTCATTCCCCTCATAGGACAGATACTCATAATTCTGAACCTCATATCCAGTCAGACCCAGCAGAAAGGAGTTCGGAAACTTACGAACGCTCTGCTTATATTCCTTCACGACACGATTGTAATCGCCACGATAGTTTGCAATCAAATTTTCAGTGACGGATAGCTCATTCATAAGCTCCTTATAGTTGTCGCTAGACTTCAGTTCAGGATATGCTTCCGCAATAGCTGCAATCTGAGTCGTAATCTCTTGAGCGGTCTGGCCGGAAGTGCCACGAGCATTCACAACATCCATCAGGGTCTGATACTCATGTTGGTCATAAGCCTTGACGGTTTCAACCAGATTTGGAATCAGATCAGCTCTGCGCTTCTCCTGAATCTCAATGCCAGACTTAGCTTCCTGAATCTGTTCTTCATAAGAGATGGCCGTGTTCTTAGGCCCCTGCACCATAAAGGTCATGCCAAGAATGGAAATCAACACGACACAAATAACGATAATAGGTAACTTCCAGTTGTATCTCATTTATGTAAACCTCTTAAAACTTGACATCATCGGCATAGACTTTAGAGTTCAGCATCGAATGGTCAACCTTATTAACTCCTTTGTTATTTGGAGACATAGTATCATTATGAGCGCTCGGAACCACAGCAGTTTCAATACTGCACGTCGGCTCTGCCTTTGCCAGTTTTTCTTTAAATGAATCATCAGGACGATAAACCAAATCATGGCAGACACCGCCGAGATTTGGATCATAAAAATAATCGTTAATGTCCTTCTTTGGCATCGTAGTCAGCTTATCAGTGACCTCACTAGGCACTTTCTTTAGCGTATCTACGACACTTTCGGTAATCTTCTGCTGTTCCTCTAAAAGCCGGATTTTATAATTCAAATACCAACGTGCCTTCGTCAAATCCTGAAGCTGAGAATTGCCATCTTTGTGACCTGCCCGACTCAGATACTTGCCAACATTCCAAAGATAAGCATCCTTGTCTAACTGCCACTCTCGCAGCACTTTGATAGCCTCATAGGGATTGTCTGCACCGCCGTAATGAGCCGGGTGCTCGACATTCTTTTTAATTTCGTCAAGTGTTTCCATCAACGACCTCCTTGTTCTTTTCAATAGGTTTATAAACATCTGCCAGCTTTGGATGACGGCCACAGCAACCACGACCCTCTGGACAGAACGGATACTTCGGATTTGCCTCGCAAGAAGGAACCATCCAGTTTGCTACTTCAGGACAAACCTGTGCAACTTCCTTCTTCATTTCTGTAAACATCTCGCGGATTTCTTTTTGAGCCCTAGAACAAAGTCGAAGATGACTCATCTCAATCAAAGCACGAGCGTTCATCGTAATGTAAAACTCTGTACAGCAAGCATTTGGCAGAACTGCACGGGCGTCTTCGTTTTTGGCGTTGTGATACTTCTTGAGGATCTGATAATCGGTATCAATGTCCGACATCATATTATCGAAAACATCAGCATCTTCACCGGTAAACGGGTTCACATACTTGAATCCATCCTCGCTGCAATAACGCTGGCTGCGGCAGCTCAAGCTAATATGTCGATGACGACTAATCTGTGCCAGAAGTGCTCGACTTACATCTTTGACGTAGAACGTAAAGTTGATGTGTTCAAGCACAGAATAGTGACCACTGGCTTTACACCCCTTGGCAATTTTGTAGTCGTCAGTCATTGAAGAGTCATAACAAATACTCGCAGCTTCCTCCACAATATCTAAAGGGTTCTTATCACTTGTAGGAACAACTCGCTGTGTGTACGCGATCAAATCAACTGTCATTTAATTCTCCTTAATATTCGTCCTGCCAGTTTTCAGGAATGTCGTTCTCACCAATTACGATGCAATTTTTAGGTGCGACATTTAAAGTGTACTTTCCATCTTGAACTTTAATCATTACGTTCATAATGGAGACAACTTTATGAATGCTCCAAAGAACTCCGCGACCTTTTCGAGTTCTAGCTCTAAGCACCGTATCGCCAATATGAATCTCTCTATTAAGAATATCGGTTACCATTTAATCCTCCTTTATTTTAGAAGTGCAAACTTAAACCAGTCTGGGAAGTTGGATACTGAAATCCCATATTTGATAAGACAAGACAGAAGCCACAGCGCAATCATGATTCCGACCGCAATAAGATAATCCTTGAAAATCTTAACGAAAGCGATCCACATCTTAATCGTATCTTTCACTTACATCACCTCTTTATCCCATTCATCTCTGCGTTTTAAAGCAACAAGATAATTATGTTCAGTTGTTACAACACAATCTTTTGCGTAGTGATAAAGAAGCTCGCCACGTTCATCAATCGGATACCATCGTTCAAAATAAATACGGTAATCGCTCCAATACTCATCCCATTCAATTTTCGCAACTTGTACAACAGAAACAAATACGATGTATTTACATTCAGAAGCTTGCTCTGCAATTAGTACATAATCACCAACACCAAACGAATTTCCGTACTTATCAACTACCACTTACCTCACCTCTTTCAATCAATTCATCAACAGTAACCTCTCCACAGATAACCTGTTTAAGCTGATCATCTGACAACTGATATGTAATCGGTTCTCCACACTCAGTAGGATATCGAGCCAAGGTTCTGTAATATTCTGCAAGGGCTCGTTCCTTACGACCCTGCTCACGATGGTCAATACCAATCATATCGCCCCACCTCCTTCCTCAAGTTTTTCGCTCTTGCCAGTTACGACATATACATCATCTTCGAGATCTTCTTTTGGAATCACAACTACGATGCCTAGTTCTTTTTCAAATGGCATACCATCCATCATAATAATGTAATATTCATCCAAATCTGCGAACACTTCGTATGCGTTACCCTTTTTAAGTTGAACAAAAGTATCTATTGTAGCAACATAACTGTAATAGTCCGTTCTGAAGTACATCCTCATTAGGGCTCCTTGTAGGGTTCCATATCACCCTTCCAAATCTGAAAATAAGGATGTGCGTCAATGCCGTAAACCTGACCCTTCATACCGGTACTGGTAATCTTGTAAGGCTTTCCATCCTCAAGGCTATTGATAAAGTCCTGATACTGAGGGCTCATCTTAAAGAAGTCCTTCTTGCCTTGAATCCTCTTTACCTTAATAGTAACCTCATCACCAATCTTTGGCTCCCACTCTTCAACCGGCATTCCAGCCAGAAAGTCGGGACCACCGGCCTTCTTGATTCGCCGGGCGAGGATTCGTGCCTTACGCTGCTCTCTGCGCCGGTCTTCTCGATTCATTGAATTACTCATATTCTGTTCCTTTCAGCTTATCAAAGTAGGGATCGCCGTCTCGCTTTTCTAATAAGTTGAGCTCCCCGGCGGAGCCTACAGAATACAAACGAAAATTTTTAAAAATCTCAGCACCTTTAATAGTGGCTAGAGATGTGATTATGTACAATATATTGTGTTCTTCTGTGCCATCCGTAAGTTGAACTTCAAGTCGTTCTTTCTTTGGGATAGCTAGTTTTTTAAAATCATTCATTTTGGCATTATGTATGCTTTCTCATTTTTTCGATAGCAATCAAAAATATGTGCGACAACATCGTAGCATCTACTCTCAGAGTTATAACTACCAAGGATAATTCCACGCTCACCCATGCCCTGCCTTGCATAAATATTAAGGCTTGCAGTATCAATGATTGCCATACGGTCAAGATTTATAATTTCTCCGTCTTGCGTTAAAAGTAGCATTTTAAATACCTCACAAATCAGCAAGCTGTGCAGGAGACCAGATATCTGGAATATCCCAATCTTCTTCCGATTTTCCGTTATAAATTCCGTAAAAATATCCTTCGGACGGTACATAGACGATCCGTTGCCAGTCATTCATTCCGTGTGACCCCTTTGGCTCAAAATCACGAGTCAAAATTCTACATCCACTGCTGTTATAAGCGGATGTCTTTGGAGGAACCTCGACGCATTTGTTATCAAGAATCCGAAGAATGTGTTTAATGGACTTCTTAGAAAGATTCATAATCTTCTCCTTAGCCGTAGCTCACTTCGTTCTTATCATCTCGGAATCGATAATCCTGTTCCTTGTCATATTTAAAATCTCCGTAATATTTTTCCTCAGCAGCTTTTCTAGCTTTAAGAGCATCTTCAAAATTAGTAAAAGCGCCTAAGTAAATTCTTTTGTTGTCACGATATACTTGAGAATACCATTTGTGACGATTTTTTTCCCAATAAACACCTTTATATCCTTTTGAAGAATATGAGTTTGTAATGTTTTCCGATCGTGTGCAGACTCTAAGATTTGATCTTCTATTATTTAATTTATTATGGTCTTTATGGTCTACAAGCATACCGATACAATCATTTCCGATAATATACCGATGCATTAAATAACACTTTCCATTAAGCCATCCAACCAAATATCCATTGGCTGCTATAGACCAACAAATCAACTTTATTTTTTCATAATCTGATAAATCGAAATAGAATTCATCTCCAGAAGTTGTATAGCCAATTCCATAATCTCCAGATGTATCGTACCGATTGAATTTCTTATTTCTCTTGCCACTTTCAATCTGAATTTCCTTTGCCATACATCCACATGATTTTGATTGCCCAGACTTTAAAAGAGTAGATGTTGTTTCTATTTCATTTCCGCAGTCGCACTTGCATTTCCAATAAACACAACCAGAAGAACCTCTCCTACTAGTTTTGTTCAAGACTGTTAGACGACCAAAGCGCATTCCTGTTAAATCAATAAACTTACCCATAGCTTACCTCGCTTTTATCGTCTCTAAAGCGAACGAATACAGGGAATTGCAGTGACTCATTTCCCGTTTCTTTATTTTTTGAAGTTTCTTTGTATTTACATTCCACAATTTTGCCAATGTAATTGTCAGGATTTACCCATACAGCAGTTCTCGTAGCGTCATCAAAACCAGAACCAATGCGAAGTTCATTGCCCTTGTAGTCAACAACCAAAGCGCCCATCGTACCAGCCAGACGGTTCTGACCTTCCTCAATCGCGGTGATTCGCAGATCAACAGTATAAAAACGTTTTACTTTCAAGCAGCCATTATGACGAGTCCGACGATACGGAACCTGACGATTAACAACCAAACCTTCCCAATCGTGTTCAACTGCATAATCCAGCCACTTCTGGATTTCATTCACGTCCGTACCTTCATAAACCATAGGAACAACTTCGATATTTGCCGGTCTAAGTTCAAAATCTTCCCATTGTTCAAGATTATCAGCCAATTCAAGTAATCGAGCTTTTCTTACAGAATACTTTTCAGTACAAGCGTCTTTCTCGAATTCATCAACTGGCACAATATCAAAAACCACAAACTTAATCAGGCTTTTATCGTTACCATCACTATTGAGGATAGAAATAGTTTCACGGAAATTCTGACCATCGGTTAAGCCGTCTACATTTTTGCGAATCAACTCACCATCAACTGCGTAATCCGTACCGATGATTTCCTCGATATCCTTAACAATATGGTCAAGTCCCTCAAACTTTTGTGCTTGACGAGAAATAATGCTCCCTCGGAAGTAAGTTCCGCGCACTCCGTTCAATTTGCGCGAAGCAAAAATAAGTTCACCCTTTTTGAATTTGTATTTATCAATCGGGTATCCCTGCTGAACCTCCCAGACAGGAATAATCTCTTCGCCGTACACCTTATTGATGGTAGCTGCTTCAACTCCAATCGGCAGGTTCTTAGTGAATAGTCGCTTCAGGAACTCTTCGTACTCATGGTTTTTATGTAAGTAATTTTGGATTGTTGCGATGGATGCATCAGAGCCAGTGTTGTGCCCAGCACCCATAATATAAAGGTATCCACAGCTGAGATACTGAATATCGATATCAGGCTTTGCCGTTACCTTCTTGTTAATCTTTGCATCAGACAGGCCAGTCACAATCACCGGGTCAAGCAGGAATCGGAAAAATGCCATCAGCTGGTCAGCCTCATCTCCAAAATCCTTACGTGCATTCAACAAAATGCGGGTCTTGTCCGTCTTCTTCTTCGTGCTCTGCAATGCCTTAACCATCGCATCAAGCTTACTTATGAGCTCTTTATCTGTCATAAAGCCTCCTTGCGTATCCTGTGTTATATAGTTATAGCTAATAAAGAAAGGCTTGTCATTACGAGCAAGCCATTTCTTTCCCGTATCCTGTATTATATAGTTAAAGAGAGAATTTTAAGCCTCCGGTGTGGAGACTTTTTATAACTATATTATACAGGATACGCACATAATTGTCAATGCTTTTCTGCAAATTCTTTCCGTAAAAATTCCTTCAAGAACGTCCGCTTATATGGAACTCTCGAAGTCTTTACAGCCCGATCAAGAGCATGAGTTTCGGCACAAATCACACAATATTTCTTTGCACGAGTGATGGCCGTATAGAGCCATTCTCTCGTCAGCATCAGGTACGCAGAGTTGTCCATGCCAACAATCACATACGGAGCCTCACTGCCCTGCAACTTATGACAACTCAAAGCATAAGCAAGTTCAAGTGTTGCCCAGATGTTATTCCCACCAAAGTAATGTGGAATAAAGATTGTTCCCCACTGATCAAAATCAACCAGGATAAAGCTACTCTCAATCTTTCGGATAATGCCACGGTTTCCGTTAAACACCGGACACTTCTCTTCTTTTTTCTTTGTCTTGAGATTGTATGTATGAAGCTCATAGTTGTTCTTGTTGATAATGACTTGATCGCCCTCACGCAGAGTATACACCCTATCCTTGCCATCACCATAGATTGTGACCTTTGCTTCTGCTTGACCACGACTCGGATTCACAATTTCCTGAATAGCATTATTGACTTCATAAGTGCAGATACTGCCACGCAGCTTCTGTGGAAGTACAATCTGAATCTTCGCACTATCATTCCCTACCTTATTATATAAGGTACGGTACTGATTGATGATGTGGTTGAATGACTCACTTGCGTCTTTATAGATATCAAGCTCCAAATCACGAAGCTCACCACGAATCTCACTACCAGCCCAGCCATAAGGCACCAATTGCGTAGCGTTACGAACCTTAATGCTCTCCGTGATAATTGCAGACTTAGCTGCCTGACGATGGATCTTAGTCAAACGAGCAACAGGAACGACCTTAGATGCAAGCATATCCTTGAAGATGTTACACATACCGATACTCTCAAGCTGGCCGTCATCACCAATCATGATGAATCGCTTGCCGGTTTCGATTGCCTGAATCAAATCGTAAAACAATTGAGCACCAACCATGGAGGTCTCATCCAGAATGATGATGTCCTCATCCAGAGGATTGTCCTTATCGTGAACAAACCCACCGTTCTCGATGTCATATCCAAGGAGACGATGAATCGTCTTTCCATCCTGACCAGTAATCTCCTGCATACGAGCGGCAGCACGGCCAGAGAGTGCAGTCTGTGCAAAAGACTTACCACGAAGAACTTTTAAGACACCAGCGACAACGGTACTTTTGCCAGTTCCGCCGTAGCCTGTTAAAATACAGACGTTGCTAGAGCATACCTTTTTAATGGCATCTCTCTGTTCTTCGGTATACTCGATGCCAAGCGCATTTTCGGCCTCATTGATTGCTGTATCCATATTTTGACCAATCGGATCAACAGGAGCATCCGCCAGACGCTTGATTTCATTCGCAATACTATCTTCCAGATTCCACACTCTAGTTAAAGCAAATTCCTGACGGTCATCACTCCACCAAAGCGTTTCACGGACATCATGCAGATGGAAAAGTGCCATTTTGATAACTTCTTGATCACCCTCGTTCAAATCAAGTTCCTTAATACAGCTATTGATTGTCTGGTTTGCCGAGATAATAGAGTTACCTTCTTCGGCACGAGCGGCAAGAAAATGCATGACGTAGGCTTCGATTCTGAATTGCGAATTGTGCTTTAAGCCCATATTTAAAGCAAGAGCGTCAGCTTTTTTCCAGCCGATGCCATACACATCATCAATCAAGACGTAAGGATTCTCTTCAATCTTTTTTACCAGAATGTCTGCACCGTGATACTGACGAACAAGCTTTTCAATAGCACTTGGAGTCAAACCGTACTCAATCAGTTTTGTGTACGCTTCACTGTTATCAATGTTGTTTTCAAAGGAGTCAATAATCTTTTGTGCTCGACCTTCCGTAATGCCGCTAACAGTACAAAGAGACTTGACATCACCGTTCTTGATGATTTCATACGGATTCTTGAATGCTTCATAAAGCATCTCAAACTGATGGTCGGTCAAGATAAAACGGAGAAAGCTTTTTTGTTCTTCCGGGTCAGTAATCTCTTGAAACTCATTCATGTAGATAATTTTGTACTGATCACCAAACTTTTCGTGATGAACATATTCACCACAGAACGAATAAGTTTTATTCATATCGAGGCTAGGAACGTTACCTTTTAGCCGTAGGTCACTGTATCGGCTCATGACAGGATTTCCCTGCTTGACTTTTACCACCTCGGCAGAGAAAGTGGCGAAGCCGCCGGGCTCCACCTCCCTCCCATCTTTCGGATAAAAGACTCGTTTTATCCTAATGTAGCAACGAATCATATTTTCATTAAATTTCTTATCTGCCACTTTATAACCCTCTTATTATGCACCTAATCTAAATTCTGTCAGTCCTCCGCACACTCTGCAATAAAACCATTTTGTGGTACGCTCGCATTGTTCTGCGCAATCAAACTTCCACTTCTGAACTTTTCTAACGACGCAACAATTCGTACAATGTATCTTAATTACAGTTTTATCTTTGTATTGTTTATTCCCAATTTTAAACTCAGGAAATTCACAAAGAACCTCTCCGTCAATAGTATATAAAACACCATTCATTACTTTATCTCTCTATCATGCAGCCACTGCTTGTAAGGTTTGAAGTCGCTTGCGATAACGTGCGATTCATCTTCCTTCTTTCCAAGCACAGCTACCTGACTTCCCTTTACAATCAAATCCTGATAATCTGACAAGACCCTCGGCCATACGGTCAACTCAATAACACCATCGCCAGAATACAAATTTACAAATGCAAACAACATACCAGTCTTTGTTTTCTTCTTTTGAATCTTTGCGATAATACCAACAAGCACACAAGAATCACCTTCTTCAATTTCAGAGAAATCCTTGATATAAGAAAATGCCTTCTCGAAAGGATTCGTATCACTGATAAAGGTCTGTAAAGTCTGGAACTCCCAAAGTTCTTCATCTTGTAGATATTTCGTGGTCTGCTCGGCCATATATGCTTCTTTCTTTTTCAGCTTCTCGGTTTCATGTACGACACGACGCTTTTCATTATAGATTCGTAGGACGGTTTCTTTGTCAACCTTCTTACCAACCTTATAATGCTCCGTATCAATATCCCACTTACTCAGCAAAACTGCCTTGGTAGGAAGTGTACTGACTGGCTTAAACTCAGATTCTTCCAAACCGCTGGCAATGTAATTTTCCAAGAATATTCGTTTGTTCTTTGTAGGAATCGCACCGGATTTGACCAACGCAATGATCTGCATCTTCGTTGTACGGACACGACTCGTGAAGTCTTCAAGCCCCTTAAATTTTCCATTCTTATTTCTCTCTGCAATGATAGTTTCAGCAAGTGTATTGCCAATACCACCGATAGCAGATAAGCCAAACAGAATTTTGCCATTTGACACAGTGAAATCCATACCGGAACGATTGATACTCGGCGGAAGAATCTGAATATCAAAGCTGCGTGCATCCACCATAATCTTATTGACCTTGCCAACCTTTGCTTTATTCAGGTTCAGCATAGCTTTGAAGAATGCAAGCGGATGATGAGCTTTTAAGTATGCGGTTTGAAGGCAGATGACAGCATATGCCTGAGAATGACTAGCGTTGAAACCATAGCCGCCTTTCGTTGACAACTCGTTGCAAATGTACTCAGCGGTCGCTTTGTCGTATCCATTTGCAATAATCTCATCATGAAGAAGCTCGACTTCTTCCTTGACTTTCTCAGGTTTTTTCTTTGCCAAACACTTACGCATTCTATCAGCACCGGCATCGTTTCGACCGCCAAAGACCTTTGTGAGTTTCATGCTCTGTTCCTGATAGATGTTCACACCATAGGTGCTTCGGAAAATCGGTTCCATATCAGGATGGAAGTAGTGAATATGTTCAGGATGATATTTGCAATCAACGTATGTGGGAATTGACGGCATTGCATCAGGACGATAAAGAGCAATCAGAGCGGACAACTCTTCAATCGACCTAGGCTGAAGCTGTGCGACCAGATCTTTCATTCCTGACGATTCAATCTGAAATAGATTGTCTGTCTTACCGGAACAAATCAAATCGTATGTTGCTTTGTCGTTTTCAAACTCAGGATTGTTGATATCAATTTCCCAGTCTGTAATATTATCCTCACGCTTCGCTTCATCAATGGCAACCAGAGACGCAACACCAAGAATATCAAACTTAACAAGTCCAATTTTCTCGTCCATCACCTTATCAACAGAAATAACGTGCTCTCCGTCAGTACCATGCCGGATACCGATATACTCATAATAAGGATGTCGGCAAACAATAACACCACCAGCATGGATACCGTATCCACGTGGACGACCATTGATATGACTTGCGATATCAAGTAGTTCCTTATATTTTGGATTCTCAGCTACTTCTGGATTTGCTTCAAGACAATCCTTCCATGTTTTTTGAACAAACTTTTCGCTGATTTTTCTAATCTCAGCATACGGGAAGCCTAATACCTTACCAACATCCTGAATCGAGGTAACCGGAGTGGTGTACACAATATTCATGACTTGAACCACTCGGTCTTCACCGTACTTCTGAGTCAGATACTCGACAACCTTAGCACGGTCACTGACATCCACGTCAACGTCAGGAAGGTCTTTTCGTTCAATGGTAAGGAATCTTCCGAAGTCAAGCTCGTACTTGATAGAATCAAGCTGAGTAATACCAATCAGGTAACACACAAGTGAGCCAGCAGCAGAACCACGCCCAGGGCCAACAATAACATCATTTTTCTTACACCAGTTGATATAGTCAACCAGAATTAAAAAGTAGTCACAGAAGTCTTTTTTCTCAATAACAAACAACTCATCGTCAACACGCTTACGATAGATTTTTTGCTTTTCTGAATCAAATTTATCAATGCCGCGTTTCTTCCATCCCTCTTTTACAAGGTCTTTTAAGTAAGCTGCCGAATTGGAATACTGTGAAGGAATCTCGATTTTGGGAAGCTCAGGTTCGTGCCAAGGCATATCAACATAGTCACACAAATCAGCAATCTCATCTGTATTGTTGATACACCGTTCTGCTGCATCATATCCAATCTGGCTATCAAGGATTTCATGTTGTTCTTCACGAGACATGAAATAACATCCTTCGTAGATTTCTGCGGCTGTTTCCGTATCATGTGCGATACGAAGGAAGTAGTCTTGATAATAAAGATCCTCTTTGGTAGCAGCATGAACATCGTTTGTGACAACTACTTTTGTATGAGTATCGTTTGCCAGCTGCATAATTTTCTGATTATATTTTGCTTGTTCACTGTTTGCGTGAGCCTGAACCTCAAGATAATAGTGAGGGAATAAGCTCTTATACTCATGAACCAGCTTGACACAAGTGTCATAATCATCCGTTCTGGACAGCCTACTCGCCAAACAAGCAGATAGGATAATCAAATTATTCGTATCTTCCTTAGCGATATCATCTTTTGTGATACGAGGACGGCTATAAAAACCATGAAGATGACCGAGAGTAGACAAGCGATTAACAGCCTGACGGCCAGCCTCATTCTTTGCGATGATAATCAGGTGCCAGTATTTACTATTCTTGTCCTTAACTTCCCTGTCCTCGCACTCGTATGCCTCAATACCATAAAGAAGTTTTACATCAGGATACTTATCTTTTAATTCTGAGTAGTACGGCCAGCTTGTTACCTCGCCATGCTCCGTAATGGCAATTGCTTTCAAACCAAGTTCTGATGCTCTTTTTAGATTTTCTTCAGGAGAAGAGAATCCGTCCAAAAGGCTAAAATTGGAATGACAGTGTAGGCTACTTGGCATTCTATTCTCCTTTCACCATTAAAACTGGTCGCGTTCCTTCAGACGCTTAATCCAGCGCTTGCGCTTCTCATCGGAAGTAATATTTGCATGTTCAAAAAAATCATAAATACGGTCATCGTCGTCATTAAACAACGCATATAGGCAATTGAGTACATCGCCGTATTCTTCATTCAAATCAGCCCACGCTTCACGAATACTTACTGGTGTAGGGTTCTTTCTATCACGAGCCCGGCGAAGCTTTAATGCAGCCTTTGCAACTTCAGAAGCCTCTTCTGACAACTGCGCTAAAATTTCATTCTCGTCGATATAATCAAGGACTCGCAGCCCTTTATTTCTATCTTTAATCATTCGTTTTCACCTTATCTCCAAATTTAATAACGTCATCAAAAAGCATCACGTAGTCATCGGTGTACTTGTTACCATGGAAATGGCCGAAGTACCAGAATGGTTTACAATCGTTAGGATAGCATTCGTATATATTATCAAAGAATATTTCAGTTGACTGATCTACTGTGCTTTGATCAATACCACCGATAAACAATTCAGTTGGAATGAACCGGAATGGACAGGTATGCGTGAGCATAACATCAATATCATCGATTTGAGGGTCATGTGTAATATTCCAGATCTTTTTCTTAGTCTTCTCATTCGGCTGTTCATCCGGCCACCAGTTCCATCCACGCTCCAACCGATAACATTTATCTACGGAATAAGCTCCGCCACAAACAAGACAGTTCAGAATTTCCCTATCAGCAAGAATCTGGTAAACTTCGCCATCAATAGCAAAATACTGATTGGGATAATGTGGGTCATGCCACACCTTACCGCAAATATCTCCACTGATTTCCTTTGTTTTGTAACCATCCTTACGAGACGGGCGGCGCTCGTGGTTGCCATGAATACAAAACAGATTCGCAGGAATGTCCGCAGCAATGGTCTTAACTCTCCATTCGTTGATGTTATCCTTACCATAATAATTTAGACCAACATCACCAAGGCAGATAATCCAGTCGTTCTTTCCAAGCCTATGTTTAATACAAAATTTATTTAGCTCTAAGAGACGATTAAAATCGCCATGAATATCGCCTGTAATATAAACTGACATAGGTTTATACCTTTCCTCGATAGCAAGAAAGCTCTCGATTTACAACGTTCCATGTAAACGAAGATCCGTTCTTCCGAAAAGAAACAAAAGGAACGTCCTTCCATGGGCCTTTCTTATCGCACTCCACTAATGTCCAGCATTCGGAATCAGAACACCAAACTGGCAGTCCAGCCATTTCTTTTAATTCTTCAATGGTCAATTTCTCGTTGTTTTTAATATCGAGACTACCATCTTTCACAGGCACAGCCTTATCATCCCAATATTCATCAGCTCCAACCTTTCTAGGAGCAGTTCCAAAATGCTCTTTCCACTCAGGAAGACTCTCATTGATTGCATCAAACTGAATGCCCCAATCAAAGCAAGCCTCCATTGCGTCATACAGAAGCTTTCCTTCCCGGCAAGTCCAGAGAATCAGACCAGCACCGTGCTTCTGCTCCTGAATCGCCTGATAAATCACATTCCAGTTCGGTTCACCAATATCAGGATAATTATTCTCACAGAGAGTCCCATCAAAGTCGATAGCGATAGCACGCTTCCAATTTCCCATATCAAATCACCTCAAAATCAACAATCTGCGCCTGCGGAGTTACTTTGTTTCCGTACTGATTTAAAGATAACCGGCATACAGCATTGATGTATTTCTCTTCCTGACCACCATAGAAGTCATTGTTGATCCAGCCAATCATCCGACCATTATCAGCAAAGCACACAAAATCAATGCCTTTTTCCTCATCAGAATACTTCCACATATTGCCGTTCTTGCCCATCGGAGCACATCCACTATGAATTAGCGGAATATTTTTAATGTAGAAATACGGTTCGGAGATTCCCTGTGCCCAGATTTTATGCATTTCATACATGGTCTTCGGCAATGCAACAGTCAGCCTACTATAGTCAAAATCAAAATCAACTACGATTGCCTTACTCATCGTGACATCTTTAAGCAGCTCATTGCAATCCGCAATCGCCTTTGGTACATTTTCTTTCTTGATTTTCACACCAGCAGCATTATCATGACCAAGAACTGACTCAAAATCTCCGGTGCTCATCAAGAACTCCTTTAAACTTTCAATCGGAGAACCGTCTGGATTTCTCATCGAGCCACCGTAATAATCCGGTTCATCAGCGAAGGTACGAAGCAGCACACACGGTTTTGCATACATTTCAGCCAGCTTGATTGCCACAACACCAGTCAGAGTGTTGTCAAGAATGCCAGTAGAGTTACAGAAGAGAATCTTATTCTGGTCTGCATTATGCTTTTCAATCAACTCCTGAAGCTCTGCGACAGCCTTGTCTTTGGTCTTATTTTGCTGATACTTGCAAGACGAACACTCACGAGCTACATGCTGCGCCAGAGTCTCGTCAATCGTAACACCGGCATTCTTGCCACGAGTCGGAGTGTACTGGAAAGTCTGCTCTTCACCGACCATCGCACGGAACATCCGCTTCTTTTGCTCGGATGAGCCAACGCGAATCAGTGCGTTCATCATCGGAACGATGTAGAACTGAACATCATTGATAGTCGGGTCACCCTTGATGTTGAAGCTATTCGCCTCAACCAAAGCACAAATCATCGGATTCACAATTCGTGCCAGACCTTTCGTGCAAAGGCGCTTTGTCTCATGCGAGTGCATATCCATAACATCACCGATGTTTCCGACAGCCACTAGATCAAGATACCGGTCTGCAACATCAGTCCAATTATACTCATCAACAGCCTGAAGAAACTTATATACCACGCCAGCACCAGACAGTTCCTTGTTAGGATATGTACCATTCTGGTTATTGACGATTACTGCGTAAGGATTCTCTCTGTCGCAGATGTGATGATCAAGAATCAGAATATCGATGCCATTTTCACGGAGTTCCTTGCACTGTTCAACGTCGTTGCTGCCAGCATCAGGAATAATCAACAGAGTGGTTTCAGGTGGAACCTCGATTTCTTTAGAGAGTCCATGTTCCTTACCACTATGATGCAGAACATTGATTTTTCCAAAATAACCAATCGCCTTCAAATACTGAAACATCATCGAAGCACTTGTAAAACCGTCCACATCACAGTCTACAATGATAGAGATAATAGACTTATTCCAGATATGTTTATTCAACAGCCGGACAGCATCTTCCATGTTGTCCAGTTCCCACGGAGAATTCAGACAAGAATCATCTAGGTTCATGTAGGTCTTATAATCCTCAACCCCTCTGTTCTCCATAATCGTTCCAATCGGGTCTGATAGGTCGTTCCTACTCCCCTTCCAGAGTTTTACATTCATTTAATTCTCCTAACACAGTTCTCAATCAACGCCTTAAATTTTTCAGGATTATCAGTCGGGGCTTCCTTTTCATCCAGAATCCCTTTATCATCTACTACAGCATACACACTTACGCCATCGACAAATCGATTGGCGAGAACCATAAGCTCACTAAGCTGAACGTCTTTATCAAAGACGAAACAAATATCAACGCAAAGACGTGTTAAAATTTCAATTTGATTCTGTGAAACCTTCTTACCACCAGTCGCCACACAGTTGTAGACATCCATGTTCCACATCTGCATGACAGACTTTTCAGCTTCACCAACATATACCAGACCTTCATTCTTAATGTACGGCTCTGTCTTATACAGGCCATACAGAATACGGTTTCTGGCACACGGCTCAAGATATAGATACTTTAATTCACCTTCAGGCGGCTTACCAAAATATCTTCCCTTTACACCAACCAGAGTACCAATTTCATCTCTGATTGGAATCGTGATTCTATTTGTCAGTTCATCAAAGCCAATCTCAAACTCCTGCTGCGTCTCATAAGATATCCCATCGTCAGCAAAAATCTGGTTCACATAAGGTTTATAATAACCGAGGATAGCTTCGGAGATGGGGACTATCGGACGGTCATCCTCGTGTTCTTCACCTTCATTTTGCATGGCAATGAGCTCTTTTAAAATCAACATACTTTTAGGAAGGTCTTCCTCAAAGTTGTGATAATAGTCAAGCCCAACCCATTCGCAGATTTGTTTAATAGCTTTTGGGAAAGACAGTTCCAGAAAGAACTGGACGACAGAAATCAAATCATAACTGGTCTTTCCATTGGCAATATCTCGTGTGTAATCTACCGCAGTAAGATTTTCATTCTCGTAAATGCAGAGTGCCGTTCTATTGTCGCCATCTGGATTTGCACACTGGTAATAACCAGTCTTGTGACTGATATGATGACACCCAAGTTCCTCCAGAATCGGCTCAATCTGTTTTTCTTCAAGAATGTAATTTTTCAGATCTGCGATATTTACCATTGTAGTTCCTTACTTTCTGGTGCAGACACCGACCTCTTTCCAGACATTCTGGTTCAAATTCACTTCAAACATGATTTTCTTTTTCTCACCAAAACGGTTTTTATCGATGTTTCCAACGTAATACCGCTTATCTGGATTTAGCCGATGGGCACAGTCACCGCCCCACTCAGGGTCATGAGAGATGTATTGATATTTCACGAACTTGTCTTTTGGAATCTCCTTGAACAGAACCATCGTCCAAGCAACATGCTTAATCATTTTTGACTCAGCAATGTTGTTTGAATTTAGCTCATCAGGAAGATACTCATGGGCATTTTCAGCCAACTGGATACTACCGTAGATAAAGATCTTTAGATTTTTCGCAATCTCTTCAAGCTCGGTGGCTGTAACCTTAAATGCTGCCCATTCACCAATAGATGCAATGTCGTTCTTTAGAGTATCGTAGAACACATACTTAACTCCCTGAGTGAGAGCTGCTTTCTGGATTTCAAATCGCAGGGATTTATCACTATAATCAGCAGAAACATCCTTTGCGATAATCAAGCCTTGTGATTCGCTCTCAATCCACTGGCAAACATCAAGCACATTGCGGTACTCTTCGCTTTCCTCGTAGACACGGGCGGTAAACTCATCAATGCTTTCTATGTATTCTCCGTCTTCGTTTTGCTTTCGGAAGATGAAGTTTCCTTTTGCATCCCGATACATTCCAAGGGTGATTTCTCGCTCATCCTTGTGGAAGCGATGACCATGCAACTCTTGAAACTCAGGATTATTGATGACGGTGACCAGTAAGCAATACCGGACTGACTCAAGATCCATCTCATTCAGCAGCAAAAGAGCTTTTTGCTTTTGAACCAATGTGACGTAGGCAACAATCGCCATCATGTATCTAGTCTTACCAGCGTTAGATGGCATACCATTGAACATCACAGTGCCAAGCTTCAATCCTCGGAACAAATCATTCATGATGGGGTACTGGAACGGTAAACCCATATCAGGAACGCTCAAACGTTCATTGACCATTGGCAGCAGACCATTATTCAAAATCTCAGCATCATCGTTTGTAATGATAACCGTATTGATCTTGTCGGCCTTGCCACGAATCAATTTGTAAATGTCCTGAGCACCAAACATTTCAAACTGTCGATGCTTTAAGATTCCTTCAATATTAAATCCGTTTCTCTGGTACTCACGAAGTAGCGAATATTTCTTCAAGACATTAAAGTATCCCTTGATGTCATCTTCATTCGCAAGGCTCATGTAGTATTCAATGGTTGACCAGCCCTTCAGCCGCTTATATTGGGACAATCTGGACTCGTCTTCAGCCATAAACGTTAAAACAGACGTTTTATTAAATTCTTGAGTCCGAGTTTCGTAAATAATCAGCGCTGCATCGTAGAAAAATTTTGTTGCTTCATCGGCAAAATCGTACTTGCTCTTGACATAATGCCCATACTCGACCAAATAGTCAGGATGCTTGTAAATTGCGCCAACAAATAGAATTTCGTTCGGGATATTTGAAATGAGTTCCACTCATCCACCTCCCTTTATATTTTTTAATATTGAATTTTGTTGTTTGGATACAGTTCATTAAACATATCGAATACTTTTCTCAGTCCAAGACCTTCTTTGCTTGGCACCCAGATTTTCTTCGGGTTCCAATTCTTCCATACGCCATCATACTCTGGTGCAGTTGCATCATACTTTGGATTATCTACCCATTGCCCGCCGTTCATACTATACTCGTACTTCTTTGGGTCAAGTTCGGCAAGTGTCAGGAATCTATTATCGTTCTTGTTGTGAGCTCCAAATCCACAAAACGTGCATCCGGTACGATCACACCCAGTACAGCATAATGGCGCATCCGGCTTATCACTCGTAGGAACAATATTGCCATAGACATCCGCAATTTGAATTCCTGACTGTTTGATGAAAGTGAGCACGTCCTGCTCAGTCCAAAAACTCATAGGCTGACTTGTTGGAGACTTGCTATCAAAAGCATTACACCCATGTCGAATCCAAGCTTGCTTGCGAACACGACTTTCATCAGTCAATGTTCCAATAATAGGTTTACGCTTGGTTGCCCTTGCGTACTTCTTCATCGGACCTTTTTTCATAACTGAACAGCAGTAATGAGAAATTGCAAACGGAAGTTCTTGTGTTGCTGGCAACCATTTTTCCTTATTGAACATAGATTTTGTTCCAGCCTTCATTTCAGCTCCCGGTTCATTACCAAGTAGAATCGTCCGTCTGTTTCCCTGAAAGACTCCTGTTTCATCGTAAAGCCACGGATTGCTAAAGACACCTCCCGGACAGTTCGTCCTTAAACCCAGAAGTTCCTGTCTTTTCCTGAGAGTTGTTCTTACTCTCTCTCTCTCTCTCTCATGGTGGCTGCGCCGCTATTTCTGATTCGTCTAGCGTAGTAAATCGCTTCTGCCACTTCTTTAGAGATAAGAGGATAACCATATGTAGAGACCACATCACTAAATCCCATCTTGGGATAAACAAAAACCGCATCTGCGTCTCGTGCAAATTTCTGGATTGACGAGTATTCCAAACCAGTATTACTAAACACGAGCGGAACATCTGGGAATAACTGCTTTGTCAGATAAGCAAGAGCAGTAGAATCTTTACCGCCAGAGAAACTAACGTACACACCACCATCATAGTGCATATACCATTCTTGGATGCGATTTTGAGTGATTTGAATCTTTCGCTCAAGAGGAAGGGCCTGAAGCTCCTTTAATCTCTGAGCATCATGAACTGTATTATCCATTTACCAACCTCTTTTATATCTCATCGAGAATTGCACTTATATCAATTTCATTCTCGTTTTTACTCTGTTTCTGTGCTGTTTTCATCCGTTTCAATACCGTTTCAGTAAGATTTTCCTTCGTTTTGTCTTCGCTTTCACTGCGAATCGAAGCTAGTCTTTCTTTTCGTTCAAGATAACTAGGATATTGAGCCAGCAAAACAGCCAAATCGTAATTCCACCGCTGGCTCATATCGCAACCCTTTGCTTCTTTCTCGGCAATTATCTTATCTAGTCGGGGTTTCGCTAGAACCCACATATCGTAAAGTTCTAGCGGAGGAATCGAACCTCTATATTTGTAATAATTACCGGAAATCAGCTGCGTAAGTTTCGAGTAGAAACTACCCGGAACAACCGCCGGGGCGTATGTATCTCGAATATGGTCGAAAAGAATCTTTTTTTCTTCCTGTTTGATATGTGCAAGCTCACGATTGTGGTCTTGCTCTCTCTTTTTGGAAAGAAGATCATCGACCTTTTTGTCCGTAGCGTCATTCACTTTGTCAAAAAATGCCCTTAGCAGGTCATCTGTCCAAGGGCGTTTTTGATTTTTCTTTTTTCCTACAAAACAATCCTTATGGTAAAAACCCGTCTTGTCGTAGAAAAACATGCTACGGTCTCGCTCGATGAAAATATTCTTCCCGCAAATCTTGCATTTACGGGTTAGTTCCATTAAGCCAGTTCCTTCTCCATGACTGCGGCAACCTTCTTCAGTTCCTCAATATCAGTCATAGAACGGAATGCGGTAGACAGGCCAGCCGCCTTAACAGCCTTCTGCGCTGCGCTCTTCTTTACAGGAGAAGCGGAAGCAATCAGGTCATTCAGCTTTGCCTTAATGTCATCCAGAGAAGGCTCTTTATTGTCGGAACTCTTATCTGCCGGAACATCATCCGGCTCATCGTTTTCGATACCAAGGTCACGCATACTCAGCTTAACCTCAGTCTTAACAGCTTCGTTCAGGCCGTTCTTGATGACGTTCTCCCGATTCTTTGCGCTACTAGAGATAATGTCCTGATACTCAAGCAGGGTCAAATCCTCAACGACCTCACCACCCTTATGCATACCGGTACGATCCTTATCGAAGAAAGCGAGCTGCTGACCATCCTGGAAATACAGGCGGAACTCAGTATCAACGTTGTACTCCTGACCGGCAAAACCATCAGGAATCTTGCGACCAGTCGGCTCACTTACAATAGAACCATTCACAACCTTGGTATGCTTCTCATCCTTCTCACGGCAGATGACGATGTAGTTCACGCCAGAGGCATTCAGATCCAAAATCAAAGACTGACCCTTGAAGTTCAGGGTATTGAAGTCCTTGAGCTCCATACCAGCACCCTCAATCTTGACTGCCTTTTCATCACCAGTCAGACCCTGAGATGCGGCCTTAACCTTGGCACGCTTCTGCGAGAATGCGGTGAGGCCCTGGGTGGCTGTCATCTTGAGAATAGATGCGGAGTCAACAACCAGAGCGTCGGCACGGAACGGCTTGCCATCTGCGTCCAGATAAACATCACCATTCTCATCCTCAATATCATCATCGTTGGTAACCATTTTGATATAATCCTGAACTTCTGCCAGAGACTGGGTATAAACAATCAGCAGATTGTCAGGATTCACACCATTGGCTTCCAGTTCCTCAGTATAGTTATCAATAGAACCATTCTCGGTATCCAGATACAGAACACGGAACGGCTTGCCGTCTGCATTCTTCAGATAACACAACTGCATTGCAGTACGAGACTTACCAGTTCCCTGCTCACCATAAATCAGCATATGAAGCTTCTTACGAACAGCAGATGCCTTACGAATCATAGCCATATATGTAAATTCCTCTCTAAATCTTTTCTTTTATGAGTATCCTGTATTACACAGCTAAGACTAAAAAATTTTAGCCCCAGTTGATATCTTCCTCATCTTCAGGAGTTACAGTAGACTTATTAGGACCACCCCACCAAGAAGTGTCGTTCTCAGCAGCCTTGCCATCAAAGTCCTTTTTTGCCTGAGCGTTGGCAGCAATCTTTGCCCGTGCCTCAGAGATATTATCCTCGGTATAGGTGGACTCTGCATCCTTATCGCCGGGATTCGGATCAAAGGAATCAGGATTAACACCCTCGATATACAGCTTGCGAATTGCCGGAGTGCCCTGACGCTTCATCTTATTAGGACCACCCCAGATGTTCTCGGTCTCAACTTCCTCAACCTTCTGCTGATTAACGATAGGGCCAAAACACTCGAAGCTAGTATAAGGCTTCAGGCGCTTACGAATAGAATCAGCCAGAACCTTATTCTGAGTGTTTGCCTTATAGTCAATGAAGAACTCTGCGTCCTCAATGGTGTTGTAGTTCACGATCTTTGCATCGACAATTACTTCATCGCCCTCATCGCTCTTGCGGCAACCAGTGTACACAACGGTCTGAGTAAACAGAGCCAGCTCCTCAAATCCCTCTGCATCGAAGTCAATCTCCTTGGAACTCAGAGACACCTGAGTAGGAACGAAGCGAATCTGGTGCTTACCATTGTAAGTGCTGTACTCGATGTTACCACGGACATACACGTTATCACCATCATGCAGGTTCTCGGAAATCTCCTTGGCTGCATCGAAGTCGGTCAGAGTCTTGTTGTCGTTGATGACCTTACCAGACTCATTCGTCTTCTTGGTAACACCGACCTTAACACCAATCATGTCATAGCCTTCCGGTGCAACATAGGTCAGACGATCCTTCCAAGCGACTTCCTTCTTATCCTTCTCGATGCCCTTGTCCTTATCGGCACGGCGGAAGAAGTAGACCTTATCATGAGGCATACCAGCCAGATCAATATAGAAGGTGTTCTCGTTGGAGGTCTGAACACCAAAACTCAGGACACGGCGCATAGCACCACTCTTTGTTTCCTTCTCATTATAGAAGTTGCTACGCTGGGTGCCGGTAACCTTACCAGCCATCTCAAAAGAACCACGGGTCTGAGGAAGATTAAAAATTCTATCTGCCATATCAAGTCTCCTTTATGTAATTTTGTTTCATTGATAATCACTTATGTTTCTTTTTTATTGTCTCGAATCAATTCATGCACTATTCATTTTATGTATTATCCTCCGTCTGGCTTATTGATGGCTTATATTTAACAACCCTCCGGGTCGTTAATACCGAGGATCTTCAATAGGATCGTATGTAAACATCGCTCGGAGCACTCCTGCAAACTTATCGGAGCACTCCTGACACAAAGAGAACTGTAGCTTCGCACCATCCCATGTCGGGCTTTCATAACCAAATTCGTGATACATAGAGATTGTATCTCCACAAGGATTCTTAGAATATTCCTTGCCACACCAGTTACAAACATGTTTACTTATCACCATAGCGGCATCACCCCATTTTTAATATTCTCTATCACGGAACATCTTAGATTGAGCACGAGTCAATCTGTTATTCCGGCCATACTTAGGTCTGAATGCGGACTGCAACTTGTTGTTTGCGTATTCGAGGTCACTCTCCAGAATCTTCGCAGCTTCTTCAATGTAATCTCGAATGGCACAATACTGGTCGCTGTTGATACAATGCGTCTTTAGATAATCAAGCATATCGACTGCCTGATTTTTTAAAAGAAGAGTATCTTCAAGCTTGGTCTTACGCCGTTGGAAGAAATCTATATTCATAAGCATCCCTCCTCCTTTAAAAATGCAGTATATGAACTCACGAACTTTTCGTACAGGATGGCTCGTTTAAGAATCATTTCATAAGCATGAGTAGTGTGTTCACGAGGGCACCATTGACCTCCCTCTTTACCAAGTTGGATTTGCTTCTCTACAATTTCCTTTGCCTCATCGAAAGTCATGTTCTCAATTTCTTTTTTCTTTGCGTGCATCCAATCTTTCATAGCACACCACTTTCAGCAATTGCATAATTGTGCTTGTCATTCTTATCTGCCCATCGGCTCCAATCCATCTTACGATGACAATCAGAGCATTCGCACTCGAACTTTTCCAGCTTCGTCACACAGAACGGACAAAGATATGTGTTCTTTTCCTTCTGGAAAATCGGACTTGCCGAAAGACTCAAAGAGCCGGAGTCGATGGTTACATTGACAGGAATTTTGCTGTTCATCACATTACCTCTTATTTGAATTAGCCTTTTATGAGATTTCCTTATCAAGTTTTCGTAACTCCAACTTACTGGGAAGAAAATTTCTACAGAAATATGCACTTCCAAAAGACACTCCCTCAACAGGACTGTCTGTGTGTTCAGGGTCCATAAATCCTATTCGAGAATCAAAACATAGCATCTGTACATCATTTTTAAAAATATCAAATCGCGTCTTACCCTGAATACTATTTGCAGGAAGCAGTAGAGCAAACGGCTTTCCGAGCTCATAGGCTCTACGCAATACTTCGTCCTTTCTACTAAAAGGAGGATTTGAAATCATAACATCCCAATATTCCGGTTCATATGTAAAGAAATCTTGCCCGTTATCAATGTGGCTACATTCTACTTTGTATCCAGCGTTTCTGAACACCTGCACAAAGGCAGATTGCTCTTTATCAAACGGACACCAAATCACTGTTTTACTCGGCGGGGGGGGTAAATTCAAGCAATGGAACAACCGCATAAACCGGTGTATATCGCTCGTCTCCCGCCGATGATCGGTCAGATGTAAGATAACCTTTATTTTCTGGCATCAGTTCACCTCATTTTTAATGTACTCTGAGAACTGTTCTGCAAAAGCACGAGCAACACCATGAAAAGTCTTGGCTCTATTTTTTGCATCCTCACCACGTTTAGCTGCGCCACGATTTCTTACATTGCCTTTATTGGCCGAAGTTCCACAAGGACAATACGGACCCTTCGGTTCAACCGCTTCAACCGGAACCAGATTAGGAAGACCTTTCAGCCATAAACAGGTCTTCTTTGTCCATGGATGGTCCTTACCATAAAATTCATATGGCTGAATCATCTGCGATGGTTTTGGCATTTCGTAAACAGCACTCGGAATTGGATTCTCAACACAAATGTGTTTGATCGGTGCGTTGTAAAACGCCATAAAGAATTCCTTAGCTTCTAATCCCTGTTGATACCGTTCTTGATTCAATTTGTGTCCAGCCCATAACCATCGTGCGCCAGCGTTTGATAAATATGTACACGGAGGATGTGCAATCAATAGATCCCACTGATCAACATAGTGTTGTGTGCCGTCCATTGTGACTATCTGCCCACCCTGTAAAGCTGCCAGTGCATTACCCAAAATATGCCACTCTGGGTGACCACCGGACGGAGGTTGAATATCACAAGAATATGCTTCATGACCAAGCAATCGAAATGCTTTACAAACTTCCTGTGATTCTTCACAGGCAATTAAAACTCGTAAGATTACAATTCCCCCTTTTAGTATCCTGTGTAATATAGCTAAAACTTTAAAAATTAGCGAAAAATAATAGACGTATCAACGTCATATTGTTTCATCGCCTATAAAACAAAAGTTCTAGCAGATTTTATGTATACCCTATTGGGCTGGTGGGACAGGCAAGATTTGAACTCGCGACCAAGCGGTTATGAGCCGCCAGCTCTGACCAGCTGAGCTACTATCCCATAAAACCAGTTAAACAGCTGCAACTATTCAACTGGGCACCTTCCTTATAAAACACTATTGCATCTATATTATATAGACGAGGAAGGAATAACAGCGATGCACATTTCCTATATCTCGCCCCTTTCGGGGTGGTATCTCGCACAGGCGCAGCCGGATTTGACCGCTAAAAATCCTACCCATACGAGATTGGAGCAGCTAACGAGACTCGAACTCGCCCTCTCTGCTTGGAAGGCAGATGTGCTAACCACTAACACCATAGCTGCATATAAGAACCCAGCTTACAAAGCACTACTGCACCATCACTGGCGAGCTGGGAATAATAGTAAAGGAGATCAACAAACGGTACGCAACCATAAGTTGATAATGGTGGACACGACCCGATTTGAACGGGCACACCGCTATCAACGGCAAAAGAGCCTAAATCTTTCATGTCTGCGATTCCATCACGTGTCCATAAATTGAGGGTGTCGGGATCGAACCGACGATCGGCTATAAAGCACGCTGTCTGGGTCAAAGCCAGATGCCATTTACCACTTGGCGAACCCTCATTATGTAACTTGGCTTGCTGCGTCCTACTGCTCCGTTTTTTTTTGGAGAGCCAAGAATAATAGGAAGGTAATCATGAAAAGCAAGTGGAAAATATCCACTGGTCGAAAATGTCAGATTTGAACTGCGATTCCTGCTCCCAAAGCAGGCGTGTTACCATTACACCACATTCTCGATATGGTGCTACCGGAGGGGTATGATCCCTCAATTCCTCTCGGACGGTTGCTTTTAAGGCAACTGTGTCTCGCCAATTGCACCACGGTAGCATATAATGTGGCGAGTCGTCTCGCCACGTGTATTATTTTCTTAATTCTTTCCTAGTTGCCGGGAGGCCATAATATCTACACCATCTTCTAACGGCATTATCGGTCACTCCATATTTTTCACCAACCTTTAAAAAAGACATAGTTGTTATATCATTCAACAAAGTTTCTTTTGATGGCCATTCAACATTCCTTCTATCTGGCGAATGCCTATAGCATTCTTTACACAACGTTCCTTTCGTATTGTATTGTAAAGATTTGCCACACACAGAGCATCGTCTGCATCTATATTCTCTTTTCTTAACAGGAACTGAAACTTCCTTTTTAGTAAATTCGATATTGTTTTCTTCCATCAATCTTTTAGCTTTGTCGTACCAACTCTTCGCGGAATAATTTATACCAATTTTAGAAAGTGCTTGTTTTATATTTGGTGATGTTTTAAGTGCTTCTATCAACTTTTCTTCTGGAACGGCCTCTTTGTATCTTATATTTTTCCCACAGTAATTATCTGTTTGAGCATGACAATTTGGGCATAAAAGTTGTAGGTTGCTCAACTCATTGTTAAGCCTATCTCCATCTACATGATGAACCTCCAATGGAATTTCATGTCCCAACTATTCTGCATTGCCACAACATTCACATTTATGAGGTCTTATGTAAAGCAAGGCTTTCCTTAGCTGACTGCTAAAAGATACTCCCTTTGTAAATTTTGACAAATCAAAGTTACCTTTATTCTAGCCTTGCCCAGTAAAATGGGATATGTCTATATTATTCTCTTCAACATATTTCTTTAAAGCCGAGTGAGTTCCACCGCTGTTGTCTTTATATCCAAGTTTTCTTGCAACAGCATCTAAGCTTTTACTCTCTCTAAAAGCTTGCTTAATTTCTTCTTTTGTAAATTTGTCGATTCTTTTCATGAATTTGCCTCCAATATCTAATAGGTGGACGTTCGGGCTCTGGTGCCAAGGACGGTATTCGAAACCGCATGTGTTTCCACAGCGAGGTTTGGGCTCGCCCTGTCTCCCATTTGCAGCACCTTGGCATATATCGCCGGTCTTTCCCGGCTGTCAGCCCCGCGCAAGGCATTTTCGGAGGAAGAAACATCACGATATTTCGTTAATTATTTTAACGAAAATCACGATAAAATGTCTATTTTACTTCAGCTCTTCTGCTGACTTGCATAGAACTCATTCCGCAGCTGAATGATTCCCTTCTTACTGAATGTTTCCTGATCTTTCTCACGCTGCTCACGCATCCAACCATAGAACAGGTTGTCTTCTGCGGTAAACAACTTCGCAGTCCGGTCATAATAGCCCTTCTTCTGGACGCTCTGCATGACACTACGCAGGAACTTCCAATGCTTATAATAAGGAAGTTTCATCTTGAACATGAAGTTGTTATTATCTCTCAGAACAAAACCTTCGACGTGATCGATGCCATGATACAGATAATTCTCATTCATGACTTCCTCATACCAAGGATAGAATTCACTCCAGTTCTCAAAGGTCTTAACCTTCTCCTTAATCTGCAGATGACACTTTTCTGCGACACGTTTCAGATCATCATAATCCATCACACTGAAGTCCATATCATTCGCAACAATATCCAGCAAAACAATATGTGGTTTCTTGTATTCAATAATATGAGCATCATTCACAGGATCAATCACCTCAAAGATGATGGAGCCATGCTCTTTGGCAACCTCCTTCAGATTCTTACGATCTTCATCGGAAGTAGTATCCATAATAATCTTTCGGAACATATCTGCAAAAGGCCCATCAGGAGTAGACTTGCTTGCGATAAACAACCCATCCTGTTCAGCATCATAAGACACAATGCCAAGAAATCCGTTTTCTTTCAGATATGCAGTCATCGGGAACTTCAAAGTGTTCTGCAGGTTGCCAATTCTCGTTTCATTCCGCTCATCAACTGCGAAGAACTTATCATAGCTTCGAGCTACGATTTTATTCGTCTTAGTGTTAATGAACAATCCACGCGCTTTGGTAGAAACCTCATCCCAGTGCTTCTTGTAAAATGCTTCACGAGAGAAGTTAAAAGAAGAAATGTCCCCAAATCGCTTCTCAAACACATATCTGCTTTGACGCATCTTACTAACAAGTTCTGCGTTATCGAACTCAGTTTTCATTTCAGCGGCAGTTTCAGTCTTTGGCTCCTCTTTTCGGAACACATCATTCTTGGTTTCTACGCATTTGATAGGCTGACCGTGTTCAAGTTCCACACAACGAAGATATCCACCAAACTCGATTTTTCCTTCGAGATTGTAGCACCGATGGCCCATATCAATAGGAACATCCTGCACATTTCGATGGCCGAAGATCTGAATGTAGCTATCCGGCATCGACTTTTCCCAAGACTCAGCCACGGTCAGCATATCAGGATAACGGCCTACGCCTTTAATCATCTGATCCGCAGACACGAAAGGAAGAAAATAAGGAAGATAGCTCAGACCACCGTGACTTACGAAATACCGCTTGCCATCATATTCAAAGTAGGCACACTGACCGACTCTGGAATAAATCTTACGAGCAGTATTCTTGTCAATACCAGCCTTAAAGAGCTGCGGACGAGTGTAGTTTGCAAACTCTTCACTCTGCACAGGTTCGTCATGACCCCACTTGTTCAGCCAACGCTCGTGATTGCCTTCCAAAAGGATCACATTCTTGCGGTTGTTATTTACGACATCACACAGAAACTTGAAAACCTCTACATTTTCAATACCACAGTCGAGATAATCACCAACGAAGATATAAAGCTCGTCGTCCTTCATTTCGCCAAGATATTTACTCAGACAGGTATAGCAACCATGAATATCACCGATAATATGAATCTTCTTCCACTGATTGAAATCATTCGGATAATAGTTCAAATCAGACATCACATACGTGGTGGACGGAAGAACCGTTACACCAGAGGGAACTTTCTGAGTAGCGAATCGAGCATACATTTTATCAATGGCAGCTTCAGGGACTCGCTTCAACCACTCTCTCTGAGCGTTTCGCCGTTTACATTCTTCAATCGGAAGATCAGTCATATCAATGATATACATCCTGTACCGATATTGTTTTGCAAGGTTCTTATATCGGTTCATTTCAATCGTCTTGGAGTTTGTAGCATCAATCACCGTAAACTCGCCGTGACTCATACGCACCTCAAGCAACTTGAAGAGCATATCCCACACAACGTCGTCATTCTGCGGAGAAATCTCCATCTGCCCGGTTGGAGTTTCCTGTGCTCCCTGACACATAAGACGGAGCGTATCTGAACTTAGCACATACTGTTCCAGATTATGCTCTTTAATATAGGTTGATTTTCCGCAGCCAGGTGCGCCACGAAATAACAAAAGTGTTCTCATCTATATCTCCCTTTCTAAGTATCCTGTATCATGTAGCTGGCGTGTTAAAATCAAGGGGTCGAAGCCCCCTGTTTTTAATTTTTGTGGAAGTATTCGATCCAGCCCTTGTATCCTTGCCGGAAACTAATGTAGGCAACCTTGCTGCACTTTCTTCCGATAATGTCCGCAAGAGGATCTTTACCATTTCCGAAACTAAGTTCTGCAAGATTAAATTCTGGATGAGTTTTACAATAGTTATAAACCTTGACATACTCTCCGTTTCTGGTCAGATGTCTTCGGTCTAAAGCCTTTGAATGATATCTTCTTTCGAGAATATCATTCAAGCGTGTGAAATAACTATGAATTGTGTTTGTGGACATTCTTGAATCACTGTCTGCACCAGTTCTATCCTCTGTTTTACGAAGGATGTAATCACCATTTATGACATAAAACGTTCTGTATCCTCCCATATTTGGAGCATCGTATTGTTTCATTTCATAACACTGCTTGATGATATTCATCAGTCTCGCGTCAACACCGGTCTTATTCAAAACAGTACATGATTCAAAGTCAACATCGTTAATCGTCAGATTGGAAACTTCTTCAGAAGTAAGTCCAATCCAGTACAGTGCAGCAATTACGTTCATACGAATCTGATATGACTCTTCGTACTTGTCCAAGAAATCAACAAACTCATCAACTGACGCAAAATACTTGTCCTCGTACATATTGTCTGAACTCACGTCGCTCTCCGAGAATTCAGCTAAGTCATACATGCTCGCTCGATCCTCACTTTTGATGTAACCTGTAATTATCGACTTTACATTTCTGAACGACCGACTTGAGTTTACCCAATTGTATCTGGCAAACATCTTTACAAAATCATCTTTTGTGAAGTCAAACAACTCATACCCACACTCGGACTCGTAATCCATAACATGGTTAAGTGTCGATACAACAAACTCAGAACTTCTATCAGAATACCTTTCGGCAAAAGTGTTGATCTTTTCTTCGGTAAGCATAGTGGCACACTCCTTCTTATTATATGTAGTGTACCATTAAACCTTATAAAAAATCAAGCAAATGCGGCAAAATTCTGAAAATCCATAGTATGTTGTACGCCACTCAGGAATGCTGCGAGCAAAAACGGTTCATCTTTGCATCTTGCCATTGCAATCATATTCATCTGACGCTCAGACAAGACACCAAGCTTCTTGATGAACTGTCCTTTGTTAAGTGTATCAGTCTCTTCACAGAGAACAATACTGTCAACCTCTAAGAATTCACAGTCTTCTTTCGAGAGTAGAACATGAACCGGAGAACGCTTGTATATTCTTGAAGACAACGGATTCCCTTTGATTGTTGGGCTGAAGAGGTTTCTCTTATTATTACTTGTCACAACAAACGGTCGAATACCGCGCTGCTGATGACCTGTCGCATTGGATAGATCAACCAACCAAACCTCTCCGACCTTTGGATCAATATTGTTATCCATAGTCTTTCTCCTCTATGATGGTGTAGCTCCGTTCCATAGCTACATTATACAGGATACAATCACAGAAGTCAAGAGGTTTTTGAAAATATTTTTAATGCCCGTACAATTCAGAGTTTTCCGACACAAATACATTAGTATCGTCGAAAATCATCTCGTAAGCTTTTTCTGTACAGCCCGGCCTAAGTGCCACCACCCTTACTTCATGACATTCTTGCCGCAGCTCAACATGACTTTCATTTCCGAAGAACCCAATACCTTTAACAATCCCTTGTGTCTCTGCTCCAACATCATTGATCTTGTTACAAATCATGTGGACATCTACACCATTGCAAACAAAGCATACCCACACTCGCTTTTTTCTTATGTACTTTAAAAACTGCTTAACCTCTATGACCGCCATAACCTTTCTCTCATTCATTAAAGTACCGCCTTCCGCTCACATAAACAACTTTCAAGATATATTATACACAGCCTTTTGTTTTAGTCAATACACTATACATCTTTTTGTTGTTATAGAAGTTTAAAATTTTAGATGATACCGTTCACTCGGCATCATCCATAACCAGCTTTGAATCATAATAGAACCTATGTGCGCCAAATTGACCCGCGAACGTTGCCCCTCGCTCGTGCCAACTGCTAGGAGCTGCCGCCGGGGTCACAAACCACTGGATTGGCTTATCCGAAATCTTAGCGCCATAATCAAACACCATAGACACAGCCAACTCGTTCTCTGCCGTTACCTTCCTATTATATAAGGTACTATACCCATACTTCTTAAAGACCTGCTGGATAGTCAAACCATCCAGTACAGCGGAATCATAAAGGCATTGAGCCACGGCCATCTGGCCTTCCAGGCTGTCAGCACCAGCTTCACAAGCAACGATCTGTTCTGCAAGAGCACGTTCATCATCGGTGAGCTCGTGCTTGTCCTGGCTGAAATTCACAACCCGTGTCTCAACAATTTCTTTCACGAAGATAACAGGTTCGTCATCGTTCTTCTCATCCTCTTTTGTTGCTTGTGTAACATTCGTGGTTGGTTGATCATTATAATATGTATACGTGCCTTCAATTCCAGTATTCGGTAACGCTTTCATTACCAAATTCCCTGCCAGCAAGCACATTATACACACAATAGCAATACTTTGCTCACGATTTATTAATAATTTGTTTATAATAAGTTCACACCTTCTTTCCTAAAATATTGGTTTTATCAAATCTTCAACGATTCCTCATTTACGGTCATCACAAGCTCGTTGACCCGCTTCCAATCAACATTGTCCGGCAGATAAGTCTCACTCTTGTCAACTGACAATCTGCTTTCAAAGGCCGGAATCAGTTGCTGACGAATCTCTTTGTAATCATATTCACCGTTGCGAAGCTGCGTCAGGAAGTTATGATCGTTGTCTCGATAGGTTTTAACTTCACCTTTTTCCAAGATGTCAAAGAGCATCAGGTATACACGAACTGAATTCATTACTGTCTTGTGCATTTTCTTTGAATTATGGTAGATTGGATCTTTGTCTAATGTATCAGACTTCTGAATCAGCTTACCTGCAAAACCTCCAAACGAGTAAATCACACGCTTTGAAAGGAATAGGTTTTTGTTGTCCATAAGTAACTTTGTCATTGGATTATAGCTAATAACGAGTTCATCGGCGTTCCCTAGCTGCTCCAGCATATTAGGATTTCCACTACACATTAGCTTCACAGCCTTATTAAAGCTGTAGATTGTAGTATCAGTTTGAGTATCCACATAATGTTCAAACTCGCCAAGACCAAGAAGGTCTTCTCTTGAATTTAATGCCACACCACGAACGTCAAGATCTGAACCCTCAACATTTGTTCCATAAGCGTGACTGCCACCGACCGTTACGAACATCATATGCTTGCCAAGATGCTCATTCTCCCGAAGAAAATTATATTCTGGAAAGCATAACGCTCCAAGCAATTCATTTCTTGTCATAGAATTACCTCTATTAAAACTTAGTTCTTATCTGTTAAGCAGTTCTTTGATGTAAAGCGTCTCAAAATTTTTCAGATTAGGATGTTCGCTTCGAGCCATCTTTTCTGCCTGTTCTTCAACACTCAAAATACTTTCAAAATCATCATCTACATCAACAACATAGCACATACACTCATGATCGTGATTATCATTCCAACCTTCAAAAAGAGCAACAAACTTTTTCATGATGTATTTCCTCCTTAAATCTTAGTTTTTATCAAATTATTCTTTTGCAGCGTCCAGAAGCATCTTGGCAAGTTCTTTCGCTTGTTTTACTGTAAGATGGACTTCTTGGCATTCAACATCAACGAAAAACACGACACGATTCGTCTCTTTTTCTTTGTGGATACTAAATTCCACAGGGCTGCCCCATTCGTCGGATGCTTCTAAGCATTTATAGTTTAATTTCATTACGAACCCTCCTCAGCTTTTATCAGTATCTTGAATTCTGCATCTTTGCTCCGCATTCAGGACAATATTTATACAAAAGTACCCCTTCAATTTCAAAATCACATTTTTCACAGCGATAAGAGACAATCATTTTCTTTGTTCTGATCCATCTACTAATTTTAAGTTTTGTGTTCAAATCGTCAATAACCGGGATGGAGCTTATATCATTTAATTCGTCAGTAAAAATTTGAATGCGTTCTGTATCACCTCGAATCCGTGCGGTATCAATTTCTTCGGAAAGCTCATCCATCAAAGGTTCAATATCTACAATTCTCATATCTATCTCTCCTAAATCTTAACTTTTATAAAGTAAAATAAGAAACAACAGCTCAAGTAACCAACCACATAATGTACCGGCAGCTACCGCAGGCCAATATTCACGCCACCACCATCTCACAGCATCCAGCCAATCACAAAATCGTTCTATAATGGATTTCTTTTTACATTCAGGCCAATCAGCATATTCATCCCAATCACAATCCATACATTTTATTCCTTCCGTTTATTCCAAGCATTCACTGCATCCAAAAGCGTATCGTTATCTGGCGTTCCACAATTAACAAGATCATCATAATACGCTTTTGTTCTCAGTCCACAATAATCACACACAACTTGTGCTCTGTGCTTGAAGAGAGTTGCTGGACCACCACAGCACGGACATGATTTCAAATCATACATGACTATTATCCTTTCTGTGCTCTACCAACCACCGCTCACTCTGATCGTCTGCAATAGACGCCACTTTCAGTAGTCCCATTACAAAAACCCCAAAGGGAACAAGCAGTATAAAGTAAAATGCAATAAACGATATTATAGTCCACATTATATTAACCTCACATTTCTTTCGATTTGATCGTTTGTATTGAGGTTGCCTCAAGCATACACCGCATAAAGAGATTATTCAACACAATTATTAAAATTACCAAAAATTTACTAATAATTCTACGTCATCAATAGTTATATCATCGGTCTACACATCCTTTTGTTAAGTATCCACAAGAACCCGGATTTTATCACTTTCCGTACATTGCATTTTCAAGCTTGCCATTGATAGAATCAATCTCACGCATTAGCTTACAACGCCAATTACCATCTTTGTCAAAACTAAAACACAGATCCTTGTCACCGTTCTTATAACCCATATAGCACCCAGACCGGCACAAGCTTGTCGCATCAAGTGCGTCTTGGATTACTCGTGCTTCATTGAGAGTCAAATCAATCTTCATTTTTAAATCCTCACAGAATTTAGGTTTTATTGTTTTCATAAAGTTTTAACATAATTTTTAGCGAAATAGAATCTAGACTACCATATTGAACCAAATTAAGCGCCATGTAAAAATTCCTTTTTACACCTCCAGTCAAATATCTAAATCTTTAAACTCAACCACTTCTGATTCACCATCATATTCAATATCTACATTCGATAAATATGTTTTGTACATCTTTTCATGACGTATAGCAGCTTCCATACTCGGATGTCGAATATCATAAAGCAACTGTTTAAGTCCTTCATCCGTCAAATTATACTCTTCTTGTAGCATACTCATATCCACACATCTCAATCAAAACGCAAACGGATTACTATTCACTACTATTATCAGTGTCACATTGAAAGTAAACATTACAAACGCGGTCATTCTTTATCACCTCAATCTCTAAATTCAATATCTACAACAATATTCTCAGGCTCTGTCATATACCTTCGTGCCAGCAGTTCTACCATGTGTTCCTTGTCCCCAAGATTGCTATTACGCAAAAGATATGAACAAACTTGTCTGCCTCTATACAAGAACACAGCCCATGCACTTCTCTTTAATGGGTTTGTAGTCTTAATCATTCCATTGCTTCCTCCAGAGATGTAGTCACATCACCAAAATCAAAATCCAGAGCACCAATCATATCATCAAGAGCATCCACAGCATCAGACAGGTTTGTGCAAGCTTCGTCTGCTTTATCATACCGCTCACTCCCCTGCAGATTCTCCGGCATGTTATCACGATACTCTTCTTCTTCCCACTGGATATCCTCAACATCGGACTTTACACTTTCGACCTCCGCAACAAGCTCATCCAGTTTCTTACGGATGGAATCAAAACGGTCAATGGTCTGCTTAATAGCTTTTCTACGAGTGTTATTCATTTTCAAATCTCATTCAATCTACAATACCAAGCTTGCAAATGTTTTTCGGATCAGTGATGTAGCCAAACGTCAACGTGTTTCGCAGATACCCTTTGTACTCAAACCCACGATCACGAGCTGCCAGACGACACACATCTCGAATCGCGGATTCTCTCGGCCAAGAGATGCCAGCCAGCTGATACTTCCATTGAAGATCTCTCAGTTTCTGCCACTCAATCACAGGCTTCTTCTCATCCTCGAAACACAAACCATTCTGCACGGCATATTTCAAAGCATCACACCGCCTGTTTTCTTCTGGAGTACAAACTTTCCATTCTTTTTCAAGACGGCGATATGCTCTATCAAACGGTGCTTGTTTTGCTGCATCAATACCAAATGCTGCGCCAAGCAGGCCCAAACCAAGTAACAGTCCCATAATTCAAACCTCCATTTACGCTGTTTCTAGCTCTCTTTTTACCAGTGGACGACGTTTTGTTGCATTTTTTAACCAATCGTTTCCGCTAGGAACTTGCCTATCCACTCTTGTATTGCGGCCACTCCCTATCGGACACACCCGGCGGTAATCATCAGCAGTCTTACAGCCAAGAGACTCTGCTTCATCCAGAGCTTTTCGCACATAAGCCCATGTACTACCACCAAGATCAGAACATTTTCCAATCACAGCAAGCACAAGTTCATCGCCCATGCGCTCAACATATTCTGCTAAAGCTTTTTGACCAGTAGCACCAAGCTTTCCGATATTCTCTCGAAAAACATCCTCGATAGGTATCGTCGTTGTCGTCTCATCATAAGACGAAGACGATATCTTATCTTTCTCTTTTTCTTTTTCTTTTTCTAGCTTGGGTTTGCTTGCGTTTGCTTCGTTTTGCTTACGCTTGCTTGATGAGCCACCAGCTTTACCAGAAATCCTCTTGCCTTCGATGTATTCAGCATCTTTATCCAAATCTCTCTTCACGGCAGGCCACACATACCGCTCATTTCCGTTGAGTTCAGGCTCCGTTCCAGACGATTTATATTTCATCATCGCCAGTACCAGACGCCCCACCTCAGCAGCACTAAGGGGTTCAAAGTAGCTCTCGTAAGTATCCCAGATTTTAATATAAGTATCAGCCATCATACACCTCAAGAATTATCGCTATGAGTATTCACACCATAATTGATTCCAGAGTAATATCGCTCATCAACTTCCGAATCAAGACCAATATAATGAAGTGTGATTGCCTGGCTGCTGTGATTCAAAGCGTGCTGAAGCCATGCTAAAGCCATAACGTCATCACGGTGCTGTACCATAAACTGATAACCGAATGTCTTACGGCAACTATGAGTTCCAAGATTATACGGAAGTTCCATATCCTTTTGAACCTTTTTCATAATCCGGCCAAAACTATCCACATCAAGTGGATCACCAGCAACCTTTGGATTTGCTTCGTGTGTATACATAATTCCGGTCTTGGGACTGATTGATGTTCCTCCCGTACTTCTTAGCGAATTACGAGAACTGCACTTATAAGATGGGAAAAGCCAATCATCATAATGGAGCTTGGCTTTATCGATATATGTAGCGATTACCTCTAAAGCAGACTCAGGAAGAAAAACAACACGATACTTTCCAGTTTTCTTTTCCTTCATTCGTACTTTTGCGTTTGCGTTGACTTGCAGTTTTCCATTCATCCTCTGTGTTGTAACATCAGAAACCTTAAACCGAAGTAAATCACTTGCACGAAAACCAGTACATACACCAACATTAAACAAACACCAATCACGGTACATCCCACGATTCCAAAAATATTCCGAAATTCGTTTAATATCCTCTACATCTTTAATAGGCTGCACCGTTCCATTACAAGCTTCCTTGCGTTTGATATTATAGTTCTTCGCTTGGTTATGCTTTGCTTTTGGAATTGGATCAACCTTTGGTGGATTAAACTCAACTGCGTTATTTTCGTTCCTTTCAGGTACTGCGTTCATATTTGCATCTCCTTTAGATTCCATATTTTAAACAATACTTGCCATAGGACAATCCTTCTGCATCTGCCATTCTTGTAATTTCAACAAATGTCGGTTTGTGTTTCTTTTTATTTTTACATCTAATATCTTTTTCTCTATCCACAATCCTTCTGCAATTATCACAATAGAGCTTTCCACACTTTGGCCCATACCACGTAGCCCCACATCGTTTACACGTTATGTTTCCATATTTCATCATTTTCTTATACCTCAAACTCATCAATTTTCCAGTGATGGCGATAATAATTTCCAGAATCCCCACTAACAACGGATGCTTCAGTAGCAACGCACCACGTCTCGTCATCGCTTACCGGCTGATTGCTATCTTTACAGTCATTAAAGAAATGAACCATTTTATCAAGCGCCTTGAGCTTATCCGTTGTAACCATGATTACAGAATCCTCTGCGTAGAAATCGCTAGAATCAACACACTCGTGCAGAACATAAACCTTCATAATATGTACCTCAATTCTTTTCAAATAAATCCTTTCGAACCTTCGGAGTGAATTGGCGACTTTCAAGCTGTTCAATAGCAGTCTCCAACTTACCATCTCCCCATTCTCTGGTTTCTGTATTCATAACAATTTCAAGCAAAAGCTTTGCATCTTTAGCTTCCCTGCGCTTCCGTCGAGCCTTTTTAAGCTCTGCCATAAGCTGATAACCTTGTGCTGCGTTCACAGTTTTAAATTCAATAGCGTGTTCAAGATCATCAATCTCATCACTTGCGGCAGTCAAATCACCGTACACTTTTGAGTACATCTCTTTCAGATTACACATGGTCTTATCTGTAACGATAAGATTCTTTTTGAGTTCCGCCATCCATTCAGAATCCTCCATGTGAAATGCGTATGTATTCGGCTTTGTAGCCGGAGCCGTTATATTCGGACTCTTGCCAGCAATAGTCGCTTCGTCCATAGATTTTGGTGCATAGTGGCCATTCTTGTACCCGGCGGGAAGTTTATTGATTTCACAAATCGCCAGTCCCTTAGATTCAAACTGTAATGCCAGACTGATATCACAGGTGGCGCAGATTCGACCTCCCTTTCGTTTCATAATGTAGTTGTGACCATTCGATATTACGTACATTTACTTACTCTCCTGCTCCTTCATCAGCTGCTTTACAGTTTTCTTAAACAGTGCCAGGTTCTTTTCATTTTCGATAAACACCTTAGTCTTCGGACGAGGTGCTTTACCGTGTGTCTTCTCATAAGCAACAAACAAATTGTTCATCTTCTTATAACCAATCCGCTCGTAAATCAAAGTGTAAGTGTGCTTGTACTGCGGCTTATCACCAAGTTTTTCTGCCAGAGGCAACATAATCGGAAAAAGAACCTTTGCCGTTTCACTCTGCTTCTTAGGCTTTTCCTCTACAACGGGTTCTGGTTCAACTTCCTTAGCTTCCACCTCAATCACAGGAGCAACACACACATCTACTTCAGGAGCTGCCTCAACAGCTTTAGCTTCAGGCAGAGCTTTTTGTTCAGCGGCTTCTTCCTTCTTCTTGTTGATTGCCTCGGCATACAAATCTTCAACCAAGGCACCAAAGATAGATTTATACATCGTGCTTGCTTCAACCACATCAATCGTAGGAATGTGACCAGTACGACCAGTTCTTGCACAATACTTTTTACGCTCATCTTCGATAACAAAGGTGTAGACACGATTCATATACTCGTAAACATCACGAAACACATCCTGAACCTTCATCTCATTGATTGCCGCAATCACATTGATACGTTCATACATCTTCTTACGCCAGTCACTCATCACATCTTTACGAGGAGTAAAGTTTCTGGTGGAACGAATCGCATCATCCATCTGCTTGTCCTTAATCTGATGGACACACTGAGATACGCTGCTAATCACATTCAGCGCTTCATTGCTGGTGGCACGAGCTTCCTCAATCTGTTCACTAAGATCCTTGCGAGTGGAACTAAGTTCATTCTGAAGACTCTTCATACTATCAAACAGAGCGTGAAGTCTTACATCGATGAACTCCTTGCTCAGTGCGGCATCCATCTTTGGTGTTGCCAGAACAGAATCACCACGCATCAGAGATTCCATGATGTCCCAGCAGAAATCCATAAACGCATCAGCCTTCGGCTGACGAGACAGACGACAGATCTCCATGACGCCACGCAAACTGTAACAAATAATTTCACGCTCTTTCGTGATTCCACCTTCAACTTTCCTCAGTTTGAGGAATGTTGAAAGAGGGTCAAGACGATCCGTATTCTTAACATGGATGTTTTGAATTGCCTTATTAGGGTCACTGTACTCCAGCGCCGTGCCAATCTGTTCACGAGTCATGTAATACTGGTGTTTGTCATTCTGGTACACATCCACATTCAATGCGCCAAAGGACTTTGAGGTTATTACTGTCATAGGATTGTTGGTAGTCATTTTGTTTTACTCCTTTATATTTATTAAGAAAAATCTGCGGTCAAATCTTCAAACAGCCAGCTCTTATGATTCGTGTACTCATCACTGAACACATCCATCCAAAGATAACTTTCAATATCACCACAACTTTCGTAATTGATACTGGACAGGTTAATTGTTTCGCCATCATTTCTTTTAAGGTAAATCACAATCTCAGGATATGGATCTGTAAGACCTTCTGCAATAATTTTTCCAATAGGTGTATCAATTGCAAATTGCTTTTCATTCATTTTATTTTTCCTCCTAGAAGAACTGTTTTATCAGATCGTGACATAATACCATCCAGTATACTTATCTATACATCCCATTCTCTTATCTTCTTCTGGATCATAAAAACCGGTAGCAGATATTGCTCGTCCAGCCTTTTCATCAATATAATCAGCGACCTTCTGTGCATCTTCATATGTTTTGCATAGAATATTCTCGCCATCACACCAACGATCACAACCATCTTCTGGACAGCAAGGCATATTTCTTACAAAGCGATTCCAAACATCAAAAACACGATTTTCAAATTCACTCATAATCGTCACCTCAAAACTGATACTTCCAGAACAACTTTGCATTGCCTGTAATTGCCTGTAAGTAGCTAATGTATTCATTAAAGGAGCTCACACCATTCATTTTCATACTACGTGCTCCAACAGCTCGTGCAGCAACCTTCGGATCATAATCAACAGCGTCAATAAATGCGCTGTCAATCATCTTCTGCTCAAACATTTTGATTTCGTTAGTATCCATTTTCAATTCTCCTTACTCAAAATCCCACCATGCGTTAATAGACGTATTCGGAACATAAACCTCAAGCATATGATGACCGTCACGAATCCATTCAGGTTCATAGCCTTCATCTCGCAGTTCTTTCATCAGGCTCTCGAAATCATTATTAACAGACTCTACCGCATCTTCCATTGTTTTGTGCTCTACACGATAAGGCCCATTACACATCGTATCATCATAAACAACCGTAATCATTTTTTAAAACCTCGATTTTATTTATTCTTTAAATTCTCGCAAGCCTTAGCAATAATAGCAAGCCCATTACGTCTAAAATCCGCATTGTTAGGATTCTGTGCTTGGATATCCAAATGATATAAAAGCTCTTCCAAGTCTGGGCTATACTCAACATTTGCCACTCCGCAAAGTATTTCTGCCATTAGTTGAGTGTCATATTTCATTATTCATTCTCCTTTTATATTATTATCTTATCTTCATTAAGCGTTTCGGTTTCATACGTTGCATAAACAAGCTCTGTCGGCTTACTGTAACACGTTTTCATCCAGTCAAGTTCTGCATCACGCAGCTCTTTTGTGGGATAGATTTCATGCCCTTTATATGTATCGCCGTACATAAAGTGTCTGACAGAGTATTCAAGATGATAGAACATCAATAAGCATTTCCTTTCTCGTCATTCAGCCAAAGCCATGTGATAAGGATAGAGCGGAACTTCTCGCTTTCGTCCTTTTCGTTTGTTGCATAGTCGCCGTAAAGAATGAACTCTGCAACAATTTCTCCCCAATCATCATGACTTCCATCATGGTAAAGCACAACATCCTCGTGACCATCTACAGGTGTATGAAAAACAAGATCTTCCGTATCTTCTACCCAGTCAATACGAACCTTGTCACGAATACGGTCACACAGTTCTTCAAAAAATTCACTGTCTTGCCATTCGTCATAGCAAGCCCAGATTTCACCACCAAAGCTGCCGTCATCTTCAAAATTATTCAGAACATCTTCAATGCTGTTAAACTCGTCACCGTCCTGTTCGCATTCAGAGCGATAATTGTCAAGCACTCGAATGAACTCGTCCATAGTGATACCGTGTTCAAGCATCCATTCGGTTTTGTACTTCTCATAAAGCGAAACCATTTTGTTAGTAACCATAATAAAAATCTCCTTTTACACACTCACATTCTCGTAAACCCATCCAACGCCTTTACTATGGAACTCATCTACCCAATGAAACCATTCATCCTGTGTGAAATTGCCAACGGGAAAGCCTCTCCACTTCTGATCAAGAACTAATTCTCCACGTTCGTTTTCAACCCATGCAAAATCCGTATTCTCCTTCCAAAGACGTTCAACGAATTTGTCGCAGTCTTCTTTATTTTCTCTTAGTTTTAACATCCATTGTGCCGTTAAATAAGTTCCATCAAAAGATTCCGCAACAGCACACGGACAGTTCTTACAAGATTTCTCAATGCATGACCAACAAGGCCCACCGTTGTAACTCATACTTTAAGCCTCATAACTTTCTTCCAAACAATCAATCAAATCTGCTACATATTCACCAATCCGATTACAATCAACATTTTTGTATTCAGTACCAGAATTTCCATTTTCACTGATATAAACATTAAATAAACCATTTCCAACACGTTCAATATCAATATCAATATTCATCTTCATGCTTTTACACCTCATTGAGAATATTTTCATCCGAAAATTTAAACGATATTATACTTTGCAAACCAAATATTCAACTCATCTTCCGACATATAATCGATTGCGATATCCACTCGGCGTTCAATAACATCATCGTCCTCGTTTTCGTTCAGTTTGTAGCCAATAAATGTTTCAATAGTATCAAGTCCATCCATAAAAAGCTCACGCTTCAGATACTTGATTCTTTCCATCATATTATTATCCATTTTATTTTTCTCTCCTAAAAATAAAATCATTATAAGTTTTCCAAAATTTTAAGATATTCAGGGTAAAGATCATCAATAATAACTTTCTTTTCCATATCATCCAGCTCGCCGTTCATAAACGCCTTGCTCTGTTCTTCATTTTCAAGTTCTAGGTACGTCCAGATACTTTCGATTCCGATTCCATTTCCATGGACTACTTCACCATTCTCATTGATGTGTGCATAGATTTCCCAGACCTCGCAACCGCGATTCTTAGAAGCCCATTCGCTGTAATCAATTTCAGTGCCGTTCTCCATAACCTTTTCGGCAAACTCTTCTGCTGTAAGTTTCTTCATGATTCATGCCTCCTTAAATGTTATCAAAGTTATAAGTAATCGTTACAACCTTCTCTGCATCACCAATACGGCACCGATCTTCCTTTAATGCTTTTTCAAGACCACAACCAGCGCTATATGTGATACCGTTTTCAAACACGTCGGAACCGATAAATCCAAATGCTCTGTCAATCTCCTTCCATTCTCCATGTTCTTCTCGATAAAGCGTATAGCCATAGTTCTCACCGGAAATATAATCGCTATAAGTCTTTACCTCATCACGCATGATTCGCTCTGCTTTATTTTTGGTATTATCCGAACCATCCGTAATAGCGGTCACAATCCAACCAACATTGCTATCGTCCAACGAACCTCTGAACCTGGTATCACAATCCATAGACAAGCCAGAATGGTCATGCAACCAAAGAGGAAGCCATGCAAAATACTTATCAAGAAGAATTTGACAATCACGAATAGACAATTCACCATGGACATAAATAACAATTTCGTTGTAATTCAGACCAATATACATTGGATTTACAGAAACTTTTTCATCAAAAAGAGTTCCGATACCACAGATGGCGTATCGTTTTTCGTCACTATAATTTTCATCAACAATGGCACAGGTATCTTCCAACTTCATGTTAAAAAGTGCATCCAGAATTTCTTCATCAGAGCAATACTCGTAAACAAGATCATTCCAAAACTCTTCTGCCGTACTCGCATCAATCTTATCACCAAGACGATAACGAGAATGGAAACAAGCCATTACGGAATCATGGTCATCACACCAGCGAGGGTTATTGTCTGCAATGTCATCGTGCTGGATATGCAAGCAATACAAGTTATCGCCGTAAGTCCATTTTATGATTTCATTATCGTAGCAATACAGTTTTTCCATATCTAAAATCTCCCTTTTATCACCAGTATTTACATTCGTACTCTTCAATAAACTTCTCTGGCGTTGTCTTGAAGATGACCTTTATTATCCATTTGAGGTCTTTCAAATTGCAACGGTTTGAACTTTCACCAAAATGTCTCCAACGGATAAAGTTGCCATCTTTATACATAACAAACCAGAAATACGGTTCGATTCGACCTTCATAGGTTTTACCATAAACCTTACCTGCCCTCAGTTCTTTTATAATCGTATGTAAGGCGTCCATATTGTCACCTCAAATGTCCATAAACACATTCATTGCGACTGCCGTAGGCAAGTCATACAATTCATTTTGCGCCCACACTCTTGCTTCCTGATATGAATTAAATTCCTTATGCATTTTCTTAAACGGAATCAATTCATCGAGAATATCATTGCGGTAAAATACAATTTCGTATTGCTGCATAACTCTAGCTCCTTTACTCTGTAATCATCATAGCGAGAACCGGTTCACCGGAATCTTTCAGCTGAAGTTCCAGAATATCGCCGTCATCTACAATCTCACACTTGCTTAGATAATCCTGAAGGAAGAACATCTGACATTCCTGCCAGAAGATTTCTTTCGGGTCCTCGTTTTCATCAACGAACACGTTCTTGTGATGGAATGATTCGTTCCAAACCCATCCACAACCATCGTGCAGTGCATGAACTTTTCTTAAATCCCACATTTTATCACCTCAAAATCTCCTTGAGCATCTTTACCATACCTTCGTAATCTTTATCATCGGCACCCAGCATACGAACCGTCATATCAAAATCAACTGTCTGACAATCACTGAAATCGTATTGTTCAATATCGTTACTACAAGTGTCAGGGTAATGTTCTTCGAGTCGGTCTTTCGTATCACAGTCACAGAAGGTTCCAGAATAATAATCACTGGCCGACTCACCTGTTTTCATATACACACGGATACCATCTGTGACAATCACTTTAGCGAACCGCTTCATATCTTCTGGCGTAAAGGTCTTATCCATAACATCATACGAATAGACCATGTAACAAGTTTTATCAGGCTCATAAAGATCCTGTTCCTTATCTGCGCCAAACGCTCTAGCGTATCCACCAGTCCATCCACCACAAAATACAAGAATTTCTTTTCCTGCTTCGATAGCTGCCATATATTCCTCTTCAGGAATCGCTACAATTCTTCCGTTAGGAAAAATAAAACCTTCAAATTCTCTCATTTTTATCACTCCTCTGCGTCTTTTACCGTAACACAATCAATATCCGTTGGGTTTGGATTATCTGGTTCGATTTCACCGGCAACAAATCTATCTTTCGCAATTTCATAAGCATCATCTTTGTTGTCTGCCTCAACAAACGTTGTGTAAGTAACGCTTGTTTCAATAGTAACGTAATAGCCATTCATTTTACACACTCCCAACATTCTTGAATCCATAAAGGCTGTAACCTTTATATTTGAAATACCGCATCGCTTTATTAATTTGAGAAGAGCTTGCTGTTGAGTGACTTTTTAGGTATGTATTCTTATACTCACACAGCTTTTTATACTCGTCGCTTTCACGATGAGCCTTCAGCTTCTCACAATGGTCGTGACAACCAGGATAACGCTCCGGTGCCACACAGTAACGGCAAGGATCAGTCATTGTTACTCTCCTTTCTTCCAAGTCTGTCAAACATTTCTGTGATACGGTCAATCCATGCGTCATTTTCTGATTCATTGCAATCGAAATAATCCTGAAATCGTTCAGCTAACTCTTCCGAAAACTCGATAATTTCATTGTATGAATAGCCATATTCTTCTTCAATCCAGTCTGCATTAAGTTCGAGCTGATAAAGAGCGTCATTAATACGATACTGATGCTCTTTGTAACGGTACGCTGCTTCAATCTGTTCAGGTGTCATTTCCCAAGACTTACCATTCCAACTAGTAACAACAACCTTATTTTCGCTATTCATATTCCACACCCTCACTTGTTAGATTTGCACTGATATTTGCGTTCAATCATCTCTGCATCAGCGCAAGTCATACCGTAATACCAACGCACATCAACAACGGATTCAACCCAGTTTCCAGTCTTGCGGTTCTTTATGACACGAACCTCTTCAACATCTTTGTGAATCTGTGTGCCGGGCTTCGGGAGATAAGTCAAAACACTTTCTTCAGAATGTTCCAAATCGTAAGAGCCAACAAATGTGCAATCACGTTTGATCAAATCAAAAATTTTCTTGCGGTTCTGTTTAGACAGGTTTCTCATATTGCAAACTCCTTTTCTCTTGTAAACTTAATCACCAATGCATTCACATTGGCCGCTTCCATTGTTGACTGCTTTGCGTCCTCGTGATTGCCAGCTCTAAGAAATGAAACACTCTGATCCATTAGCTTACGACGATAGGAAGAAAGAGCTGCGAGAACGATATTCTTTTCAGTGTTGGTCATATTCTTTTTCTTTTTCCTCCTGCTCACGTTCCTTGTGAAATTTTCGCACTTCTTCCCAAAAATCAAACGGATTAGAATTGTGATAAACAAGCTTCATGTATTCTTTTCTACTGTTAAAATGGTTTATGTTAGTATCCATTTTTATCACCTCAATCTTCATCGCTCAGGTTCTGACAAAAACTCAAATAAAAATCGATGTCAAAATCCTCCACAGTGCCATCAGGAGAAAAATCATAGAGCACATCTGCAACCGCTTCGTGTTTATAAAGAGCATCTACAATCTCGTCACGGAATGCCGTGACCCAGTTTTTTGTTACATTGAATTTTCTGGTAATCTCGTAAATATAAATAATCCAATTACCTTCTGTGGTGCTTCTTGTTCCACTTTCAATCATCCAGTCGGAAATACTGTTAATCATCCAATCGGTAACTTGCTTTACAGTTTCGCTAGTATACATTTTCTATCACCTCAATCAAAACTGAACCACTTCATGTTTGGCTTTCTCCAGTATCTCCTTTTCCTGTTCTTCAAGACGCTCAACTTCACACAAAACATCACGAATACCAAATACAATCAAATCCCGGTCACGCTCACGTTCTGCTCTATGTGCGGGATTGTTTTTGCAAAATCCTTCGCATAAATTATTTTCTCTTGCAATCAAATTATCAATCGCATATTTCAAAATACGCTTATCTTTTTCAGTCATATTATCACCTCATAAAAGCATGATTTTACTTCACAACCCACTCATCAACATATGGATCATCACCAAAGTAATATGAATCATGGTTCATTTCATTGACACGTTCTTCAGCCTTTTCTCTTGTTGAAAATATATTATCAATGCTTGCAAAATCTCCGTGCCCAAAACGAACAAGAAATACCGTTGTAACTTCCATAATATCAATCTCCTTTTAATATTTTCATGCTTTCGCATTCTGGTAGCGGTTATGTCTGCCCTAGTACCGCTAATCACCTAGCATCTGATGCTTAGGTCTTACTTACGTCAATTCCAATAATTTCTTTAAAAATCGCCGCGTCAAAATTCGGCAAATTAAAGATTTCATTACGATCTCTGGCATCCAAACTATCCCACCATTTTTGTACATTGTTCGCAATAGTGTGTTCTTTTAGATAACCGCCCGTAGTTTCGGCTTCAGGGTGCATCGCCTTTTCATCATCGGTCATACTGTCGAAGCAGACGTATTTAAGCGGGAAATCGTCAATCTGATTCAGCAAATAGCGGGCGCGGCAGTTAAGCCAATTCTCAAACGTCCAGTCAGTGGGCTTGTTGAACATATAGATTTTTGGCGATACCGTATTGAAACAGCCATTGGAAAAGGATGTTTTGTTCCAGTCGCCGCTATTGCGATTGCCGCTATTGCGATTGCCGCTGTTCCAGTAGCCGCTGTTGTAGTCGCCGCTGTTGTAGTCGCCGCTGTTGTAGTCGCCGCTGTTCCAGTTGCCGCTGTTGCAACGTCCAGTGCAAGCCTTTCCCGTGTTAACGATTTCAAGGACTTCAGCCCAAGGGATTTCCCGCACGATTTCCAGCTTGTTCGTTGCACACTTATCCTCGCCCTCTGCAACCGTACCGTGGGCGATCACTTCAGCAACGTGGTTATTCGGGTTAAAATCATAGTAACGGAAACAGTCTGCGGCATTTTTGCAGAAGTGCATACCCACATTGCAGACAGACGGGTTTACATCTTCTTCAAACGTGCCGGGGCAGGTGTACTGCTTGTTCTTGCACGTCCAATCGGGGTTGAACACCTTATAGCCTTTTACATTCATTTTTATTAATCCTCCATTTTTACTGTTTTTTTGCTTATACCACCCAGACTTGACTTCTTATGTAGTCCTCAATATCTGCTGGATAACCATTGCGCTGGACATACTGACACAGCATACGCTGCACATCACGGTTATCACCGTAATCCATCGCGATAGAAATATCCTCGCCGTGAGTCTAAACACCAAGACGCTCATATTTTCTGACCTCATTATAGAAATCATGTGCGCTGTAGTGTCTTCCGTTCTTACGGTCAAGAATGCTGTCAATAATCAAAGCATTCACCTCTTAACCAAAAATATAAATGGCTGACGTTCTTGAAGTCACTGCATAATAACCACCTGTTTTATAACCTTTCAGTAACATTCCGTCACAACCATAAACACCGGAAGAATATCCAATTTGAGAAAGAAACCCTTCTTTTTTGATGATTCTTTCATAATCTTCGTTGTTTGCACGAGTAACATCCTCTGCCATTCCAAGGGCAACCATATTCTTCAGTTCTTTCCGAGTGTATTTACGCATTCTCTTTCAGCTCCTTCTCAGTTTCATCATCCCAATGCAGACCCCACTTCTCATAAAGAGGAATCCAGTGATCCGAGTAAAAATCGTAACCAGCCCCATCAATACCAAAGATGTAGCCATAGTCCTCTTGCGTATAAATTCGGAATCCACAATCAGCCATCTTCTGACGCAACTGAGGTTCTTCAATACGCCATGTGTCACACGGGTCATTAAACTGCCACATCGTTCCCCACATTGGCAGAAAATCATCCCGAATCACATCGAAGCAATTCTCGTAAACGTAAATCTTTGTGCTGGTATCCACATCGGGGACAATGATGTATTCCGTTTCATCATCGTCATGGAATTCAATGCCAACGATTTCACCTTCTCCGCTGTAATCGCTATCCCACAGCGAAACACGGTCGCCCACAGTCGGCGGTGTGACTTCAACAACACCTTCGCCGTTTTCTTCGATGTCTACCTTATTCAGCTTTTCAATCACGCTCTGAGGAATCGCATTGAACTCCTGAACCCATGCGTAAGCTGCGTCTTTCTTCGTTTTGTATATAGCCATAGTCAAAATCTCCCTTTCTTGCGTATCCTGTATTATATAGCTATACGGTAAAAATAAAAGTCCTCTGACGGACTGCCATTTCTAGCTATAGAATACAGGATACCAGCACTTTTGTCAAGCACTAAAATGTAGATTTTATTAACGTCACATTTTAATGCGTCAATACGTTTTATTTTCGTGACCATTCTGTGAATATCAATCAATATCCACTTCATCAGGCCGTGCCCACAGAACATCCTCGATGGTATCATCGTAGATGGTTTCTGTTCCATTGCTGTTCATAATCATGGTCACATTCTGACCATCTGCCGGTGTTTCTTCCATGCTTGCATAAGAATACAGCCATTCCTCGCCGTTCTCATCAATAACATGGATGGTCTTAATTCCGTTGCGGAATACTTCGATTTCATCCACGCTACCGGCCAGGACATAACGATTATCCAGGCGAGTTTTCATAGGCTCTGCTGCGTTTGCAGTCATACAGTTTGCCAGAATGGAAACACCAGCCACAACAGTAGCCAGGATGACGGACAGCTTATTCTGAGTAAGTTTCATTTTATGTATCTCCTTTTCAATCTTTCAAACCAAATAATTTCATACCAGCAGATCCCATGTCTGCCGGATACAGATTCACAACACGATTGTCGTAAAATTCTGCAATCAGGTTGCCACTGCAGATATCCATATAAGCATCATCCATAGACAGACCAGAAAAATCTGCTGCGTTGTAGTCATCCACATCCATACTAGGACACCCGTACTGTGCCTCTTGGTAGAATGTTTTAGTAAATTCCACCCTATCATTGTTATTACAGGGGATTCTAACAGCAAACAGCTTTTTCAAGCCATTCTGACCAAAAACTGCAACACAGACGCCGCCTGCATTGTTCTCATACACTTCAACACTTGCTCTCATTTTCATTTTCTCCTTTCTTAATGACCCCAACGGCAAACAATAACGCCGTTGATCCAGATGGAAATGTTTGCACCCTGCCGATACCACTCGACAGCTTCACGATGAATGTTAGTGATAACACCTGTTTCATCGTTCATGAACCATTGACCTTTTTTCATCTTGTATTCTCCTTTACACAATTTCATAATAACCATCACGGCCTCTGAATGTTTTATCCGTGAAGTCTGATTTCTTGTAAATATGTTTGAGCTGTACCCACTTTAATACAGTAGGTTCTCTACGGAATGACTTCCAAAGTGGTTCTGCCGCATAAGGAAGACAACTGAAATACCATTCGTTTTCAGTGTCACAATAGAAGTCTGCAACATCACAATATGTTCCCCACTCTGTCCCGTCGCTCATGAACACAAGACACGGACCAGTTAATGACGATCCTTCTGCATTCTGAGGAAGTTCTACAGCTGCATCATGAATCTTTTCTGCCGGAACATTGAAAAACCGTTCTTCTGCTCTTTTTACGCAGTCAACATAATACGGATTAGAGAAAAACGGACGCTTCTTTTCATATTCTGCGAATGTAATTTTACGCATAGTTTTCACGCTCCTTAAAACATATCTTTTACACAACATAGAAATAAGACTTCTTGATTTCAGGTGCATCGCGATAATATGCAACGCAATCGAGACCAACAAAATGCCTGCTCTTCATGCTCTTCTTCTCCTCTGCCGTCAACAGGCGGTCAAGAAGTACACGAGTTGCGATTCTACCATCTTTCAGCTTAACAGTGACAAAATCAATCGTGTCACACTCCACACTGCTGGGAAGCAACTCAACCAATTTGGTAATATCCATTTTCATTCTCCTTTACTCAAAATTCTTGCAAAGCCCCAAACCACCATATTCACGGGGCAAACGCCTGAATGCATCACGATGGGGACAATCCATCTTTTCGCAATACTTGCAATTTGCATTATTGCGCTCCTGCTCTGCAAAGAATTTCTTTGCGGATTTCAGGTCACAAAAATAATGACCTTGATCCCATGTGTAGGAATCCGGGTCAAAATGCCACGCCACAATGTATGGCTGATAGTGATTCTTTTTGTAAAACAGTGCAGTGTAAGCATTGCCTACTTCGAGAATATCAATGTCATCTCTGTTCATTATAGTTCTCCTTTTGAATCTTGTAATCAAGATCATCTGCCATCTGTTCTTCTGGTTCTCCATCCATGCTGTTGCTGGATGAAGTGTAAAGTTTGTCATGCCGTTCTTGCGGCATTTCACCGGGTTCTGTATATTTCCATACTGTGCCGAACTTATCGATAAATACTTCACGGTGAAAGTCATCCGTTCCAATGAATCGTAAGCTCTTTACATTACGAAACATTAGTTCAACCACCCTTTCCATTCTGCCACGCCAATAGCAATGGCACAAATTACGAAAGCCCACATCATAGGTGCAACGCACTCTGCATGATAAGCAGAATAGCCGAATAACATGAGAAGCGATTTCATAACAAGACTTCCTTTCTGCCAGGATAAACCAGGCTTTGCAAATTCATTTTTTACAACGCTATTGCGTACCCTATTGGGCTGGTAGTGGGATCTTTCTGCCCCGTGCCCACTAACTTCACGGCATAAAAGTGTGGTTCTATCACTTATAGCTCAAACCAACGGTTAATTCCATTTTTGCGGTAATACCACTTGCCGTTAAAAAAGGCAAAGCTAAATTCGTCGTTGGTGAAATCACCAGCATTAAAGACTTTCTTTGCTGCTTTATCAGGAAAAAGATCGCTATAGGTGAAGCTATTGCTAATGTTGTACATAACTTAAATCTCCTCTTTTATTGTGGTTTTCTGATGTGTTTTCATTTTGCATATTCTGCATTTTATTTGCATATTTATACAATTTTGAGCATAAAAATAACACCCTATGAGTTTTAGGTCATAAGGTGTTTGTTGACGTGAGCATTCGGTTCTGCTAGAATAGAGACATCATAATTTGAAAGGAAGTCATTGCTATGGGAAGCAAATGTATAGCCATTCACTATCTTGAATCAGAAAAAATTCAATTTATGACGAATGTTTTTGCAAAGGTTGAAGAAGCAAAATTGAATATTTCCCATGTTTCTCAAAACAACAATATGGATAATGACTTCAAAATCTGTTTAGATTGCCTCTGTGGTTATTGGGCATTAGGTCGTACTAAAAAGTATTCACAGGTTTTTCTAAATGCTAATTCTTATGATCTGTCTGACGCATATCACTACATAACAACAAGCTTTCATTTTGATGGGACAAAAGGAACTGTGCCAGATGACATACGAGAGCTTGCTGCTTTTGTTTTAGAATATGGAGATTACTTTGATTTAATTTTAGAAAAAATCAAAAAAGATGACAAAGATTTCTACAATAAAATCATTTCAAAATCTTAGGTTTTCCGTTTTCATCAATGATGAGATTGCCATAAGTGTATGCTTCTGCACAAGCTTTCAAAACGGCGTTTTTCGTCGTTCCATTTAGCTCTGTTTTTGCTGTGAACGCATCAAAGAGATCAGGTGTAATCTGTACACCAACATTCTTTTTCTTACTCTTATCACGTTCGTATTCCTTGTGATAATCACGCTCTGCCATAATTGCACCGCCTTTTCTTGATGATGCAATTATATCATTCTGACGAATTGCTGTCAAACTCAAAATTATCACCTTGCTTTCTTGCCAGATTTCACAGGAAACACGTCATTCAAAGGGCGCATATCTCTGTTATCGAAATCACGGGCACAGCATCCAGTACCGTCCATGTAGTACGACATTCTTTCATCCATGCGGGAGCTATGATTATTCATCAAGACTTCTTTGCCGTAGATCCAGCCGGAAACTGTGATGTATTCACTAGAGCCAAATACAACACGCTGAGAACGCTTTTTCTGAGCAGGTTTGCCCGCCTCATTATAGCGGTCATCAAGACGTTTCTTGCTCTTATGATAGCGCAAAGAGCCCTCTGCATTAGCTTGTGACGCTCTGAAAAAAGCTGTTTCGCTCTGCTGCTGTTTTGCCTTTTCCATTACAAGACGCTTTTCTTTCTTACTCTGCTGATAGGCATTCCAGTCATAAAGGGAAACACTTCTTTCGTGGTATGCTTCTTTAATGAAGCTAACAATCTTGCAAGGATGGATAGAAGTCCATCCCATAGACGTTTTGACGTACATAGGCATAAAGCCTGTTTTCATTGCGATAAACGGACGACTGACGAACACAACGCCGTCAAATGTACCGTAAAGATCAAGCTCTTTGACTTCTGTGCCGTTGTAGATGATAGAGTGCCCAGAAGTGTTCTGACGCACTTCTCCCATTGTATTTTGATAGAATTTCAAGATATTTCACCTCTTTCATGGTATCTTGTGACGGCATTTTGCCGTTGGTAGAGGTTACTTCTTCCCCTGTACCTCTAGTCGTCAGGCGTATTATGTATTGCATTTTAGTATGTTTAGGCTAACTCTTTGGGTTTGACTTTAAGAGTTCTCAGAATCTGCCGCTTTTGCTGCCTTGTAAGTCTTTTCGGCATCAGCCAGTTTGATCTTCCATGTGTCAATAGTGTTCTTAACAGTATCAAGGACGTTCTTCTTTTCGTCAAACGTTGTCTGTGTCTTAGACAGTGCCGTTGCATGGTTCTTTTTGGTGCTTTCCTTGACGGTGGTATCGCTTGCATCTTTACGCACCTGCTCCTCTGCCTTGTCAAGATCAGACTTTGCCTTGTCGTATTCTGCCGTTGCCTTGTCAAGCTGTGCCGTTGCCTTGTTAATACGGGCAGTGCAACGTTTGACAGCAAGGTTATAATCACGCTCATAGTCCTTGAGGAAAACGCTGTGGTTTGCAACGGCCAACATCATAGGCTCAAGAGCCTTGATGAAACGATTGATAGGCATATTTGCCGGGCTTGTGTCGCCGTCCATGTTGGTAGGCAGATAGGTTTTTGCCATGGCAAGGACTTCTGTGCCAAAATTAGGATACTCTTGCATAGAGAACGTTTCACCGAAAACGATGATAGCCAGATCAGATAGGCATTTGTAAAAGTCGTCCGTGTGAACCTTGATGATAGAGGTATCTTTGCCGTTGGTGGTAGACAGGTTGACAGCACAAGCCTTGTTATAGACGTACTGTACGGCCTTGCCATAACGCTCATATTCTTCTTTGCTCATGAGCATATAGGACGGCATTTTATCGGGTTTAGGGAATGCTTTGAGCTGTGCAACACCACCGTTGCCGGGTTTGTTGGTAAAGCTAATGATGGTTTTGCCAACGCTTGCGTAACCACGCTTTTCGGACGTGATACGGTTAGAGCTACGAATGGACAGACAGACGTTAGACAGATTAGACATAGTATTTCTCCTTTGATATGATATAATGAGTGTGTGATCGTACTTGCGACAAACTACTGTCTGTCGTTGTGGTACAGTACGCTTTTGATACAAGGTGCATACTGTTGACCATCCTTGCTGATCCTCTTAGGTATAGTTCACCTAGGGACCAGTGAAAGACTTGCGTCTAAAACATCTTGTTTGCCAATATGCGCTTTTCTTGCTTTTGGCTATGCGTTTCCGCCCCTACCGCAAAAATAGTGTTTTTTCAAGGTGCTTGATTTTTTGACAATTCTAACCAACATATCAAACCGATTAGGGTTTGATCAGATGGTAAACTTATAATCTGTACTTTTGTTGTATGGTTTGCCCATCGGCTAGGATAGACAAAAAACCAAAACGGCAAAGATTAGAAGTTTTGAATTGTCAATGTGCCATTAGAATTAGGTTTTGCTTTTAGGCTTTCGCCCTTGAGCTTGACTGTATTGTATCACGCTTTAAGCGTTTTGTCAAGCCCTATTTTTTGAACTGCTCAAACGGTAAAACGTCAAAAATTAGAAACTGGAATTTTCCGGTTTTCCAGAACCATCATGTTTTCCGGTTTTCGGCGTGTTTCGCTTGAACTGGCCTTATTTTAACGCTTTAAGCGTGATTTGTCAATACGCTTTAAGCGTAAATGTTGCACACGCAACAAATGGATTTTTGCTTTATATTATAATTACCTTATAAGGGAAAATGGAACGCTTTAGCGCGGTAAAGCGATAAAGCAAAGTGCTTGATCTGGACAGAATGAATAATTTAGTATTGTAAAGTGCTAAAGTGTTAAAGTATTTCAAATTTGAACAATCGAACATTTGAAAATGCAACTATTTTGCAAATTCAATTCCCGGCAAAAATCAGTACTATAAACATACTGGAAAAATAGGAATAATTCCCGGCCTGGAAAGTGCCAAAACAGGCACTTTATTCAATTAAAGCAAATGCCGCTTTTTGCACAAAAGCGGCTTTTCCCAATGGGGGATACTTTCCATTTTTCAGATGATTCAGGCAGCAGGCCGAGCACCCAGTACATCTTTCTTATTCATAATCAAGAAATGACGTTTTAATTAACGCATCATCGTTATATTTCACCATTAAGCCCAATCAATTCCACCTATTCCACTCTCCAAATAACCCATCCTATTGGCAGCCAATACTCCAACTACTTCTTCTCTCTCAATCTGGCAACAAATAATTTCTTGACACCTCTCCAGCACTCCCACCACGGGGCATACTTTCCCCTGACAAAAACATTCCAAAATATATCCCTATACCATTTCCTACATACGCCCCTGAATCTCTCACTTTTCCTTATATAGCAGCTAAAAATAGCCTAAAATCGCTATTTTTTAATCGGTAGCTAATTCGGTAACTAGCTAGAATTTAACGTATTTGCGTTATATTTTGGTTAGTTTTTCTTTTTATTTGTACCTTTTTACCCCTTATTTTGTTCCTTTTTGACCAAATAAAAGCCGAAAAACCTAGTGTTCATGCGGGTTTTCCCGATGTGTACCATAAATATACCGAAAATGACCATTCTTCGGAGCATAAAGTACCTATTCGTGCCAATATGTACTCCCCTATCGCCATAAATGGATTGATCTGGCATCTGAGCAGCACCATCAGAGACTTCAAAGACCTACAAGGAGTATGATTGTAGCCTCTGGCAGCTTACACAGAACATATAGAGCATCTGGATGTCCTTCATAGAGAGTAACACTCTCAGAAACATACCTTATTATAATAGGCGTTAAGAATATTCGTATCCTGTATTATGTAGCTATTGAATTTTTGGCAATCTCATGGTATAATGAGTGTAGATAGCTATAAAATACAGGATACGGAAAAGGAGCTAGTAGTAGGATGGTTGTGATGGATATTTATAGCAGTCTTCCAGACAGGCCGCAAGCGGTCCCTGCCTATGGCAGGAAAATGTTATCGATGGTCAGCTACGGTCGCAAGCGACCTTTCGCAGACATCGCTAACATTTTTGAAGAAATTGGAATTCTTATGGAGATTAAGAATTAGGACATTAAAGGGGTAAGTAATTATATACCTTATATATCTTCCTTTCAATGTCCTAAATATAAATCGGAGGTCGTATGGCAAATAAAGTTTATAACGTAACTGGAGGAATGATATCTCGACTGCATCAGGGACAAGTATTCAAAAACTTTGGAGAGCTATCTCAGGTTCTTGATATTCTTGATGATTCTGGGAAACCTTTAACAAGCAATAGCAAGAAATCTTTTCTAAAAGAATTGGAACGCTATGTCGTCTTACGAAAAGATGGACGACAATTCATAGTCGATAGGATTCGCCCTGAAAATGAAATCCTTCCAGAACATCCGACCGGAGGAAACAAAAAATACATCGAGCACATCCAAAGACTTCTTGTTTACTATTTTAATGCTATGTGTGATCAAACAGGATGTGACAGTCTTGTAATTCTCTGGGAGAAAGTTGATGTGTGGCAGACTCTTGGAATGGTGAATGATAATTATAGATGGTATGGATATTCAGACGATGAAAAAGAAGATATGCGTATAGCAGAAGCATTTCGTAAACTAGCTGGAGGTGTTAAATTAAAGAAATGGTTGGATAGTGCTTTGTATGGATTATATGGTCGAGATGCTTTAACAGTAAAAGAGGAGCGAGCCTTCATTGAGGATCTTGGTAACGACCAAAAGCGAATGACCATTTTGACTGATGAACAAAACGCAACATACACTAGAGTCAAATCGGAATTATTGAGCGAATATTACTTATCTGACTGTCAAACTCAAGTAACCGAAGCAGATCTTTGGAAAACTGGCCGGATGGGTGACTTCTTTAGAATACTAAATTCCAGATTAAGTGATGCGTTTCCTGATGTGCAATATAATCGGATACAAAAAGTTTATAAGATTATTATTGAGCCAACCTCTATGAAACTTTTTATGAGACGATTTGGGAAAATAGATCCGGCAGATACAAAAACTGTTGTTATGTTGATGTTGAAACTTAACGATCTCGTTTGTGATGGATTGATGTCCGCAGCAGCTTTAGATAATGAAATTACCGTGGCATCACGGATTAAGGACCATGATGAAGTTCAGAATCGAATCAAGGAACAAAAAAAATGGGGCGGCGTCAATAAAATGAAGCTACAAGAGGAGAAGAAAAAGAGAAGAGAGTTCACATACGTTCCCGTTTCTCTGGAAGAATATCAAAAGCAGTTTTTAATAAATAAAATGGTACGGCTGGATGAGGATACATTAGCAGAAAAGCTCAATAATGATGCTGACATGGTTGAAAATTGGCATTGTCAAATAGTCAAAAAATTTAATGCTCGTAACTTACTTCGTGAAAGTGGATTATCAGAGGAACAGTGCGATCAACTTATGAAGGAAGCACGTGCAGATGAAGCAAAGGAGATTGCAGATTTAATGGCAAAATATTTGGTTAAAGACCAACGAACACATGCTATATGATTAACAATATAAGAAAGGTTGATGACGATGAATTTTGATAACCCCTACTGGATTGATTTAAAGGTAACCTACGAATTCTACCAAGCTGCTGGACGCTTGCCAGAGTTCCACAAGAAGTATGTCTGCACAAAATGCCAGTATGAAATTCCATGTTTTTCCACTTGTGACGATGTACGATGCAAGTGCCGAGAGTTTAATCCTAAGACTGTGCGAAATGCTGATAAGTATCTACATATCAATGATTTCATGAACGATGTAGCTGCATTTGAGGCTGCTAGAAATATTTAAGGAGAATTGCACAAATGGATGAGAAAGATATTTTTGGTTATGATACAAGTGAGAATGTATCTATATCAAAAATTGCTGAGTGGTACAGTGGCTTGAGTGCTAGAAAGTTAAACAACTTTTTAGGAAAATGTGGCGTAATATATCGAGACAAGGAAACTAAATCATGGATTGTTACTGATAAATATAAGGATGTTGGATATGCCGTCTCGGAAATTACTGTATTTAAGGACGTAGTGGAAGGTCATACATATCTTCTCTGGACAGGCAAAGGACGCGAATTTATTTATCAGTTAATAAAGGATGAATATGGACTTCTTCCAAATAGCAAGAATGGTAATAATACAGGCTCTGATGTGAAAATCGCTAGTAACGATACTGCAATTGTTGAGGATTCTGACGGGTGTATCTCAATCTTAGATTTTGTACATATTTTGAGCAAAAATGGGATTCTTGTTGGTGGTAGCATCCCACATCAAAACAATGTATTTGAGACCCTAAGAGAAAAAGGATTTCTTAATAAAACAAGAGGGTTATATTGGAATACTCCGTATCGAGACTTTGATTGTTTTGGATATTTTAAGGTTGTCAAAAAGAGAACTCCAAAAGGTAAGTTTAGGTATGTTACACGACTTACACCAAAGGGACAGGCGTTCTTTTTGAGATATTTTAAGAAGCTGATGGATGAGAAAGATTCCATTTATGGTGAATGGGGACGATAAGGAGGGCTAAGAGATGCGAGTGCAAATTGGTAAATACATTATTAAAAATTGCGACGAGCGGAATCTCGTTATCGTTGAGCAGCGGCCAGGTGGCAAGAATCCAAAGACTGGTGAGATTGGCACCGGCGTAAAGGAGGTCACGGTCGGCTATTACCCGAACCTTGAATGGGCTTTACATAAAATTAAGGATTTGAATATTTCTGAGAGTGATGCTGATACAGTGGATGTTTTGCTGGCAGAGCTTGAACAGATTGACGAGACAATTCGTTTGGTAGCTGAGGAGGTTAAGTAATGGATAAATTTGTAAACGCAACACGATTGATTGGCGTCCTCGATAGTGCCATCGCTCGTCCTAGGGCTAGAGGTAATGCAAAGTCTATTGATGATATGTGGTGCGATATGGCAATGCAATATACAAAGCGCCTTCTTGAAGAAGAGATGTCTGCCGGTGGCGAGTTCCGTCGAGTGGTTCACGCTCATTGGGTCGATGTAGGTGGTAATAGTATTTGCTCTGCATGTCGTTGTCGTAGTATTGAGGACGAGGAAGGATGGTTCTGTAACGAGAAAAGTCCTGTGTTCTGTCCTTACTGTGGAGCTGTTATGGACGAGGAGGTCAAGTAATGCGTACTTACGAGGATGTTGATGCGGAAATTAAGCAGCTTGTACGTGATATGAACTATGCAAGTTTGACTCATCGGCAGTTAGAAGTTGCTGACGATATGCTGGACGAGCTCTATCAGGAGCGTGAACGACTTTGGCTCAAGGCTATGGAAGATGGCGAGAGCTGCTATCTATAAAAGCCTGCTTTTATATTTTCCTTTTAGCTATGAAATACAGGATACGTTCAAAAAGAACACGGAGGTGACTGCCGAATGGCAAAGCAGCAAACTTGCCAGAAGTTTGTTTTCAAGATCCATACGAAGCGTCTGGTTGAAGCAAAGTGGGATTTGACTCTACCATTAGATGAGGCTAGACGAAACCACGAGATCATCTCGCTGGCTGATAGCACTGTTTTACGATGGATTGATGAGTTAAATGGTGCTACGGATGCAGAGGCTAAAGCACGGAGCATTAAGCGTAGAATCAAGATGCTGCGGAATGAGCCGTCTTGCTTAGAGAACCGCCGGGAGATTCGGAGACTATACACTGAGCTGGACGCAGTTCAATTCAAGCCGGATTATATGTGTCTGGTGGTTGATAAGAAGAATGATTACCGCCGGGCATGTTCTCCAAAGGGGTTTAAAATCAATGGAATCACGTATCGCCGTCTGGTTGGGACTACCGGTGGTGTTAAGAATAACACGATTGTGTTTGTGAGCGACCGTCTTGTTGGTGAGATCCGCAAGCGAATTGATAATGGCCGTAACAAAGGAATGGAGTTTATTCCGGCAAAGTTGGAAGCATATCGGGCACTCGCCTGCTCTGCCTCAATCCCTGTTACTGATCCAGATGGCATTCTGGTTGTGGATGATTGCTATACTCATTTTAAAGACCATGTGATTATCCTGGATGATGGTGTGTCTGGTGAGCCTACGATGGTCGAAGATCCTGAACATGATTGCGAACTGTGTGCCAGCGATGGTTTTGGTCTTATCAGCTATGACCTTGCCCAACAATGGAGCGAAGATTTGAAGCTACCGTCAACTGCGTCTGGATTCTGTGTGCGTAACGCCTTTTGTAAGGGAATGCTATTCCCCTTCCCTTTCCGTGAGTTCGCCAAGAAGGTTGCAAAGCAGAATATGGTCAAAGACGCTTTTGGCGACTATAAGGACATTAACCGTGTGCAGATGATTCTTACTACGTCGATGCTCAAACTTTATGACAGCTATCATAGTGCAGATGATTGTTTCGAGAATTGTCAGGAAAACCACTACCACTTTTCTGTAACGAAGACCTGTGAGCTGGAGCTTGATGAAGAGCGTAATCTGAACTATCAATTTATCCAGAGTTATAATTTAACGAACGATGAGATTCGAGAGTTGGTGAAGCCTACACTGGATGAAATCAAAGGTGCCATGGGTGGTGATTGGCGTGATGTACTGCTTTATTTGCGTGGCAACGGAATGCGTGATGACCCGAATTACATAAACAGCTTAGAGAATGATTATATCAAGGCCTTAATGATTGAGCCAGAAATGATCAACGACCCATACGTTCAGAACCGCATTCGATTCTTTATTAAAAAACGAATTTCTCAGGCGAAAACAGGTGTAGTAAAGGTTAGAGGTAACTTTCAAGTTCTTAGTGGGGACCCGTATGCGCTTTGCCAATCTATGTTTAGAATGCCTGTCACTGGTCTTTTAAAATCTGGTGAGGCTTATAGTCGATTCTGGAACGACCGTGATGTGAAGCGAGTAGCCTGTTTTAGAGCGCCAATGAGCCAGATGGCAAATATTCGATGCATGGACATAAACTCAAGTGATGAGTGCAAAAATTGGTATCGCTATATGAAGACCGTATTTATTCTGAACGTGTGGGATAATACGGACGCTGCACTTAATGGGGCCGATAACGACGGAGACCTCTGTTTTAGTACAGACAATCATATCCTGATTGATAAATGGGTGGATGAGCCTACAGTTCTCTGTGTGCAAAAGAAGGGCGAGAAGAAAATCCCCACTGAAGAGGACTTTATTAGCTCTAATATCAATGGATTCGGTGACGATATTGGAAAAATCACAAATCGTATCACCACAATGTTTGATGTGCGAAGTAAATTTGAGCCAGGAAGCCGCGAGTACGAAGAATTAACATATCGCATTAAATGCGGCCAGCTATATCAGCAGGCGTCGATTGATCGCATAAAGGGCATTTCCACTACTCCGATGCCTCAATACTGGTATGACAATAAGGCTTGTGTTGTTAAAGAGGATGATAACCCAGATGTTGTTGAGGACAAGAAGTTCTGGGCACGTATTTGTGCTTGGCGCAAACCTTATTTTATGAGCTACATTTACCCCTCTCAGATGAAGGACTATAAAAAATATGTGGCTGCAGCTCGTAAGAGAATTAAATGGGAAGGTTTTGATGGCCTTGACGAGATGATGAAAAAGGAAGTCAAGAATGATGTTGATGAAGTTGTTATCCAATATTACCTTTACCGTATGCCCGTCGGTGTTAATTCCTGCACTATGAATCGTCTGTGCTGGATTATTGAAGATGAACTTGAAGAGTTTGAAGATGATTTGAAAAAGAAGCGTAAATTTGATTACGATTCTCTCAAGTCTGGTGATGAATATAAAAATTCTCAGTATTACGGTATTCGCCCTATCTTTAAAGAATATCTTCGATACGCACGAACAAACTCTGTTATCGACAATTCAAATACCAAGAACAAGGAAACCGGCGCAGATCGAATTGAGAAGTTGAATTTTTACAACGAAAATATGTTGCGTACCATGCATCAAAAATGTTCTGATGATAATATCCTTTGTGATATTTTGTTGGACCTCTGTAAGAAAAACGCCTCAAGTGTCTCGATTGTATGGGCTCTATTTCCTGATATTATTATTAAGCGTCTCTTTGATAAGGCTGGCAACAAGGCCCATGTTCTTGTTAAGGACGATAATGGTGATGTTGAATATTGTAGTGAGCGTTATAAAGACGTGTTAGTCGATATGAACAAAATTGAAGAGGAGGATGCGAATGGTAGTATTGAATGAACGTGAGTATGCAGAAGAACTGCTTCAAAAAGATGTGACTTGCAGAACCGCCGGGCACGCTTTACATTATATTGCAAAGCTTTATTTCTCTCAGGGGTACTCTAAGGAAGAAGTCAAGAAGAAGCTTGATGATTTTCTTGTGGCGCATATGTTTGGATATAATAGAGTTTTAGATGAGAACTTTATCGTGCAAGCGATTGCGTCCGCCAAAGGAAAACAATTGGTTGAACTTGATGGAGTAAGTGTTACAAAGTCTGAAACCCAGAAAATTCTTGCCTTGGATGGAAAACCGATGCAACGGCTCATGTTCACAATGCTTTGTTTGGCTAAGTTTCATATGGCTGTAAACAACAAGTGTAATTATTGGATTACGGAAGATACACGAGATATTTTCCGTATGGCTGGTGTTTCTGTAAATGTAGATAAGCAGAATGAAATGATTCGAGAACTGCGCAATCTTGGTTTTATTGGTTTTGCCAGCTTAAAGAAGATTGACAACTTGAACATTCATGTGTTAATCGCAGACGAAGAACCGCCTATCGCAGTTACAGTATCAAATTTCGAGACTGCTGGGATTCAGTGGAATCAGTTTTGCGGAAAGCCATACATCAGGTGTGAATGTTGCGGTCGTACCGTTGCTCGGACTGGGCGCAGACAAAAATATTGTCGTAAGTGCGCCAAAAGCATCAATATTGAGAAAACATCTCAAAATAGAAAAATGTTTGATTTATAAATCGTGCATTTTTGTATTATTTTAACACAGATACGTTGTATTTTTACATATTTATATAAAATCATTACGGGATAGTTATGGTAGGGAGAGAGAGCGAGGACGCTTGTTTTCTTCCTACCTATTTTATTTTGAAGGGATGTAATGACCTAAATGATCGAAATCACCAAAGCAGAAGCCAAAGAAATCCGTAAGGTTTATCCGCATGTCTTTATTGCAAAGACTCGTCACAAGCGTTTTATTGAGGAGTCTGTCCGCTATCTGGAGTTGATTCCGTTTAATATTGAAGCTCGTGAAATTGTTGAGCGTGCCAAGCGTGGCATTCGAGACTAATTTATGAAAGAACGAGGTACGGACTTTGGATTTTGAAATTCAGCTGCCCGAGGAGATCACTAACCTGATGAATGGTGGCGGTCTCCCATCTCCTGAGATGATGAACTTCTATGTTGACGAGAAGGATCGCATCTTCTTTATTGACTTTGAGATTGACCAGTCTCTGATTGAGATTGAGCGCAAGATTCTGCAGTACAACCGTATCGACAAGGATGTCCCTGTTGAGCAGCGCAAGCCTATTAAGCTGTTTATTTACAGCTATGGTGGCGAGCTGGACGCCATGTTCAGCTTTATTGATGTTGTTGCACTGAGCAAGACTCCTGTTTGGACGATTAACGCAGGTATTGCAATGAGCGCTGCTCTTGTGATGCTGTTGTCTGGTCAGAAGCGCTTTGCCCTGCCTCATTCTACTGCGCTGATTCACAGTGGCTCCGGCGGTGCGCAGGGTACTTTTGAGCAATCTAAGATGGCTATGGACTACTATGAGAAGCAGGTTGTGAAGATGCGTGAGTATATTATGGCCCACTCTACTATTGACAAGAAGACCATGACCAAGAATAAGGCTAAGGATTGGTATCTGGATGCTAACGAGCAGGTCAACTTTGGCATTGTAGATAAGATTTGCGATGATGTGGATGAATTCAATTAAGGGAGAGTTATAATATATGGCTAAGAGAAAGATTCCCACTGAGATTCCTATGGAGAAGATTACTGATCCTGATCAGTATGGTTTTTACGGCATTCAGCTCTGTGAAGAACAGCGAGTTCTTCGTGATGCCATTTGGAATCCCGATATTGATGTGGTGCTGGTGAATGCCTGTGCCGGTTCTGGCAAAACGCTTATTGCAACAGCGACTGCAAACTTGCTTGTTCAGTGTGGTTATTTTGACCATCTTACATATGTCGTCTCTAGCTATGGTGAGAAGCGTCAGGGATATCTTCCCGGAGATTTGGCACAAAAGAGCGAAATCTATTTTGCCCCATTCTATCAGGCACTTGTCAAGTGTGGCATTGATCCAAATAAAGTTATCAATGATGACACAATGGTAAATCAAAAGAATGGGACTGGTTATATTGATTGTATGACTCATACATTCCTTCGTGGTATGAATTTAAAAGGTATAATTTTGATCGATGAAAGTCAGAATTTCACTGTTCCTGAGTTGCGTACAACTATTTCTCGTTGTGATGGCAGTAATGGACAAAAAGTAAAACTGATTGTGATTGGTCATGACAAACAGTGCGACCTTGAAGATTCGTCCACTTCTGGTTTTACGAAATGTATTGAGCACTATTCAAAGCACGAGCGTGTTGCAATTTGTAATTTGACTATTGATCATCGCGGATGGATCAGCCAATGGGCTGATTTAATGGAGTGAGAAAAAATGTCTTTATCAAACGAAGAATTTCAAGAAAAAGCAAAAGAAAAGAACAAGAAAGTTACTGTTGTAGGTACTTTTTCACGTACAAAAGATAAAATCCTTGTGCGATGTAATCGCTGTGGTAGAGAATATTACGCTCTTGCAGAAAATATCCTTGTCGGGAAAGGTTGCGATATTTGTGCAAGAGGAGATCGGATAGCATCTCGTAAAAACAAATTAAAATATGAAAACGTCAAAACTTTATTTGAAGATCGTGGTTATACGCTGTTAACGAAAGAACCATCGTCAACAAAAAAGATTCATTTTATTTGTCCAAAGCATGGAGAAATGACTATTGGTTGGAATAATTTTTCGCATGGTGCCGGTTGTAGAAAATGTGCAGATGAAGACGTTGCGAAACGGCGTTGCAAAGATTTCAATGTGATATCGGATGCTTTTGCAAAACGCGGATATACTCTTTTATCAAAAAAAGAGGATTACCACAACGCTTCAACGAAACTGCATTATTTATGCCCTAAACATGGTGAACAACAAATCGACTGGAGTAATTTTCGAGCTGGAAAAGGGTGTCCAGAATGTGCAATTCACAAAAGTGATAGTCGAGTTGCTACTGGTTTGAAAGAATACTGCAAAAAGAAGTATCCTGATACAATTACGGAATACAGAGTGGTCAAGAATCCAAAGACTGGTCGATGGATGCCATATGATATTTACATTCCGTCTGAAAAGATTTTTTGCGAAGTTATGGGTGGGCAGCATTATAAATACACTCCATATTTTCATCGGGATGAAAGTCAATTTAAAGAACTCTGGGTACGTGATGAGATAAAGGAAGATTACGCCTGTTCTCATGGACGCTATATTGAAATTGATCTGCGCAAGGTAAAGACGGTTGAAGACGCCATCAAAAAATTTGAAGGTATACATCATAGTTGGATCAGCCAATGGGCAAGTTTGCTTGATGTGAAGTTTCCAGAAATCAATATGGAAAACTATTATGGCAAATATGGCCTTATTTGAATGCTAAAATACTTCAAAATTGAAATAAAATATAAGGGAGAATAGAATTATGGTTGCTAAGAAGAGTGTTGTTTTTAAGAACGCTATTATTGATACTGCCGAGGGTACTATCACCGAGATTACCAAGGATGGCGAGAATGTCTTCAATCTGAATGAAGCTCTGGCAAAGTGGGATGGTATTGAGGGTGTCACCATCAATATTTCCACTTCTGATGAGCTGCTGGGCGACCCGGCTTGATGCCAATGGGTTGCTATAATAAACGGCCAGAAGAAACGAGCGATGACTTCTTTGTAAGAATCGGGAATGCTGTTCTGGCTAGAGAGTTGACTTGGGATGGCGCATCCAAGGTGCTCAATGATGAGTTGGGTAAGAATTTTGGTGAGTGCGCATATCGCAAGCGTTTTAAGGCATTCCGTGCGGGTATGCAGTATCAGGAGTCCTTATCTAATAGAGATGTGGGAACCTGCATTCTGTCTATTTCCGACCTACATATTCCATTCCAGAAGTCCATTGAGACTTTTAGTGAGTATGCTGGAAAGATTGATATCCTTCAGATAAACGGGGATCTGGTAGATGCGCAGGCCATTTCTCGTTTCAATAAGGTGTATCGTAAGAGTCCAATGGAGGAAATTCTGATTGCACGTCAGTATATGATTGACCTAATTGAGATACTTCAGCCTAAGAAGGTTATTGTAAATTATGGTAATCATGACTTACGTTTCCAGAATTATCTTGCTAAGAATCTGGACACCGACTTGCTTGAACTGATGCCAAAGACATCTTTGGAGCTTATTTTTGTTGATGGCTTTAACCATTACAACAAGGAGCTTCATACAAAGGTTCATTACGACCCTCTGACTGATGTTTTTAAGGATAGTGGTATCGAGATTGTTTATAACGATACTTGGTTTAGTTTCGTTGGTGAAACAATTTTTGTGCATCCACTTGCTTATTCTAGCGGTATGTTGAAAACAGCAGAAAAGGCATATCGGTATTTCAAGGATAATGATTATTTCTTTGATACTATCGTGATGGCACACACTCATAAAACAGGTCATTATGATATCGGTAATTCTGTAATTTATGAGCAGGGCTGTTGTTGTGAGACATCAAAAATGGATTACGCAGATGGAAAATTAACACCATCTCAGCGAGAAGGATTTATTCTGGTTTATCAGGATAAATTCGGAAGGCTGAATGAAGATAAGACGCACATTGTACGTCTAAATTAAAAAGCGGTGAGCCCCTACCACTAAACGGGGACTTAAAAAAGAAGTACGACCGCAAGGTCTGCTTGGGACATCATTTGTTGTCTCCTTTTCTATGTGCTGGGGCGATTGCTCCAGCTTATTGTGCCGCCTTAATTTAATGGTAGAATGGGAAATTTGTAATTTTCACATACGGGTTCGATTCCTGTAGGTGGCATGGCAAAAGCGGTCATTGGTTGCAACCGTTTATAAGCTGTAAAGTCAGACGCAGAGTAGCTTTGAGGAGCAAAATGCCAAGCCAATCGTGTTTCGCTACGTTAATGCGAAGCTTTAAAAGTCTAAAACAAGCGTTTTATCAACACGAGAACAATTCAACTAGCTCGGATGGCTTGATGGATGCTTGTTTTATATGGCTCTATAGCTCAGTTGGTTAGAGCATCTGACTGTTAATCAGAGTGTCGCCAGTTCAACTCTGGCTAGGGCCTCCAAAGATCATACGGCTATTCCCTACACCTTTATATAAAGGTAGCTGTGCAGGAAAGTAGGGTTATTGTGCGGTCTTACTCAAGTGGTTGAAGAGAACGGTCTTGAACACCGTTAGGTCGGTAAACCCGATGCCAGAGTTCGAATCTCTGAGACCGCGCCAGTCCTTCTCCCGGAGGGCTTGTAATTAAAACCGGTTCCCTACCACCGGCTAAAAGGTAGGATTTGTTGTGTATCCGTAGCCAAGCTGGTAAGGCACTCGACTTTTAATCGAGGTATCGCAGAGTTCAAATCTCGCCGGATACACCAAGTATGCGCCTATAATTCAAAGGTAGAAGTCAGGTCTCTAAAACCTGTATGTGCTGTCTCGAAAGCAGCTGGGCGTGCCAAAAATGGCTTCCAATTCGCGGTTGGAGGCAAGTCCGAAGTCGATCTATGATTAACCTGTGATGCGCACACGATTAAGAAATAGATGACATTTAGGCATTATATAACGCGGGATACAGCAGTCTGGTAGCTAATCGTCCTCATAAGTCGAAAGTCGTTGGTTCAAATCCAACTCCCGCACCCAACATCTCCCCTTTCGCAAGCCTATCGCCAGTTTTCTACTCCCTCTGGCGATAGGTTCTTTTATGAACAGTCCTGCCTGTGTATTTCAGGTGGCACGGTCGGCGTAAAGCTGGCCGTAAATACAAAATTTAGCCGATTCGTCGGCAGGGCGTAAGCCCAAATAGATGATAAAGGCCTTAGCTCACTACGGTGTCAAAATGCTGAGGTCGAATTTTGAACAGAACCTGTTAAGCCTCTCAACGATGCGTATCATAGCAGGTCTTTTATAGAATTAAATTCACCCGGCCTCCCAGATTATTGGTGCTCATGAGGGTGGATCTTTTGTTTGCCGTAGGATGTGCGCACGTTCTACGGCTTTTATTTTTGAACGGAAAGAGGTGACTAAATGCCGCGTAAGAAAAAAGTCATAGACCAAGATATTATTCTTGAGGGGACAGAAAACAAGAAGACTTTTAAATGTCTACGTTGTGGAAAAGAATATGACGTGGCAGTTGGTCACTTTTATAAAATTACATATTCAAGTTTATGGAAAGCAAATGATTGTTACGCGCCTATTTGTAAGGATTGTGTGAACGAGATGTTTGATGAATATTCTCGTAAATTTGGAAGTGATCGTACTGCCTGTATAATCATGTCTCATGTTTTAGACGTACCATTTTACAATTCACTTTTTGATTCAATTAGTCAAAACAATGGCCGTGTAACGATGGGTTTGCTACTTCGGATTATCGGAAACGCTCGTAACTATCAATTTCAAACTTTCTCTAACACTCTTGTGAACGGTGAACTCAATAAAAACGCTCTCGATTTACAGGAAGAGAAGGAACAGAAGTGGTCGAAAGCAGAGATTCAAGCAAAGGATGACTGTATTTCTGTTATTGGATACGACCCATTTGATGGTTACAACGAGGGTGACCGTCGCTATTTGTTTAGTGAACTCATCAAGTATTTTGAGGATGGTATTGAGGACGATCCATTCAAGCTATCCCAGATTGTTCAGGTCGTGAACAATAATAATCAGATTCGACAAATCGACTTGCAGATTGCCCGCTTAAACCCGATGAACTCGGCTGAGGCAATCAAAAGTCTGAATGACATTAAGGTTAAGCTAGTTTCTAATAACGACAAGATTGCCAAGGAAAATGAGATTTCTGTCAAGAACCGTTCCAACAAGGATGCAGGACGTAATACGCTTACATTCTTAATGAAGGATATGCGTGAAAAGGATATTGCTGGCGCAGAAGCAAACTTCTACGATCAGTTACGGTCTCCTGGTACTCAATGGGCGGCAGATATGAGCTCTAAGGCAATCAAGGAAAACGCTTTCTTTGACGAAAATGACCAGCAGGAAATTTTCGATATACAAAGAGAACTGATTGATAAGTTTCAGAAAGAAAGTGATGATGCGAAGGAAAAATACAGGCTGTCTTTGATTGAGAATCAGCGGCTCAAGGAGCTGTTGGAAGATGCCGGTGTTGACGCAAGCGTAAAAGATACGGATGGTGATGCCGTATGAGGTTGAAACAAAGAGCGCCTATTATTACAGCCGCAAAACGTAAGATTTATGAGTGTGATGCGGCAACGATTGCATTCTATCGGCGCAATCCTGTTATTGCGGCCAGAGATTTATTGGGCATCCAACTATTTGACGCTCAGGCATATATGCTGGAACAAAGCTGGAATGCAAGTCATGTTCTTTAGGCGTGTAGTCGAAACTTTGGCAAGTCTTTTGTAGGTTCTGTTTTCATTATCCTAAAGGCAATATTATATGAGAACCAGTCTATTTACATTGTAAGTAATGTAGGTGATCAGGCAAAAGAGACATTTAATAAGATCGAGGAAATTGTTACTCGTGTTGGTAAGACGGCTGCGTCTATCCGTAGTCTGCAAGATATTGCAGAGAAAGAAACGAAAAAGTCTGCAACCAACAAAAGTGGTTTTAGTCATAATCCCGCCGGGTATGTTGTTGAGTTTTATAACGGTAGTTCTATTAACACTTTGAACTCCAACCCAGATGGTGTGCGTGGCAAGCGAGCTAGTCTTATTTTCTTTGATGAGGCGGCATTCTGCTCCGACGAACTGATTGTTGTCTGTGAAGCTTTTGCAACACAGAATACGGATTTCGTCACTGATACTGACAGTGACTATAATCCTGAAATGCAGCCTCGTCAGGTTCCTACTCAGCTAGTTTATGCTTCAAGTCAGGACACGATGGACAAGCTTTTTTATAAATACTACAAACAATTTGCAAAGCGCATGATTGCAGGAGATCGAGATTATTTTGTTTGTGATATGATTTGTGACGTTGCAATCAAAGTTTATATGAAGGGTAAGCCATACAAAGCACTATTGACACAAGACAAGGTAGATGCAGCTCTAAAGTCAAATAAAATGAAGGCGTTGCGTGAATATTATAATCGACCAAGCCGTGATGGTGGCGTAAACCAGATCATCAAATGGGGTACGGTTCGTCGCAATGAGCGAAAGTATATCCCACAGCTTTATTGGGATAGGAACTATCAGTATATTCTTGCGTTTGATCCTGCCCGCACAATGGATAACTCTATTGTTGGCGTTATGCGTATTTATAACGATCCAGAAAACGGCATGTGTGGCGACATTATAAATTGCGTGAACATGGTTGATCTTGCAAACGAGAAAAAATTCAAGCTCGATTCTAATCGTCAGCTTGAGCAGTTGCATGAGTTGATTCTACATTACAATGGTCAAAATCCTGATTACGAGTACATTGATAGATTGATGATTGACCAAGGCGCTGGCGGCGGTGGTACTTCCACATATGCGGACGGTTTACTTAACAATTGGACTGATAAAACAGGCGCAGAACATCGTGGTTTTATCGACGCAAATCATGAATTATATGAAGGATATGATACCCGTTACCCAGATGCTGTTGATAAGCTACGTCTAATTAGTCCTCGTAAATTCCGTACTGCAATGGTTGAGGAATTTATTGAGCTGATGAATCTTGGTGTCATTCATTTTCCTCTTGAATACAACGGCGGAGATTATGTTCAGGTAGTAGACGGTGTGGATAAATCAACTGGTCAAGAAATTTTGAAGACGCATGAACTTTCCTTAGAGGAACAGACTGCGTGGGTTAACATCGACTTGATGAAGAACGAGATCACAAGTATTCAGAAAACGACAAACTCTGAAAATACGACCGTAACATATGCTTTGGCACCCGATGTTGCCAACAAAATTCACGATGATAGGTTCTATGTTGCAATTTTACTTGCTCATCGTCTATACGAATTACGTCGTAAGGATAAAGTGCGCCAGTCTGCGGTGGAGACAATGACTGCTCCGCCGATTTGTATTTCTAACATTGACTTCTAAGCAGAGGAGGTGAAAATGTGGCAAGAAAGAAAAAGGAAGATTTTGATGTCGTGACTGCTTCACAGACAGATGACGGTACTGTAGTTATTACCTCTTTGAATGAACTTTCAGAAGAGAGAATGAATAACGTCATCCGAAATGCAGTTGCGTCTTATGACCCTGAAAATAAGCAGTATAGTACATATCTGAAAATTTCAGCCTCCTCTGAGACACTGACCGTTGACCGAATTGATGAGCTTGCACAAGGGCTACAGTCAAGTCTGACGAATGTGCAGACGGTCAATGGAATCATCCGTAATTACATCAACAAGGATGACCTGATTGGCATTACTTATGATGCGATTGAGGCGAATGTTAATACTGAGTTCAAATGCAGTTTCGCTCAGTTCCCTGAACAGCGTAATAAGACAAAACAGGTAAATTACGCCCGTGAAGTGATTGATGACTTCAACGCACAAATCAATGTGCGAAGTCTGCTACGTGCCGCCATTCCGATGACTTACGCAGAGGGCACTTATATTACATATCTGCGTCAGAAGGATGAGAACTACATTGTAGACTATTACCCTCTTGGTATTGCTGAGATAAGTGATTACCTATCAAATGGACAGCCTGTTGTGCTTATTAACATGTCTAAACTGAAATCTGCTTTGAGCAAATCTATGCTGAAGGACAAGAAGAATAAAGCACTGTTCTTTGAAAATCAGGAGACTGAGATTCAGAACAACTATCCAGATGAGGTGTATCAGGCGTTTAAAAATGGTGACACATATGCAAAATTGGATGTTGATCATTGTGGCGTGATTCGTATTGGCAATATGGGGCAAAAATATGGTGTCTCTCCCCTATTCCGCGCCTTGCGTCCTGCATTGATGCTTGAGACTTTTGATACCTCAGACCGTGTAAATGCTAAGGCAAAGGCAAAGAAAATCATCTGGCAACAGCTTGACCCTGCATTGATGGGTCCAAACAACGACAAGAAGGGTTTTGCTGAACAGGTGACAGCACACGATAACCTACTGCGTGCATGGAAGCAGAACACTGTGCTTGTGACGACCGCTCCTTATGTAAAGGATATAAAGTATGTTGAGCCAAAAGTTGAGATGACAAATATCGAGACTGTCAAACAGTATCGCAACCGAGAAATGGCTGCTTTGGGTATTAGTTTTTTGAACACTGACGGTCAGCAGACTGTTTCAACTGCAAAAGTGTCTCTTGACCAGTTGATGAAAAATATCGGTAAGATTGCAGAACAGATTGAAGATGTATTAAAGCGATGGTACCGTATTCGCCTTGAAGATGCAGGTGTAGACCCGATGTACTGCCCTGATGTGAAAGTCTCTACTACTGAAATGATGGGTATGGAGATGAAGAAGGCGATTGCTCAGTTCCTGTTTACCACTTTGAACTGTTCTTACAAGACTGCTTACGAGTATATGGGACTTCATGCTGAGGACGAACTACGCAAGCGTCAGGCTGAAACCGAGGAAGGTTATGATGATGTGTTTGTGGCTCGCCAGACCTCTTATACATCGACCGGTAATTCCGGCGGTGGTGGTGACAGTGATAAAAAGACAGGTCGTCCAAAGGGCGAGGAAACTGAAAAACAAATTTATGACCAGCAGAGAAATGAAGATAGTAAGTGAGGTGATGAACGATGAGTAAGGAGTATTTCTATAGTAGAAACATCTGTTGCTCTGAGATTACGGAGCATCCAGACCACTATCTTGCCAAGTTTGTCATCTGTGATTTCTCAGTAAATGGGAATCAGGTTGCTTTGAACCGTGAAACCATTGAAAGTTGGATGAGTACACTGGTTGGCAACCCGCTTGTTGGTAAGTTGGTCGTAGCTCCAAAGGGTGAACTGGATTTTTCCGGTCACAATATGAAAGTCGTCACCAGAAAAGACGACGATGGCAATGAATACAAGACTGCCGAATTTGACACTGATGCATTCGGTAGTTTTCAGTCAGTCGGTATCGAGAGAATTGACGATACCGACTTTATTGTTGCCTCTTGTAAGATCTGGAAGCGATATCCAAAGGCTTGTGCGACGATTCTGCGCCGTATTGAGAGCGGCACGTTAAATACCAGTTGGGAAATTGATGTGCTAAAAGCTCATAAGGGAATCGTGGGTGGCCGCATGGCAAAAATTATTGACGATGGCGTGTTTACTGCACATTGTTTGCTTGGTGCAAATGTTGAACCGGCATATAAGTGCTCTAAACTGCTTGAAGTCGCTGAAACCGATTTTGGTCTTGAATTGGCAAATGCCTATATCGAGGACACAAAAGAGATTTCAAATATAGAATCTAATGAAAAGGAGGCAAAAAATTTGAAACTGAATAAGGACAAGGAGACTCAGACTGCACAGATCGAGCCCACTAAGCCTGAGCAGGCAGAGCAGACTCCCGTTGGCGAGCCTGACGCCGCACCTGCTACTGAGCCCACCACTCCGGCAGAGCCTGATGTTCAGACTTCCGAGGAAGGCGGTGAAACCCATCCCACGACTGAGCCTGAAACTGGTACTGAGCCTGCTGGTGAGCCAGAACCGGAGTCTACCACTGAGACTTCCAGTTTGACCGGTCATGACCTGTACGAGAAGCTGAATGAGGCTGTTGTGAAGTTTAATTCAGATATGTATCTAGCCGAAGTGTTCCCCGAAGATCACACTATCTGGTGTAAGAAATTCGGTCGTTGTATGAACGATTTGGATTACATCATGTTCTCTTACACCGTTGAGGGCAACGAGGTTTCTCTTGGCGAGCCGCAGCGTATCACTTTGACTGTTTCTATTTCTGATGTTAATACCAAGATTGCGGAGCTGAATAACACTATTGCAAGTCTGAATACTGAATTGCAGAGTGCAAAGGAAGAGGTTGCTTCTCTGGCTCCATATAAGGATCAGGCAGAGAAGGCAGAGGCAGAAAAAGCGGCTGCAGAGCTTGCACAGAAGAAGGAGTGTCTGCGTCAGTACGCAATCTCCAGCAAGATGATTACTGAAGCTGAAGTTTCCGAGGGTGGCAACTACGCAAGTCTGATTGAGAATCTGGATGAGACCGGCATTAAGAGTGTGATTGCCGAGCGTTGTGTTGAAGCTGCCAAGAAGGCTACTGAAAAGAAGATTGAGACCTCTGAGGTACATAAGTCTGAGAGTATCAAGCTGAATTTGAATGAAACCAAGTATAACACCACTAACGCTAACAAGCGTGACGCATGGCGGGAATATTTGGGTAAGTAATAACATTTGAGAGAAAGGAAAAATATTATGATTCGTGAACTGATGGTGAACGGCGCGAAGAATATTCCCGCTAACTATGCCGCAAAGGTCGCTATGGTCACCGGTATGGGTGTTCAGCTGGTTAAGGGCGAAGTTGTTCTGCCCTCTGCTGAGACCTCTGATGACCTGTACATGGTCGCACATGAGTTTAACCCGGAGGGCATTTATTCTAGCCTGACCAATTTTGATGACTATGATGAGATGGTCACTGCTATTAAGGCAAACCAGTTTGTTAAGCTGGTTCCTCTGTATGTTGGTGAGCAGTACGGTACTGACCAGTATGCTTCCGGTATTGCTATTGATGGCAATAAGGGTAAGGTGCTGAAGGTTGGCACTGACGGCAAGTGGGATGTTGCTACTGATGCGTCTCGTTATGAGCTGCATGACATTATGGATGATAACGGCCACAAGCTGATTGTTATTCGTGTGCTGGATGTTGCAAAGACTGTTGCTTGATTAAAAATTTAAGCTGAGAAATATGATACGTGAAATTTAAAACCGTCACTTTCGAGCGACGGCTTTTATTTTTGCGCGAAGAGAAAGGAAATGAATTATGGCACTGAATATTGAAGTGGCTGAGCTGATGAAGAAGCCCGGTCGTGTTTATAGTGTTGCTGAGAAGACTCAGTACAATCTGCCCATGGATGCCGAAGACAAGGAGATTGCAGAGATTTGCGAGGCACATATCAACGAGCTGATTGACAGAGGCGACCCCGACCGCGAGATTGCTCAGTTTGTGAATCGTACCGTGACCGACGACACCTACAATGCTCCCGACGAGCTGCTGGATGCCATGTTTACTCGTGGCAACGTTGGCGAGAATGATGATTATCAGGCAGAGCGCAACGTGAAGAACACACTGGTTGCGCATGAGGCCGCTAAGGGCGGTAATGTCCCGAAGTCTTACCTGCACTTTGAGGTTATTAAGCCTACTTGGAAGAACATTCAGGTGGAAACTGATATTTCTTTCAATGAGATTCGCCGGAATGGTTGGAAGTCCATTGCTACACTGACCACCTATATGAGCGAGACTCTGAAGAATAAGATGTTCTATGACATTTTTGGCATGGTTGATGACATGATTACTGGTGGCGATCAGCTTATTACTGTTGCCGGTAAGGAACCCACTGTGGAGGCTATGGACGCACTGACCCTGTATCTGAATGAGTATGCAGATGGTGCAAATCCGTTTACCGTCAGCCTGCAGAAGTATTGTGCAAAGATGCGTCGTATGACTGGCTATGCTCAGTATCTGTCTGATGCTTCTAAGGACGAGTTTAACCGTTATGGTCTGGTTAAGACTTACGATGGTGTTGCTGTCACTGGCATTAGTTCTGCAAAGCGCCTGGGTGATGGCTCTATGCTTCTACCCGATGCCCGCATCTTCGGAATCGGAGGTGTTGTGGGTAACCTTGATATGAAGGGTGAAACCCATACTTATGAGGATTACGACAACAATAACGAGAAGGTTCACCTGATGCTGAAGGACTTCTCTTATGGCTACTGCATCACTCATCCTGAGCGTGTCGCTAAGATTGTTCTGCAGAAGTAATAAATCCTTAGTTTTACCAAAGGCAAATTTGAGCGGGGACTTTGCGGTCTCCGCTTTTATAGAAAAGGAGACAAATTATGAGTTCCGTGATGGAAAAGAAGTTTATTGACGTTCTGAACTGCGACGATAACGTGGTTACCATTTCGTCACTGAACGGTAAGGGTTATACTTTCGAGCCCGGTAGTGTGGAAGAGCCTTGTGTGATTCCTATTCCGCCGGAAGAGATCATGTATATGAACAGCACTTGTTTTGCGTTCAAGAATGGTATTCTGCGTTTTCGCCCTGAAGAGCAGAATGAAATCTTTAAGGCTATTGGAATTAAGGGTGACGATGTTTTGTTCATTGAAGATATCGACAATGCGATTCTAAATCCCACTGTCGAGAATCTTCAGCGTATGATTGACATTAAGGATGGTGCTCAGTTTGAGCGTATTCGTGGTCGCTTTTATCGTATGACCAATGCCGGTGAAGATCTGTCTACCAAGGTCAAGCGCCTGATTGACGAGCGTTATAAGGAGCTCCGTGCTGGAAAGCGTAACAGTGAGCTGTCTGTCGTACCTGCGACCAAGTCTGCTGATAATGTTCAGGCCGAACTTGAAACTGCAAAGAATCAGATGGCTGAAATGCAGAAGCAGATGCAGGCTATGATGGCACAGATGCAGGCTATGATGGCAGGCGCACAGACTGTTGCACCGGATAATTCTGTAGAAAAGACTACTGTCAAGCGTGGCCGTAAGAAGGCAGAGGCAGAAAAGGCGGAGGTTGTTCCCGCCGAGTAAGATTGGAGGGATAATGTGACCGCATTTTCGGAAATATACGACAAGTTCTACGAGCTGGTCGAAACTGATAGTAATTTCTTTCAGTATTTTGACCTGAGCGAGAATGAAGTGCGAGATCTTGTACATGACCGTGCAAAAAGTTATTTGATGGAGTCACTTTCTGTGATTACCAGAAACATTGAACCGGAAGAGGATTTTAGTTTCGATGATTACGATTCAGAACTAGAAGAGTTTAATTCAGATCTCACATTCGATGAGATTGATATGTTAGCGCATTTGATGTTGGAGCAACATTTTAAGCGTGAGTTTGGGAAGTTGAAAGCATTTAGCGCACAGGACCTTCCTACGAGTTTACAAGTATTCTCCCCTGCTAATGAGCGCACGAGTATTCGTGCTCTTGTGAAAGACATTCACGAGGAGAATATGACGATGTTAGACAACTATATGGCAAAAGACCGCTCGACCCGTAAGCGTAAGACCATCGACTATGATACATACGCTTCCTACTCTGAGTAAGGAGGTATACCGATGGATTTTTATACGAGGGCACGAGCTGTAGGTGGTGCCGCAAAGATGTCTAACAAAAAGGATGTTAAAATTGCTTTTGCAAAGCGAGATTTCGCTGCTCATTTTAAGGACAGTGTTGACTACGAGGATAATACTCTTGTAAATGGCTTGCCTCAGAAATTGGTCGTCAGTCGCAGTAACAGTATTGCTAAAGAAAAGAAAATCTGGGCCTATCCGGGTGATTCTTTGAACCTTGGCGATATTGTTGACTGCTACAACTGTAAATGGCTAGTTACTGAAATCGAGCCAAATGATGAAATTTTTCTTCGTGGCAAAATGGAGCTGTGTAACCGTCAGATTCAGTGGCAAAACCCGATTACTGGAGAGATTATCTCTCGCTGGGCAACTCTGAGTAAGCCGTACTATGCAAACAATAAGGAAATCGTTGTAACTTCTATGAGTCAGCGTGAGTACAAGGTACAGATGCCTTTTGATGATGAGACTGCACTGATTGATTTGGATAAGCGATTTATGCTAGAAATTATCAACGGAGAGCCGAAGACGTATGTTACGACATCTGTTGACCAGAGTACAGAGCGTTACGAACTGCATGGTAAAACACAGGGATTCCTTGTGTTGAACATCCGGCAGGATCAGTATAACAGTAAGACGGATAATGCTGAGAAGATGATTTGTGATTATTTTGAGCCAAACAAAATCGACGAATCAGAAATAGATTCTCGTGTGACTGCTACTATAAAGTATGTAGGAAAACCAGAGGTTCGTATTGGTGGTTCTTGGAAAAAATTCTCTCCTATGTTCACAAGTGTTGCTGGCGAGGAAATTACTGAAATTGCTAAGTGGAAGTTCGTTTGCCTTGAGGAATTCAAGGAATTTGTAGAAACGCAGACTGCAGACGATGGTACTTTTAAAATTCGTATTTTGAATAATAGTATTATGGACGGCTCAACTGTTAGGATTTCTCTGGCAAATGCAGATGGTACGGCAAATACATCTATCGAATGTAAGGTGGTGAGTTTGCTGTGACAACGAGTGAGCTGATTACAGAGTATAAAAACAAATTGGCCTTGAAGCTGGTCAATACTGATGGGCTTGTTGAAGCGATGGGTAATGATGACATTGAAGAGCCTGACGAGGCGATTTATACATACATCTTCCCATACTTCCATATTCCTGACACGATTGAGGCAGCGCACAGCTATATTTGTTTTAAGGTAAATATGACTGACCGAAGCAACGTCAACGACTGGTATGAAAACTTCACACTTACTGTGTGGGTTATTGTGAACCAGGCGCTGATGAAAATGAAGGGCCATGGTGGTGCAACACGAGTTGACTATCTGAGTGGTCTTGTGGAAAAAGAACTACACGGCAGTACAATTTTTGGAATCAAACAGCTTAAAATCACATCCAATATCGAGGACAATATGGATTTACACCATCGTGTGCGAATTATGACGTTCAAGACGCAGGATTTGGATGACCTTGTGGGGTGTGGCTGATGGAGCTTCGGGAAATGTATGAGCCAAGCTTGATGCGCGGAAGAGACTTTAAAATCAACGACAAAATTACGATTCACATGCCTTCGGTCGGTGACATCATCGATTATGGTGAGCAAAAGTATTTTCAGTTGGTTTATTTATTCTGTTCTACATCGAGCGATTACAAGGCACAGCTTGACTCTGTTGGAATTGATTGGCAGAAGATTTCGGACTTTGAAATGTTCCGGCAACTTTTTATAGGCAATAAAGATCAAGATATGTCTATTTTGCTTGGCGATATGGACACTTCTGGGTTTATGATGGCGAAAGATAACATAAGTGGTGAGATCGTATTACACAACAGGCTTACGGACACTCGTATTGACCATGTGGTGTATGAAACGATTTCTCAGTACCTATGTGCTGCGAATGGAATTGAAAAGCATTCCGAGTTTGCTGCCGACGAACCGACAAGAATTGCAATGATAGAGGAAGCCAGAGACAACTTGGAGTATCAAAAAATTAAGCGTTATGAACCACACCTTGCGGAGCTTGTGCTCTCGATGGCGTGTTCGTCTGGCTTTAAAGCGGATTACTTCAAGGCTATGGATTACCCTATGAGTGTATTCATGAATCATGTAAGAAAGATTCAGCAAATAAAAAGTTACGACAATACGATGCATGGCGTTTACGCTGGCACCGTGGAATTTGGAAAGATTCCAAAAGCACAACTGGATTGGACGAGCAAGGTTGATTGACCTTGCTCTTTTATTTTTATCCAAATAAATTGAAAGGAAGAATATTATGAGCGATTTTAATTTTAATGAGGTCGTTATTGACCGCGTTCATCGCATTCACGAGTATGATCTGAACGGCAAGCGTCTGTGGACCATGAATCAGGTTAAGGATTTCAAGCTGACTCTGGGCGGCGAGACTGTTTACGCTCAGGATGCACAGGGCGTTAATATCATGGCATTCGATAAGAGTAAGACTGCAGAGGCAGATTGGTCTAATGCTCTGATGCATCTGGGTGCTCTGGCAGAGCAGATGGGCTCCAAGAAGGAGGTTGCTTCCTCTGAGGCAAAGCAGGTCTTTACCACTGTTGAGTACCTGACTTCTGCTGACGGCAAGAAGCTGACTCTGACCCATACCCCCAAGACTGCTGTTGTAAATGCCCCCTTTAAGTACATCGATCTGGTCGATGGTCAGGGTAATGCACTGAAGACCTTTGAGCTGGGTGAGACCGCAGAGTCTCAGTTTTCTGTTACTGGTACTGAGGTCACTCTGCCCACTGGTGCAGATCTGAAGGCTGGCGACCGCTTTGTTGTGAAGTATCAGTACGAGAGCGAGGAGGGTATTGCTATCAATGATAGCGCCGATAAGTTCTCTACCGAGGGCGAGTTCGTGATTGAGGCATTCTGCTACAATCCCTGCGATAAGGCAAATAAGAAGCTGATGCGTATCATCTTCCCGAATGCCAAGATGGATAATGCTATCGATATGACTTTCACTAATGAGCTGGCTCATCCGGTCAAGATTAGCGCTACTCAGGAATACTGCTCTGAAGACAAGCGCCTGTTCCGTATTGAGACTGCTGCTGCCTAATGGCAAATCTGAATTGGTGCCGTACTTGCGGAAAAGAATATCCGGTTTGCCCGCATTGCGAGCAGGATGCGCGTCTTAATCCTTGGCGAATGATTTGCGACACTGAGCCGCACTTTCTTGTGTGGACTGCCGTAAACCAGTATCGTCAGGGAATTATTTCAAAAGAGACGGCAAAAGCAGATCTGACTACTCTTTTGATGCGCAAGTACAAGAATGTTACGAAAGCCGAGGTAGAGACTTTTATCCCAGCTGTTCGTGATGTTTTCCATGAGATCATGGATGAGCCTGCAAAGGCTGAGAATGAGTCATCTAGTGATGTAAATGATGAGACGCCCGTGAAGCCGGTAGTTAAGAGAACATCAAATCGTAAGGGGCGGGCATAACCGCCCCTTCGTTTTTCGTGGTGGTTTTATGGAGAAAAAGAACAGGACAAAGTTTAATGTCAGTAAGAATCCAGCAGATAGAACATATGACGGCGTAGTTTATGATAGTAAGGCAGAAATGTTGTTTTATCGAGATATTGTATTGCCAAGGCTGGCAAGCGGCGAAATTGTAGAGTGTCGTAAGCAAGTCCCATTCCTTCTGCAGGAAGCGTTCCGCCGGGTCGATAAGGACGGAAAGGACGTAGCGGTGCGGAAGATTGATTATGTGGCGGACTATGAAATTACATATCGAGATGGCAGCAAACAAGTGATTGATACGAAAGGATTCGCTGATAGTGTTGCGCTGATGAAGCGCAAGATGTTCTGGTTCAAGTATCCTGATGTAGATTACCGCTGGATCACATACTCCAAAATTGATGGAGGTTGGGTCGATTACGACGACCTAAAAAAAGCTCGAAAAGAGCGAAAGAAATTAAAGCAAGCACAGACGAAAGGGAGATAAAATGAAGGTTTTAAATTTTCAGGAGCGAAATGAGTTTCTTGATGAAGTAGTTAAGGCATGTACTATTGACGGTGATTATCAGCCTGCACTGCTTGATGTGGTGTTTCGGCTAACCGTTCTAAAGTATTTTGCGGATTATGATTATCGTAGTGAGCCGCAGAGTGAGTGGCCGCGTATTGCTTACGAGTCTTTTAACTTCAAGATTAACAAGGCTGGTTGTGATACTTCTGCATTCTGGGATCAGTACGATTCTCTGGAGAAGGCTGTCCACGAGCATATTGACCGTTCTCATAAAGAATGGCTTGTCCTTGGTCTCTGTGGCAAGCTCAACGAGATTATTAAGAAGCCTGACCCTATTTCTGATTTCGTTGACTTTATGGAGAACTATTTGAATGATGTGAAGGGTAACTTGAAAGACTTTGATGTTGAAAAGTTTTCTGAAGTAACTTCTGCCCTGCTGGACAATAAGCAGGAGATCTCTGCTGTGCTGGCAAAAGATAAAAAGGAATAAACACTTTTAGAGGTGGGTTGGAGGGAATTTTAATATGGCTACAAGAAGTAAACCGCTGAAGTTATGGGATGCTGAGAAGTTCAAGAACGTAAACCAAGTGTCTTTGAAATACTGGGATAGATATGAGAATGATATGGGCATCCGTGATCTCAGCCCGTCTACTGTTTATAATTATGAATCGGATTTCAAACAGTGGATGATTTATGTTTTGGACAATCAGGGCAATGCCCCTGTGACGGAACTTGAAGAAGAGGATATTGAGGAATTTCTGTTCTACTGTAAGAAGCATGGAAACAACTCTGCTCGTATGAAGCGTCGCATGAGTACGATTTCTGCGCTATATCGGTATCTTCGCAAGAAGAAAATCATCAAAGAAAATCCGATGGAGTTTATTGACCGCCCGACTAAGGATGTGGCTGTTGTGAAGCAGACATACCTTACGCCTGATGAGGTTAAGTTGATGCGAGAGAAGTTGAACGCTCTGGTTGAATCTGCGACCACTGTTCACATGAAGGATAATGCGATGACACTGCGTCTGTACGCACTGTTCTCGCTATCCACTATGGCTCGTGTCAATGCTGTGCGGAATACACTCTGGAAGTCTATCGATTATGAGAACCGTATGGTGCATGACGTTCTGGAAAAGGAAGGTAAAATCGTTGATTTGATGTTCAGCAAGGAAGTTTCTGAGCTTTTGAAAGAACTGAAAGAATATCGCACTGAGCATGATATTGAGGATGGCGGCTATGTGTTTGTTGGTACGAAAATCAATGGCGCATGGATGCCGATTACTTCAAGCACTGCCGGTGATTGGTGTAAGAAGATTGGTGAGATGATTGATGAGCCTACGCTGCATCCGCACGATTTCCGGCACAGTGGTGCTACCCTGCTGAAGAATGCAGGTATGAGTCTGGAAGATGTCTCTTCCCTGCTCAACCATGCTGGCACGGATGTGACCAACAAGTATTATATCAAAAAGGATACGACAAAGATTCAGTCTGCGAAGGATCGGTTCGAGATTTGAGGTGGAATGAATGAAACAGTCATACACAAACTTCGATGATCTATTGAGTGATGTGGCAGATGGTGTGGAGCAAATTATGCAGGACGTAGCTCCGCAAATCGAAACAGTTCTTCAAGCAAGTGCGAAGAAAAATATTCAGTCACAATCAGCCCGTTCTGCTGGAATCGAAGATGCAAATAATATTGTAAGTAGTGTGACTCGTGATGGAAACATTGTTACGATGATTGTGAAAGACATCGCAAAACCGCAACCGTCTTATTTTCTTGGTGGGAAGAAGTTCGATTCTCAACGTGTAGCAGATACTTTATTGTACAGAGAATATCATTTTGGTGGCTCACCGATTGTTTGGAACGAATATGGTGGGGCAAATATTCTATTTGATGAACGTGAGAACGCGGCTGTTGGTGGAACTATGTTTGCGAACTGGATCGAGAATGGTCTTTGGATGGATCTGAGTTATTATCTTCGGTCTGGCGGGCAGAAAGAATATCGCCCTGCACGTCCGTTTATTGCTCCTGCGCAAGTCGAGGCGGCAATGATTGTTAAGACGGCTTTACATGGATTGTAAAAGCCATCTTTTATGAGAATTTATTTGGAATAAAATTTGAATGAGAGGAGGCTGGCTTGAAGAAGCTGGCCGCTTCTCTTTTTTATTTTGAAAGGAATTGTTGAAAATGGAAAAGAGAGGTGACCAACAGTATGGATGAAAAAGAAAATACTGGCACAGAGTCTTCTGCTGTAACAGCCATTAAGGTCAAGGTTGTTATTGACACAAATAAAGCAGAGTTAGATAAGCAATTTAATTCTGTTAAGGAGTATTATAAAGAAAAACCAGTAAAAATTGCTTTTGGAGTGAATCAAAACGATACAATCCGCAATATAAATGATGCACTTGATAAGGTGGTCAAGAGTGGAAAATTAAGAACTCCAAAGGTTACACTTGATGTTAAGATCGACCAGAGTAAAGTAACCGCACAGCTTAAAAAAGCTATGCAATCTGCGGCAAAGCAGACAGTTAATGTTGATACCGGAAAGTCTGGTTCCACGAAGATTGATACTACTGGTGCTTCAGAGATTAAACAATTAGAAAAATTTGTTGAGCAAGCAAAAGCAAAAACTATCGAATGGAAGAGTTCAATTAAAGGAACTACGGAAGAAGCAAAAAAATTAAGTTCCAATCTTCAGAACATAGTAGACCAAATCAATGCCCTTGATAAAGACCATACTTCAAAAGGATATGCGTCTGGTGTAAACGGTTTAAAGACAAGCTTCAATATCGCAAAAGAACAGGTTTCTGATTATACAAAAGAATATCAAAAGCTCGAACGGCAAGCTACTTCTACTCTTGACAATATTCATAAACAGCAAACGAAGTTAAAGGCTCATGGTATTAGTAGTTTTGACAGGCAGATTTCTGGTTATGGCAATGACCAAGACGGAAGTTTTGAAGCTCGTTTTAGAAATCTTGATAAATTAAATCCACAGTCCAAAGAGTATGCTGAGACACTTAGTAAAATTCTTGTTGACTGGGAGAAAATAAATATCCAGATCAACGAGGCCATTAAAGCCGAGGGAAATCTAAGTGTGTCCGCAACTGCACGGCAAAAGAGAATAGAAGATGTGGCCGATTCGATTCAAGGATTGCGTAATGTTGCAATGGGCTCCGATGTTGCAAAAAACAAAGAGTTAAAAAAGTATGCTTTTGGCGATACAACAAAGAATGCAGACTCCGGTGCGTTACATGACCTTGATATTAGTCTTAAAAATTTAAAAGCGGTTCAAAACAATCCAACAGAATTTATTAAACAGTTGCAGGCACTTGAGAATGAACTTGGAAATGTTTCTCAAAAACTGACAGAGTATAAGAAAAAATTTCAAGAAAGCACGAGTACAACAAATGAGTCAACGAATCTTCGTAACCTTGTTACAACTATAAATAAGTACGAGGAGACTCTAAATAATCTTGACAAGAGGCAAGACTTAAAGAAACGTCTATATGATATTCGAGATGCAGCAAAAGCACAGTCTAAGCCGTTTAATGTTCTGAGTAATGAGTTTGCAGAACTGAAAATCAACATGGAGAGCGCTGGCATCGCCGCTGAAACTCTTGGTCAAAAACTGTCTCGTCTATTCAAAGAGCACTTCCAGACCGCCATCGCTATGGCTGGCGTTGCAATGGTCAAACAAGGTCTGCGAGAGGTTTATGATAATGTCGTAGAGATAGACGACTCCATGGTGGAGCTCAAGAAAGTTACAACAGAAAGCACGGAAGCGTACTCTCAGTTTTCTGATAGGGCAGCAAAAACATCTCGTGACCTCGGTGCATCCATTTCTGATTATGTAAGTGCAACCGCAGATTGGGCTCGTTTGGGTTATGGCTTACCAGACGCAGAAGAGCTTGCTCGTGTCAGCACATTGTTTGCTAACGTAGGTGATGGAATCGAAAATATTGCAGACGCTTCGTCTTACATGATTTCGATTCTAAAAGGATTTGATCTTGCGGCGGATGATGCTCAAAAGGTAGCCGACCTGATTAACGAGGTCGCTAATAACGAACCCGCAAGTGCCTCTGATATTTCTGAGATTTTAACTCGTAGTGGAGCCGCCCTCCACGAAGCGGGAAATGATTTAAGCCAGGCGATCTCGCTTGGTGTTGCGATGAACTCTGTTACTCAAAACGCAGAATCTACCGGACAAACACTAAAAACCGTCAGTATGTATTTGCGTGCAGCCAAAACGGATCTCGAAAATATGGGCGAGTCTTCGGATGGATGTGCTAACTCTGTTTCTGAGCTTCGTTCTGAATTAAAACAGCTTACTGGCGTTGATATCATGAAGGACGCTGCTGGTACACAGTTCAAGAGTACATACGATATTTTGAAGGAAATCTCTGAGGTTTGGGGAAGCCTGTCTGATGTTACTCGTGCGAATGTTACTGAAATGCTTGGCGGAAAGCGCAATGCGAATGCGGTGGCAGCCGTATTGAGCCAATTTGAGATTGCTGAAAAATCCATGAAGGATGCGGCTAAAAGCGCAGGTTCAGCCGCAAAAGAGAACGAAGTCTACCTTTCCAGTATAACTGGTAAACTCGCACAACTCGATAGTGCGTTCCAGCAACTGAGTCAGGATTTACTTGACAGTTCTTTGATTAAATTTTTTGTAGACTTCGCGACTGCTACTGTTGACATTGCTGATGGTGCAGTTAAAGCCGCCGGTGCATTACCCACTCTGACAGCTACCATCTCTGGCGTGTTGTCTGTAATGCAGATGAGCGGAAAGCTCAAAAATGGTGCGGGTAAAGTTAATATGCCCTCTTATATTTGTTGTGTATAAAATATAGGATGCGGCACCATTTAAAAATAAAATAGCCCCTAGAGTGCTGGGAAACCCTAAGAGCCATATCGCCTATTGTTATATTTATATAATATAGGAATCGAAAGATAGAAACAAGGATATGGATGCTATATGCTGAGATAAAAGCTCGGTTTTATCGTATTTCCAAAATATGGTAATAATCGAGTGCTAAGTAGCGTTTACAATGGGCGGTCAGCAGCCGATCCACTCCCCTATTATATAATGTAGGCGTGTGGAAGGTTCATCGACTAAAAAGGGTCAGTGAGCAACCACTGGAAGGATAGTCAGTTCTGGACGAAAGTTCAGAAGTCCACCTCAGACGTAACAAGACGACTTAAAGAAGTAGGTGGAAACGAGGAGACGCGCTATTCTCTGGCGCGATATAAATAGGAGAAAACAAAATATTCGTTGACTACATACGATATTCTGGCTATAATATAAGTACAATCGCGTATCCAAAATATACGGAGGTATTATATTATGCCAAGACCCAAAGGAAGCAAGAATAAAGCAAAGGTTCTCGATGGTGTCGATTACGCAGCACAGATCGCTGAGAAAAATACTGCCGCAGAATCTCTCGCTGAAGAAATCGCAACACTCGGCACGAATATTGCTGCTCTGAATGCTGACCGCAAGGCCAAGGAAGTAGAACTGAAGAAAATCAATAAAGAGATTGCAAAGCTCGAAAAGAAAAAGGCTGATGCCGACGCAAAGGTTGCGGCAGAGTTGAACCGTAAAAAGGCAGAAGATATTGTTGCCAACGCACTTGCCAGCGGTATGACTGCTGAAGATATTGCAGAACTTCTGAAATAACTGCTGTGCAGCCATCATAATGAACAAGCCCGACTTCCCTACTATTGGGAGGCCGGGCGTTTTAATTTGTGGAGGTGAATTCGTGTATGAAAATTGAAATTGATATAAAAGAACTCACTGCCCTTCTTGATTACATCAAGGGACAGCGAGAACCTATCGGCAATGCAGACGACTTAGCGAAGTCCATCATGGAAAATCTTCCACATAAAATGGACGAAGTATTCGTTAGATATCAAAAGCCTTATCACTCTAAACAGTCTAGTGATGCAATCGTAAATCAAATTATGACAACTTGCGATGAACACGGATGCTCTGTGAATATTCAGCCGTGTGTTAAAAATGCAAACTTGAAAGCGTAATGGTTTTCGTCTTGACAATTTACACGATCCATGATAATATTCGAGGTGAAATATATGTACATTTCCAAACGAAAGAAGAGTCGTCAGCAACTCAAAGCAATCGTTGACGAGTTCTTCACTAACGGATACATTTCCGCAGACTCCTTGAGCACTCTTTTCTCTATCCTAACAAAGAAAAACTCAAAATTCTGGAATACTTGTTACGCCGCTAGAGAAGCCAAATGGCGCTCTGAAAATAAAGACAAGAAAATTGTAGGGTGATTAAAATGGAGAATCCTTCCGCAATCGTGGTTACCTCAACTGAAATCGAGCGTAAGCTAACCTCGCCAGTAGTCGTAAAGAACGGCAAGAATATGACTATAGCGAAGGCTGTTTGGGACACTGGTGCAACATGCACTTGTATCTCTCCTACCCTTGCGAAAGAATTAAAGCTCCAACCTATCGGCACTACTAATGTTCTTTCAGCTTCAAACGAAGTTGAAGGAGCGAATATCTACAATATGGATATTATTATTTGTGATGGTGTCCGTCTCAGCAATGTCACCGTCTGTGAGATGGCGATCCAGTATCAAAAGATTGGTCTGTTGATTGGTATGGATATCATCTCAGCTGGCGATTTCGCTGTTAGCAACTTTGATGGCAAGACCACATTTACATACAGACTTCCTTCTCTAAGCGAAACGAAGTTTACTGCTCATGAGTATACATTCCAAGATGCTGTGGCCGTTGCAAAAGAGCTGAACGAAAACTAAATAGTTCACATTATCCCCTATCTGGTACATCACCAGATAGGGGTTTTATTTATGTTCAAAATTCATAATCACAGTTGTTGCAGTGATATGTTTTCTTTGGCTTGCCAGCGGCAAATCCCCAGAAAGCAACATCCAAAACCTTTGAGGTCGCACTGATCTTGCGTAAGTCTGGTGAACCGCAGACTGGGCATTTTGGGGTGTATTTAGGATGTTCCTTTTCTTCCAGTTCTGCTCTATATTGGGAATCGAAAGTATTGGCATTCTTTTGAAGTTTTTTGATAGTATCTGGATTTATTTCAGAAATATTTCTCCTTGGCTTAGTTTTATTTTTCCATTCTTCTTTTTGTTTTTTTGTCATTTCGTTCCATTCTATAATCAAAATATTGTCTCGAATACAAAAAGCACATAATAAGTCCCATCTTGAATAGTATTTATCGCAAAATGGACAATACCGTACATATTTTTCCATAGATTTCATCTCTTTTTTGTATCGGAGGTATTCAAATGAACGATTTTAACATTGTTTCCGTAAGAGTACGGAAGATGCCTCCGTTTACTCAGGAAGAACGGAAACGAATTTTTTCACAATGGAAGGCTATACTTAAATCTCAGGGTATGGAATCACAGAAGGGTCAATCTCAAACTCAAGTCTAATTCGTTCCATTGATGGATTGTATTTGGTATGTAGTTCTCCATATCCTATAATATCTTGTCCGATAAGAAGTTCATATTCAAAATCTTCCGGGTCCATAACACAAAACAATGTATCGGGGAGAATTATGTCATCGCCATAGCCAATTTTTAATGTGCAGACGGTAACGTCAGCCATTTTAGAATTTGTGATTGACCTAACTTCTTGTTGGGTTGGCATGATGGGCAAGCCAAGTTTGTTGGCAATTTCTCTTGCGATGCAGCATACGGAGCTTCCAGTATCCCAATAAGCTGTTAATCCACGAACTTCCTTTCCGTTGAATTCTACACTAGCAGGAGAATGAAGACAAAAATCTTTCTGAGGGACACCGTTTGTTGTTCTTTGAAGCATTTTTATTCTCCTTTAAAATTCATATCCGCACGCTTTACATCTAAATTGCTTATGTGCCTTTCTCGACCATACGCCCCAGACCGCTATATCCACAGTCTTGTCAAAGCCGGAGATTTTCTCCAAATCAGGACAATGGCATACTGGGCAAGTTGGTTTGTATTGAGCAAGGCGAGCTTCTTCTTCAAGTTGAGCGCAGGCTTGTTTGTTTTCCTTTTCTGCGGAGTCAAGATTAACACCCCACATTTTTTTAGGAGGGTTGTGTCTAGGATTTCTATTTAACCAATCTTCTCTTTCTTTGTTGGTCATTTTATTCCATGCACTAATTGATATCAGTTGACTTGAGCAAAACGGGCAAAAGCCATAATTTAAATCGGCATATTTGTTACACCAATGACAGTATCCTATCTTTTTCATAACTTTCTCCTCATAAAAGTAGATTGGTATTAACTTTCTTTTCTACTAATGGAACAGATACGACATCTAGCATTTGGGACACAATAATCAAGAAATTTTTGCGTTTAGTTGCAGTTTACAATCAGTGTAAAGAAGCGGCAAACGGAGCAAGACCTTCTCTTAGTAATCTTACCACAGCTTTAATCCAAAGTAAAGTTCAAGCAGAGGGAGTCGAGGGTGCAACAAACAAGTTGTCGCTCAGTATGTTGTTGCTTCGAGCACGAGCTATTTTACTTAATGCCGCATTAAGCGCTGGCATTGGTTTTGCACTGTCGTGGATAACAAAGAAATTTGTTGAATATTCTCAGCGTATTGACACTGCGGCCACGAAATCTAAGGAAGCCGCCGATGCTGCGCAGAGCACCACTTCCTCTTTAAAGGATTTAGTCAGTGCTTATGAAGAACTTGGAGACAAGTCTGGTTGGAGTACCGAGGACTTTGACCAAGCAAAAGATATTCAGGCAGAGATTCTTGATCTTGCTAAAGAGCAAGGAACTCTGGACGAGGACAAACTTAGCAAACTTAATCTTCAGAATGGGAAGTACGAGGAACAGCTTGGTATACTTCAGGATATTACAGCGGAGCAGTTGGAGGCATCTCGTTATGAGTTGACCCAAAACAAAGACGCTCAGGGTAATAAACTTGTTGATACAGCTAAGAAGAATAATCGGACGCATTACCTTACCGTTTGGTCGGCTCCTGAAATGGATATGGGTGACCAGATTAAAAATGCTGGCATTGATATTTTTAATAAGTTCGGTGGTTATGGACCTGACGATTTAAAAGATGCAGATTCTATTGTTGACTATTATAATGAGGTCGGTAAAGCATTAAAATATGTCATTGATAATACCACTGAGGCGGAGCGAGCTGCCGGTGGAACGTATCATAGTCTGTACCAATTCTTGCTTGATGAACAAACCGCTTTACGTGACGATGTAGATTCTTATAATGATTCTACGGACGCCATCAATAACAATACGAATGCTCGTAGAGAGCTTCAAGCTGTAGATTTTTGGCAAAACGATAATAATAACAGCATGGACGTCAGTTTTACTTTTGATAAAGTAAATTCTGCTGTTCAAACTCTGGAAGATACGATTGATGGGTTTGATGCAAGCAAGTTAAACGATCTCTTGTGGGGTACAAACGAAGGATTATCCGACGAGCAGGCGCAAGCTCTCGCAAATCTTCGTAAAGCTCTGACTGACATGGACTTCTCTGCTGACACAAACGGTGTGAATGCGTTTATCCAAGCACTTGTTCAAGTTGGTATTGTAGCTCAGTCTTCTGCAAATGGTGTTGACGCAGTAGCACAAGCTTCTCAGAAGATGGAGGATATCTCTTCTGAGATTGATGAGATTCAGACTGCTTATAAGAATGCGACCACCGCTATTGATGAGTACAATAAATATGGCTATCTGAGTGCAGACACACTCCAAACCCTTCTTAATGAAGACTTCGAGTATCTGAGTTGTCTCGAACTCGTTGATGGTCAGCTTCAGGTGAATACAGAGAAGTATCAGGGTATGATTGCCGCTCAGTATCAGTCTGCGGCCATGGCTCTTGTTGAGAAGGCAAATGCGGAGCTTGCAAAGATTGCTCAGGGCGAAAAGAAGGATGCTGTCGAGGATGCAACCAAGGCAACAGAAGACCAAGCAACAGCTTTGACTGAACGGGTCTGTCCTGCCCTTGGCGAGTTTGCAAAAGCATCTATGACAGCCGCTGCAGCACAGGAGTTCTTGGCAAATGGAGATGCAGCATGGTCTGTTGACCCAGAAAGGACTAAGGAAGTCTATGCTGGCCTTGCTTCTGGTTTAAATATTTTGGACGCAACTGTTGACCAAATCATGGGCAATTCAGATAAGTTCCGTCAGCACATGAATGGTTTTGATAAGGAAACCAAGAACAGGAATAAGAATACTGCCAAATCTGTAACTGATGTGGCTTCTGCCTTCGATACCTTAAATAAGGCAATGAAGGAGTATAACCAGTATGGTTATCTGTGTGCTGACACAGCAAAGTCTTTGGTTGGTCTGGACGATAAGTTTACGGCCTGTCTGACAAAGCAGGGCAATAAGCTCCAAATCAATGTAGAGCAGTTCCGTAAGTTTGTGAAGGAACAACTCAAGGAAGCGAATGCCGCAAAAGATGGCGGAAAATCAGCTGATGAGATGAATAAAATTCTGAACTATCTTGATCAGAATGTAGACACAACAACCATCTCTTTCGAGCAGTTGACTGACGCTATTAAGGGCTACGGCACTGCGATGGACGAGGCTAAGGAAAAGACGGACGCTATAAAATCCGCATTTTCTGATCTTTATGATGTTGGCACACAGAAAAAGGATAACGACTTTGGCTTCTTGGATATGGATGCCATTGAGAAGCAGTATCAGGCTGTTCGTAATCTGTATGAAAACACAGACCTATTTACAAATCCAAAATATGCTAGTGCTCTGAATTCCGAAACCGGAGAAGTTGATTACAACAGCGATGCATTTAAACAGATGTTTGCAGATCATCTGAAAGAACTTGCGGCGTCTGCCCGTGAGACCGGTGGTGCTGCTGGAGCATATCTTGCACAAGGTTTTGAAGATGCTGCCGCCAAGATTGCAAACAACGTGATGAGCATTCGTGAGTGCATTGATGGAATTGGTTCTTCTTTGAATTATGCAACCGACAGGATTGATCATTTCCAAAGTGGTTTCTCCGATATCTCTGATATCGTCACTCAATACAACACTTATGGTGGCCTAAGTATTGATAATTATCAGAAGTTGATGAGTCTCGATGATGATTATATTAAGTGTTTGAGTCTTGAAGGTAATCAGCTGAAGTTCAATACAGAAGCATATAAGGAACTTTTCATTGCAAAACTGAACGCAATGATTGATGAGTATGATGCTGCAGACGAAACAAAAGCACTTGCTCAACGTCTACGTGAATTGAGGGATGCCGTAATTGCATCCGGTGATGGCTTTACAAGTGCAGAAGATAAGGCTAAAAACTTCGAGACAACACTCGAAAATATTAAGAGCCTCCTGAGTGATCTAATTGGTGTATTTGAAAAGTTCAACGAGAACAAATCGAATGACCTAAAGATTCAGGGTGATGCTTGGATTGATGTCATTGATAAACGAATTGATGCCCTTAACGAAGAAAATGATGCACAGGAACGAGCAATCGAACTGGCAAAACTTCAGGATGAATACGAGCGTGCAAAGGCCAATAAGACTGTCCACGTATATGGCGGCAGAGGTCAGGGCTTCGTATGGAAAGCAGATGAAAATGCTGTTCGTGAAGCTGGGCAAAACCTGTCTGACAAGCAACGCGAGTATAAGAAGAAAGATGAAATTGACAGGTTAAACAAGCTCAAGGATAAAGTTCAGGAAGCCAATAATCTTATCGGCACCAGTTGGGATGATTATCAGAAGAAGCTAAAATACACCGCCGAGTTCGAGGCCATGACCTTTGAGCAAATGGAAGGTCACTATGATGGCTTTAAGAATAGTATCCTAGACAATATGCGTGACATTCAGTCTGCTACTAATGTCAGTGATGCTATTACAAATCTCGAAAAGCTAATCAACACACTAAAAACGCTTAACGACGTTATAACATTCTTTACTTCTGGCGGTGTAAGCACTGATGGCGGTGGAATTTTTGGACTTTTTAACCAGATCAAGAACATGTTCACTGGCGAAAACGGTGACTTTGATCTGGGTGGCGGTTTCAAGAAGATGTTCGATGGGGCCGCCAAGGTGGTTTCTGACGGTTGGAATTGGATCACTGGTAAGAACAGGGCTGGTTCTGCCGCACTAAAATCAGACACCACTGCGACATTGGATATCCTTGGCAACACAATAAAGGTGAATACAGGCGATATTCAGCGTGTATCTGGCGGATTCTTTGAGAGACTGGTTGGTGCTGCGAAAGACAACCTTGGTAGTATCGGCAAGTTCTTCTCAGGTGCATAGACATCTATCTCTGAGAAAACCGGGTCGATGTTTACTGACATTGGCTTGTTCTTCACAGAAGGATTTGGTCTGTTGAACGGTCAGACTGGACTTGGTCTTAATAGCATTGTTGAGACTGTCGGAAGTATGTTTGGCCCAATTGCGGCTGGCGCACAGTCTATCGGTAGTGCAATCTCGTCTGGCGTTGTAAGCTTCTTCCCTTCTATCTTCGCTGGACTTGGTACTCTGGTAACAAGCGTTGGCGGTGCTATGGCCGCTATGATGCAGGCGATTGCTGCTGCTCTTTCTTCCATCCCTATCGCTGGTTGGATTGCTGCCGCTGCAGCTGTTGCAGGTGCAGTTGCTCTGATTACTACGATTGCTTCGGTTGCAAGTGATGTTTCCAACACACAGGTTGATGAACCTACTCCCGCATTCCAAGCAAAGAAATATGCAAAGGGTACTCGTGGCGTTAAGAAGAGCCAGATTGCAAACGTTGATGAAAAGGGCGAAGAGCTGATTGTTCGTAATCCCGACCAGGGACGCATGACCTACCTTGAAAAGGGCGACGGTGTTATTCCTGCAAAGGAAACCGACAACCTGATGGCAATTGGCGCTGACCCCGAGGGCTGGCTGGCAAAGGGCTTGGCCGAAGTGACTGGTAGTGCCGCAGCCGGTGCCGGTATGAGTGCCCAAGGTCCGAGCGCTCAGTTGAGTGGTGCTGCAGCTGCCGCAGCCGCTGGCGTTGGTTCGATTTTCAAGAGCGAGTATGACGAGATCCTTGGCGATACAACTGAGTTCATGTCTGGACTCTCTGACATCTTCAAGAAGAGTGATAATCCGATTATTGCCGCCGTTCAAAGCATGATTTATATGATCACCAAGACTACATATCGTATGTCTACGGTTGGCAAAATCAATTCCTCTAAGACGGTGACAGAATCCACCAGCAACACAAAGAAGGCGGCTCAGAGCCAAATTTCGTCTATGACGAGTAACTTTGAGTCCAGCTGGAAGTCTGTGGCTGGCGAGCTCGGTCTGGATACAAAGGATATTGAAGCGACTAGCAAGAAGATGTCTGAAAAGATGAATGAGCTGGTGAACAATACCTTTGATGCGCTGAACGAGAATACCGGTCTGAGTGCTGAACAGGTTGAAGATGTTACCAATACCATGTTTGATTCGCTGCAAAAGATCTATGCCAGCGGATGGAACAGCCTTGCTTCTACTTCCGGCGATATGTCTGAGGAGATTGCGGATAAGCTGAATGCGTCTTATAAGTTTTCTGTTGACAGCACAAATAAGGCCATGAACGAGATTTCCAAGGCATTCGGTCACAGCTGGAGTAAAGTTGGCGGCGGTGTAAAGACCCTGAGTACCAATGTTCAAAAGACAATGGAGCAGGCATGGGCTGACACCAGCAAAGACACCCAGAAGCTGATGTACGATATGCGGGCGTGCTTTGACAATAGTTGGAGCATGAACGAAGCTGGTGTGACTCATCTGGCAGATATGACCGAGCAAACCATCGGCGGTGCTTATGACGAGATTACTTCTGATGCTGCGAATACTTTTGGCAATGGTGGTTCTCTGTCTACTGAGACGGACAATGCATGGGCGAACGTTGAGCCTGGCGCAAAGGACGTTAATACCAACTTGACTTGGATGATGGATCAGTCTTACGAGGCGATCAAGGCTGGATGTGCTGATGCAGTTACTGACATTAAGAATAATCTGGGTACTGTTGGCGACAGTTTTGAAGCTGTTGGTAAGAAAGTTGAAGAGACGAAACAAGCGTCTGCAAATACCAATGTGAACACTACTGCGGCAAAACAGGGTATAAGCAAGGGCGTGACCGCTACTGTTGGCGCTACTGCTGGTGCTGCAATTGGCGGCGCTGTTCTTGGCCCCATTGGTGCTGTTGGCGGTGCTTTGATTGGCGGTCTGTTTGGCAGTCTGTTTGGCCATGCAAATGGTCTGAAGTCTGCTAAGTTCCCGCATATGGCTAATGTTGATGAGCAGGGTCCTGAGATGCTGGTTCGTAAGCCGGATTCCGGTCGGTACACTTATCTTGAGACTGGCGATGGTGTTGTCCCTGCCGATATCACCTCTCGCCTGTTCGAGATGGGCGGCAACCCGGATGCATGGTTCCAGAAGCAGATGGCAAAGTACGGTTCTCAGCCGATTGTTCAGGGCGGCGGTGGAGATGTTACAACTTCGATTGGCGATATTATTATCACGAATCCCGTTGGCAGCTCTGATGCTCTGGCAAATGAAATCAAACAGAAGTTACCGACTAAGGTTGCTCAAATGCAAAGTAAGCGGTAAGTAATAGTTTTTACAGCCGATACCACTAGGATAGCCTAGCAGGTCGGCTTTTATTTTTGATTAGGAGGAATAGGATGGCAGATAAATCAGTAACTGATGTGCTGGCCGAAGTGGTGACTTCTGCCGCCGAACACGCCGTAAAGAACGCAAAATTTGACGTGTCCGCCTATGGAGTGATTACAGAAAAAGAAGACCAGCACTATAAAATCGCTGTATTCGGTGGCGAGTACGGCATTGTAACAAACCATGACTATATTGTAGGCCAGAAGGTTGTTGTGACTGCATTGCAGGGCAACTTCCGTAACTTGATCGTATCGGAGAGTAATACCAGCGTTGAGATTTTGACAGTGAAATCTCTGGTGACCGGTGTCGATAGCTTGAACGCCGAGTTTGAGTCGATGAAAGACAAATCCCAGCAGACAGAAGACACCGTTCAAGATCAGCTAAAGAATACGATCAATACTTGGTACAGGAATGGTCATCCGCATACATACAACTATCCTGCTTCAGATTGGAAGACAGATGAAGAGAAACAAGCACACGTCAACGACATCTACTATGATAAAAGGACTGGCATTTGCTATCGCTGGGTATATGATCAGGATAAGCAGCAGTATTTCTGGATGGAAATTGTGGATGCCGGTGTTATCAATGCACTGTCGATGGCAACATCCGCACGAGATCTTGCGACAGAAAAAGTTCGTGTTTTTACTGATACACCGACTGCTCCATACGATGTGAATGATTTATGGATTTATGGCGGTGTTGGTGGTGCATTGTATATCTGTATTACTGCGAGAGGTGAAACCGAAAAATGGACATTCAGCGACTGGGCTGTTGCGACAAAGTACACGGATGATACGACCGCAAACGCAGCGGTTAAACGTGTTGGCGCTCTTGAGACAAAAGAAGCCGACGATGTAGCTAGTCTGTGGCGCTCGATGAATGGCTTCAATGATAATTTTGGTGGTTTTACAAACAAAGACTATACCGCCACAAAGAAACAAGTATATGACAACAAAAGTAACATTGAGAAAAATGCTTCTGATATTACTTCGTTGAGGACAGACCTTGATGACGCAAAAACAGCTGAATCCAACCATCATCAGGATTTAACACGCAAGATTTCGGCTGCGAATACGAACATCTCGACCTTGAAAACGAACGTATCAGATATCAATAAAACGATTTCAGAAATCACTGTTGATAATTTTCTGGTCGCACTGAATCTGGCCGTGAATACCAACGGTGAGCTTTGCTATATATCGAAGGATAATTCGGAGGTGATAACTTGAAACCAATTCTATCTAAAATCGGCGCATTTGATGCCACAAAGGATCATACATTTCAGTTTGCCGCATACGCAGACATTGATATCATTGCTCTTATCGTCTTCGATACTCCGACGGGCAGCATTTTGCAGGGTGATACGCTTTCAAAAGGCGTGTATAAGTTTGGCACATTCCCAGCCGGTGGTACTGGTCTGGCGCGATATTTTACGATTCCGGCAGGCACGTTTGAGAACCGCAAAGATCCGTACTATATGATTATTCGCTGCCGACTGAAGGGTACAAATCTGTTTTCTGAATACTCGGACAAGCTGTTATTCTATTGCCACGAGGAACCGACAGTCAAACTGAATGACCTGAGCTCTTCTGGTGTGACTACTATCCCCTACCCTTCTTATTCCTTTGAGTTCTCTTACAAGTACAAGGTATCAGAGGGTGAATCCGTAAATCGTTATGAGTTCTGGCTTTATGATGCGAATCGCGAGCTGCTGAAAAAATCTGTGAGCTACTATTACCGCGACTCATTGAAGGGGTTCCAGATCGATGGACTCGACAACCATACCCTGTATTATCTGAGAGCGACGGCAGAATCTGTTGGCGGCTATCAGCTGGATACCGGTTTACAGGCATTCCGAACTGATTATCCAGAGTATGTGGATGATGTAGAATTCACCGTGCAGAACAACTACCGTATGGCAAATATCAGTATGCACGCACAGTATTTCCTGACAAGGAGCAGCGGTGCAAATGCCCTGCGAATCAAGCGACGTAAGAAAGGCGCAGGCATCTGGACTTCGCTTTATCAGGAAGAGATCGATATGAACCACGTTATTATGAAGATGGGCTGGTCGAACCTGCACATCAATAAAACGACTGGTCAGCCGATGGGCAACTATAAAGCGGTGACTTCGGACTATATCGACAAGGATCGAGTTCTTTCTTTCCAGTTCAAATCTGAGGATAAGGCGTTCTGTTTGATTGCATATACCGCTGACAGGAAGTTCATCAAGGCATCGAGTGATTTTGCATCGACCGACGAATTCAGAAGTTCCAGCGAGTATAAGGAGTGGTTCTCTGAGACCTTCCTGAACAACATGAAATATTATCGTGTTGAGGTATCGGCAACAAAGAATCAGGATTTGGAGACAAAAGACTTCAATGATTTTTACATGTACAGCGCTGACGATGGCTATGTGATGATCGATTATACTGACCTGTATGCCATTGGCCGTAAAACGGATTACGAGTACGCCGTAGCTCCCGTTGTAAATGGCATTGAGCTTGGTTACGCAAAGGCCAGCGTTGTGAGCGACTTTGACGGTGCAGTGATCACTGACGGCAATAAGACCTATCATATCTTCCTTGAGCCGAAGGTGGATAGTGTTGAGAAGGTGCGTTCTGCTACAGTTGTTGAGACGATGGGAAGTAAGTATCCGTATCTGTTTGCTGGCAGTGAAGCCAACTACTACAGCGGCCACTTCTCTGGTGTCGGCATCCGTTTTGATAACACAATGAAAGACTTTGATATCAATGGCGGTAATGCATTCCGTGATGAACTGAGCGAATGGCTGACCAATGGCAGCGCAAAGCTGTTGAAGATGTTTGATGGCCGTAGATGGCTGATGGGTGTCAATGGCAATGTGTCTATCTCCTGCTCTGACCACTACGACAAGGGCGTACTGGAATTCGATTTTGTGGAGCTCGGTGACGCAGAGAGTGAGAGCGACATGTATAACAATGGGCTGAGTGATTATCAGCCGGGAGGCAGCGTATGACATATCTTCCGACTGACGCAGACCTGGCGCTATTGAACAATCATTCGTCTAATATCTACTGTCGCATTGATATGCTGAACAAGGATTTTCTTACGATCGACAGCTTAGAAGGACTTGTGATCGACGGTTCTGTCTCCATTGACTCCGAGTCTGACGTGCGGCGAACCTTTAATGTGACCCTGTATCTGGGTAAGAAGAGCGGCATTTCCAGCCTGACGGAAGAAGATTGGATCAGTAAAAATGTGCGTGTATTCATTGGTCTGTCAGGAAGAGGAATGTCTAAAATCAGCGGCTCCAAGAGCATTGATGAGATGATCAAGGCAAATGCGGATTACCAACTCGCCGAAAAGAATTATGATGACTTGATTCAGGATATCACAGAGAGAGGTTATGCAAAATACGGCAACATCGACAACCTGAATCGAGATGTGCTTGTATGGACACGAGCCAATATCTCAAAGTATCATACATTCTTTGACCAGATCAATGACGGCACACCACCGGATGACCCAGCAGAAGCCGAAGAGTGGTACACCAAACTTGGTGATTACTCTACGGTTTTGGGAAGTGATGACCCAATTTGTAAGGATGGGCCCTATATTGCATTTACACCGATGCTGCAAACCAAGGACGGACTTGTACCGCTTGTGGAGGATGATATCTGGACTTATCTGAATGCTGTGGCGACAAAAGCAAAAGCAATGAGCGGCGGTCTATCCCCTGCCAATATCCTTGAAGTAGATAAATCCGGTATTGACAGTTTCGTATATGGCAACAAAATGCATGTCCATGGAATGATTGCCGCTGTTGAGGGTATGGTTCTGAATGGAGTGACGCTCGGTAAGGTGGATGTTTCTGCTATTGCCGGTTAGAGTGAGGACGAATTAAGGGAGACATACGGAAAAACCAGTGTGTTTGCAGGACATTCCATGCACGACATTCAAGCAGAAGTGATTGACACAAAGACCGCATTGAATGAGTTGTATAACGACCTGTTCCTTAGCTATTCCAATTCAGCTGATAGTTCTTATGTTAATGGTGTAAAAATCTATTGGTACAACGAGGGGTGCTATACATTTACATCCAATGGCTTTACATATAGCGCAACAGAAAACACTGTGCAGGCCAGCTGTGTTGACTTGGTTTCTCGTATCAACGGAGACTTGGGTGGACAGCTGGTTGGTGGCACACATCGCATTGAGAAAGGCACTCGTATCGGTGATGCCATCTGGGCTGTGCTGAGAGATGAAACGGAGTTCAAGAAATATTCCATCGACTATTGGAGCCGCACTGTCCCACATGACTTGGATTATGATACTGGCTCGACTGTTTGGGATATTCTCTCAGAATTGCGTGACCTGTATTATCCGTTTGAGATGTATTTTGACGATGATGTGTTTGTATGCAAGGAAATTCCCAGTGGATTTGACGATCCGCCTGTGCTTGACCCAGAAGTATTCGAGAAGCTTGTGACCAACGATGGCGAGTCGGCCACAGTGGATTATGCCGCTGTCCGAAACTACGTTGAAGTGTTTGGTGCAACGATTGAAGCGGATGGAGCTGCCGGAAAGGCCCAATACTCTGGAGCTTCAAAAACACTTAGTTTGACTGTTGATACATCTGATATTGCGAAAATAAACGGAAATAAAACTACGGAGGCAAACAATATTTCTCTGAAGAATTCTTGTCAGATTTCTTTTGTTGCGCCACAGACAGTAGCTGCAGCCGAATTGAATAAAAATGGTACAGTAAAAAGCGGTGCGATGACTGTGGTTATAACCTTTAGGACTGTTACGAAAAAGGATGACACACAGGAAGTCACTCCCGTTGTAAAGTCTAGTTATCTCTACCGCTCATTGACAGATGCAGACGGTGACGATGTTCTTCAAGACCCCGGTTGCATCAAAGCTGGTGGCTATTATGTTCTCCAGTGGAATCCGAATACTGGCCGCATCTATTTTTTGGGTCAACAGCAGAGCCACGCTATGGCAAAACTGGTGGACGAAATCCCGGCCACCAAAGAAATCGAAGATCAAAAAGCAGAGGATAATTGCGACAACATGGCTTTTATCTGTGTGAATGACCCAAACAATATTGACGACCTATACAATGCAAGGTTGTCCATTGAAAAGATCGGTCGTAGAACTGAGATTTTATCGGGCGGAGATTACGAGAATTACACCACAGATGACGCAGCCATGGAAGTTTGTCAATACGAACTATAGAAGCGTGCCCGCCTGACAGATGGCCTGAGTGTGACCACACGACTGGTTCCGTGGCTCAATGTGAATGAAAAGATCCAGTATGCTGCCAAATATCTGGGCGGCAAGACCCCTGTGGATTGGATCATCAAGAGCATCTCTATGAATCTGGGCGAAGGCACGATGTCGCTTTCTTTGAGCCGCTATTACCCCTATTACACTTATATCGTAAACAACAAATATACGTTCTATCAGGACAATTTGTTTGATAAATATTTCCCCGAATTAACTGCCACTACGGCAGATGAACAATAAGAGAGGAGTGAGCAAATGGCACTATCTTTTGGAGAATCTAAGCGGTTAGCTGCGAAAAAAGCCGCAAGCCCCGCAAATGTTTCTGTTGATGATATAGATGTCGCAACTCTGGAATTAAATGACGAAGAGCAAATTGCCGTGTATGATGACAACGGAGAAGAGACATTTGAGCGTAGTGGCAATTATATTTGGTTTGCTGATTACTCTGATGACCAGTGGTCTTACATCGACAAAAACAAAGACATTCAGCTGGATGCCAATCAGATCAATATCACACAGGAATCCAACTCTCAGGTTATTCCGTTTGAAATGCCGCGTTACTACGATGGTATCGACCTGCTTCAGATGACGATTCAGATCCACTACCTGAATGCGGACAGAGAGGAGAATTACGCCTCCCCTATCAACGTGAGCTACAGCAACACCAAAATCCGCTTCTACTGGCTGGTGGCAAATGACGCTACCGCAAAAGAGGGCGAACTGCAGTTTGAGATCATGGCATCCGGTGCTGTGAATGTTCCGAATACAAGCACCACCAAGAGCTATCTGTGGCGCACCCGCCCGAATGGTCGACTGAATGTGCTGAAATCGCTGACTGGCAAGCAGATGGTTGACCCGACCGGAAATGACTGGTATACCCAGTTCCTGGCAACAATGAGTCAGAAGGTTGGCGAAGCACAGGTTGCTGCATCCGCCGCCGAGAAGAGCGCACAGGACGCAAAGAATGCAGTTGCAAGCGTGGACGAAAAGCTGGCGCAGTTCTATAAGAAGGACGAGGTTGACGGCTTTGTTACGATGCTGCGCGGCGAGATTGCTGCTGTTGATGGTCTGGCGAACTTTAATGTGCAGTATGATAACGACACCCGTACCCTGACATTCCTGAACGGCGCTGACGAGATCACAAAGATCAAGTTGAATACCGATCCCTCTGCTGAGTGGGTGAGTATGTACAACGGCATTGTGGATAAAAAAATCACCACTGCCGTAACCCCTGTTCAGACTGAGCTGACTGAATATAAGACCGCAAATGATGCCGCCGTGCAAGAGCTGAAGGACAGTGTTGGCGACCTGCCGGAGACCTTGAAGTCTTCCTATTATAATAAGGAAGCTACTGACGCGCTGCTTGACAAGAAAGCAGACAAGACGACCGTTGACGTGCTCTCCAGCGACGTGAGCGGCCTGAAGAATACGGTGGGCGGCATTCAGACTTCTGTTGATCTGGCAAATGCGGATATCGCTAAGATTCAGGAGACACTGAAGGACTTTAAGCCCGATGAGAACTCTGGCCGCGAGTACGATATCACTTACGAAGATTCCAAGCTGAACCTGTTGGAGAACGGCACGATCAAGACCACTGTTATTATCGAAGGTGGCGGCGGTGGTGGCGGTGGCAGCACCTCTACCATTACCATTGAGCGTATTGGCGAATCTTCTATCGCTGTTGTTAAGGGCGACATCGCAACTGTCGAGTTCAACTTTACTTCTGTGGATAACTCTGGCGAAGATACGGGTGATGCTACCGGCGTATGGTACGTTGGCAACACAAAGGTCGCAACTTCGACTGTTTACCAGGGCAAGAACAGCTTTGATATCACTCAGTATCTGCACAATGGCGACAACAAGATCAAATTGCAGGTTACTGACTCTGTTGGCAGCATGGGTTCAAAGACCTGGAATATCAATATTGTCGAGTTTTATCTGGAGAGTATCTTCGATGATTCTCTGGTTTATAGTGGTGAGGTTACTTTCCGCTTTACTCCATACGGAAATATCAATAAGGACGTTTCCTTTACTCTGGATGGCAAAAAGCTTGGTAGTGTTACAACTGCGGTTACCGGCAGACAGATGACCTATGCGATTCCGGCACAGAAACACGGCGCTCACCTGCTGGAAGTGACCATGACTGCAAATATCAATGGCAAAGCTGTGACCAGTAACACCATTTATAAAGATATCATGTGGGCAGAGGAAGGCAATAACACACCGATCATCAGCTGCGCCACAAAGGAGTTCACCGCAAAACAGTATAGTACCACCGGCATTGTTTACACTGTCTATAACCCGGCCTCTTCTACTGCAAGCATTACGCTTGAAGTTGACGGCATTAAGACTTCTACACTGACTGTTGGTCGTACTGCTCAGACTTGGAGCTTTAAATCTTCTGATATTGGCACCCACACTCTGACCATTACTTGTGGCGCTACCATCAAGAGCATCACCGCAAAGATCGAAGACCTGGGCATTACCATTGAGCCCGTTAAGACCGGCCTGATGCTGGACTTTAACCCCGCTGGCCGCAGCAACGCAGATGTGAACCGCCTGTGGAGCTCCGGCAGCAATAAGATGACTGTCAGCGACAACTTTGACTGGGTGAACGGTGGCTACCAGATCGACGAAGATGGCGACACTTATTTCTGTGTCAAGGCTGGCACGACCGCCACCATCAGCTATAAGCTTTTCGCAGACGATGCAAAGAAGAGCGGCAAGAATTTTAAGCTGGTGTTTAAGACAACGAACGTTCGCAACTATGATGCTACTGCCGTGACTTGCTTGAATGGCGGCGTTGGTCTGAGTATTCAAGCTCAGAAAGTTACGCTGACCAGCCATCAGAACAGTATTGATTTGCCCATCTGTGAGGACGATTTTCTCGAGTTCGAGTTTAATATTTTGCCCGACAAGCAGTTCCGTGAGATGGTTCTGTGGTGTGATGGTATTCCCTGCCGTGTTGAACTGTATGATACCAGCGACAGCTTTACTCAGGCTGCTCCCGTTGGCATTACCATTGGCTCTGACGATTGTGACGTTATTGTGTACCGCATGAAGAGCTACGGCATGAACCTGACAGATGATGAGATTCTGGACAACTTTATTGCCGATGCGAAGAACGCCGAAGAGATGGTCTCTCGCTACATGCGCAACGATATTACCGACGCAAGCGGCGAACTGACCCCTGACTTGCTGGCTGAGAAGTGTCCTGACCTGCGTATCATCAAGATCTCTGCACCCACTTTCACCACCGGCAAGAAGAACGAGGTTGCCAACACAACGATCCAGCAGATCTATAAGAATGGCCGCGCCAAGGAAGACAACTGGACTGCTACCGGCTCCCACAAGGGCCAAGGCACCAGCTCTGACCACTACGGCGATTCTGCCCGAAACATTGATATCAACTGCAAGGGCGGCTTTACCTTTGGTGACGACACTACCGGCGACACCTATGCACTGACCGAAAATAGCGTTCCTGAGAAGTATTTTAACATCAAAGTCAATGTTGCTTCTTCTGAGAATGCAAACAACTCCCTGCTGGCGGATGATTTCAATGAATTTAACCCCTATGTGCGTCAGGCCAAAAAGGATAATCCCAAAGTGCGTGATACCATGGCGTTCTATCCCTGTGTCGTGTTTATTCAGGAGACTGATACCACCAATGCGACCGTATTTAACGATGGTCAATGGCACTTCTATGCCTGCGGCGACATTGGCAACTCCAAAAAGAACAATGATACGATGGGTATGGACCCCGAGAATCACAAGGAATTTATCGTTGAGATCGACAACAACGCCGATGAGCAGACCCGCTTCCTGAGCGGCGATTTCTCGCAGGAAACTTGGGACGGCGACCATTCCTTTGAGTTCCGTTACAGCAATCCTGCCTGCACTGAGGAAGAGATCGAGGACGGCAAACAGGCGTGGATCACAGCTCAGAACTGGGTGGTGAATGCGGATGATGAGGAATTCAAGGCACATTTCAAGGATCACTTCGATCTGGATTCTGCTATTTTCCATTATCTGTTTACTGAGCGGCACACCATGGTTGATAACCGCGCAAAGAACGTGTTCCCGCACACCAGCGATCTGATTCACTGGGACTTCTGCTTTGACTACGATAACGATACCGCTATGGGCAATGATAACGAGGGTGGTCTGACTCTGACTTATGGCTACGAGGACACTGATACTATCGGCACAAAGAATGTGTTTAACGCTGCTGACTCCAAACTGTGGTGCAAGCTGCGTGACCTGTTCCCCGATGAGATAGCGGCGATGTTCCGCAACCGTGAGAATGCGCTGGCATGGAGTGCAACTCGTATTTTGAAAAAGTTCGAGGAATATCAGGATGTGAAGCCCGAAAAGCTTTGGATCATGGATATGCGGCGCAAATATTTCCGCACCTACGAAGATCCCACCATCAACACCACCAGCTATCTGCCCATGATGCATGGCAACAAGCGGCATCAGCGTCGGCAGTTCCAGCGCTATCAGGAAAAGTACATGGCATCCAAGTATTCCGGTTCTGCCGCAACCAGTGATGATATGACCATTCGTGGTTATACTCCTACCAACTGGACTGGCGTGAAGCCGGATGGCACCTTCCATATCACACCCTACGCTGATACCTACGTCTCTGTTCTGTACGGCTCCAACCCTGTGAAGGTGCGTGGCAAGCGCGGACAGACCTACACGATTGAATGCCCCATCACCGCAATGAACGATACTGAAGTTTATATCTATAACGCTTCTATTATTCAGAGCATTGGTGATATCTCTGGCTTCTATCCAGGCTATGTTGACTTTAGCCATGGTGTTAAGCTGACAGAGCTGAAAGTTGGTTCCGGTGTGAGCGGCTATAAGAATACGAACATGACCGACTTCGCTGTTGGTAATAACACTCTGCTGGAACATTTGAACCTGCAGAACGTGCCGAACCTGAAAAAGTCTATTGGTCTGACCGGATGCACAAGCCTGACAGAGTTCTATGCTGACGGCTCTGGTATTACCGGTGTCTCTTTTGCAAGCGGCGGCAAGATTAAAATCGCCCACCTGCCTGCAATTGCCAGCTTGACCGCAAAGAACCTGGATTATCTGACTGACCTGACAATTGAGGATTACACCAATATCACTACGCTGACCGTTGAGAAGTGTGCAACTATCGATCTGAAAGATATGCTGGGCAAGTGCACCAACCTGAACCGTGTGCGTATTACCGGTATTGATTGGGAACTGGCTGATACTTCCCTGCTGAATCGCCTGTACGCAATGAGCGGCCTGGATGAAAATGGCTATAACACCGATCATTCCGTCGTGGAAGGCAAAGTGCATGTGCCCATCATCCGTGAGCGTGAGAAGCTACTGTACACTGAGCGCTGGCCTGATTTGGAGATCACTTACAACACCATGATCAATCAGTACGCCTGGAAGTTCGTGAATAAGGATGGCGCTGTTCTGGATATTCAGTATATCGACAAGGGCGAGCGTGCAGTTGACCCTGTGACCCGCTCTGACAATCCGATCCCGACACCTACCTTCCCGAGTACCATCAGCACGGTGTTTACATTCAGCGGCTGGGATACCGAGTTTACTCCTGTCTTTGATAATCAGACCGTTACTGCTGTGTATGATGAATCAGTGCGCCAGTATCGGGTGCGCTATATGAATCGCGGCGCTGTTCTACAGCAGACAACTGCTCCGTATGGCTCTATGGTTCTGTATGATGGCGACACTCCGACCTATACCAGCGAAGAGACTGCTTATAAGTATTATTTGTTCAGTGGATGGGACAAGGGCGGCTATGTCAATGGCGATAAGGATATCAATGCTGTTTACGACATATGCGAATACGTCAGCGGCTATTTCAGAGACAAGCAGCTAAGTGACCTACGCCCTGTTGAGATCTATGCCATGACCAAGGTGAATCTGGAGCAGAGTGTTGTTTCTGACAAAGACGCTATCACCATCAAGATGGGCAACGACTTCACATTTAGCGACGTGGAAGAGAAAGTTCTGTTTAACGAACCGAAGATTTTTACTGGCAAGAATTATGTCGATACCGGCGTATCTCTGTTGTCTGAGGATCGTAGCTGGGTTATGGCACTGGACTATCGAATCGATGAAGATTCTGCCGCAAACTCTGTGATTGCTCAGTGCTTCCAGACCAACGGCATGAATGGTTTCCGCTTTTGGGTCAACAATGGCTCTAAGGTTGCATGGGGCACTGAATCCACATCCGGCGCACATCTTGGTTCTCGTGATATGATCGTTCTGCGCCATACCAAGGGCGAAAATGGTATTCACGTTTATGCGGCAAATACCACTGCTGCCGAGATTGGCTATATTCAGCTGAACCGTACTCGCACCACACAGACGAATGCTACTCTGGTATTTGGTTGTGCTAAGGCAGACGACGGTGCTTACGAGCGTTACGCAAAGGGCACAATCTACTGGGGTAAGCTCTGGTATACCGATCTGGGTGACGCTGCCTGCCGGAAGTTGGCCGCATGGACACATGAAGACTTCACTTTCGAGGCTTGTGGCTTTAAACGGTATTACCTGAGCGACAATTCCAACAAGCGTTGTTCTATTAGCTTTATTCAGGCTGGACTGCTTGGTCAGAAGATGGCTCTGAATACTGGTTCCACCAACACTGGCGGCTGGGCAGATGCAAATATCCGTACATTCCTTGACGGTCGTATTTTGAATGCTCTTCCGATTGGTTGGCAACAGATCATCAAACAGGTCAAGGTTGGCAGTACCATTGGCGATAAGAGCAGCGAAGTTGTAACTGCGGATAGTTATTTCTATCTGCCCTCTGTGGCCGAATTGTTCCCCTCTCAGAATGTTGAGCCTTATATTTACGAAGGTACGGCAATCAGCTTTATGACTGATAATACCAGCCGCATCTGCAATGACGAAAATGGCAATCCCGCTGCATATTGGACACGAAGCCCGAATGCTCAATATGGCAGCTATTTCTGGTCTGTGACTGTGACTGGTGAATATTACGGATTTACCCCTGCAAATAACGAACAGGGTATCCGCCTGATGTTCAGCGTTTAAGGAGGTGTTGAGAGTGTACTATAAGGTATTGAAAAATGGCCGGGTGATCGATGCTCTTGACCACCTGCGCTTTGTAAAGTATCAGCTCAAGCACGACATTATGGTGAACTGCACGGAGGATGAAGCACAGGGAATTATCAGCAGTGACGGCAATCATATCTGGCATGTGGATGGGTATTATCTCATTCCCTGCCCAGAGTATGACACCGTGGAACTGCAGGAAATTGACCTGTATGAATATGAGCAGCTGAAAGCCTTGGGTGGTAAAACACCTGAGGCTATTATTGATGCTTACACTTTGAGTTTGATTCAAGGAGGGCTGCTATGAGTGACGAGAAGAAGTATAGCGAGTTCGTTGAGAGTATGCATCGGCTGTACAATGGCGGAATGATTCAGGACAAGCTCCTGGACAATCTGTTTGCTGGACACAAAATCTCAAAGGACGAGTATCTGTATATCATCAGGAAGGAGGTGTGATATGTATACCTTTTTGATCAATGAGGATAATACACTGACCGTAAGCAAGCGGGAACGCATTATGGAACGCAGTAAGCAGGTGGATACTCTCCATTTTCTGGCTGACACTACATATAAGGGTGTTGACATGAGTGAATTCACCGTGATGCTTGAGTACGTTCTGCCCATCAGCAAGCGATATAAGACAGAGATTCTGGAGAAATCAGAAGAGCTTTATAAGAACAAGCTGGAGTATAAGCTGCCTATCGACACCAACCTGACCAATGAGCCGGGCGATATTCAGATCCAGCTGACATTTGTTGATGTGACAATGGATACCGATGGCACGACTGTTCAGCATGTGCGGAAGGTTGGCCCTGGCGTGATTACTGTTGTTCCGATCCAGAATTGGAGCGACATTGTTCCTGATGAGGCCCTGGGCGCACTTGACCAGCGCATTATCGCACTGAATGCACAAATCAAGGCATTGAGTGATCGTAACAACGCTATCCTGGATGGTAAGGCTGATGACCTGAGCTACAACGAAGACCATACCCTGCAGCTGCTGGCCAACGGTAAGCCCATCGGTAGTGCGGTCAAGATTACTCAGGAGAGCGTCGAAACTGAAGACGGTAGTTTGCGGGTGGTTCCGTTCTAAGCCATCCGCTTCTTTTATAAGGAGGCAAAGATGGCACAGGCTAAATATTCCAAGCTTGGATATGGTAACGCCGAAGATGTAGAAGCTGCGATTGCACTGGGAATGTTGGACGGCAGGGATATGATCATCACAAAGGATTCCTCGGAGTTCATGTATGTGCGCGATGACCTATCCGTTCAAAAGATTCGTCCTCGCAATCGTTGTTTCGCCAGCGTTACTGAAGCAAACGAGCAATTAAATGAGACGGAAGACACTTATGCAGGTCAAACCGTTATGGTGAAAGACGAAAATGGTAAATATGCTCCGTGGATCGTTCAACAAAGCGAAGCCACGGGGCTTTTTTCTATTGAACCTTTTTACGTTGAGCCGACAAATTTTGTTTGGCAAGAGTTTTAAGAAAGAGAGGCAAAAAAATGGCAAATGTAAGTTTTGGTTATGGTTCAAAAGCTAGTTATGACAAGTTGGAAACCAAGGACGCAAATACTCTATACTTTATTACAGACACACGTCAAATTTTCAAGGGTACAGATGAGTACACCAAGAGCTGCAAGCTGGTGAGTGTTCTACCTGCAAGCGGCCAGATTCAGGGTCTGCTGTATATCCGTATGACTGACTATACCTTCCACATCTGGAATGGCACTGAGTTCGTACAGCTGAATCGCCCCATTGTGACTGAGATTCCCAATGCGGATGCAAGCGACGACAATCTACCCACCACCAAGGCTGTGGCCGACTATGTGAATGCAAAAATCGCCGCAACCGAGGGCAAGGAAGGTCTATTTGTTACGGATGTCACCTACTCCCCCGCTACCGGCACTCTGAGTGTGGCAAAGAACGGTGCTCCTGTTCCCACCGTGATGAGCGGCCTAACCCATAATCCAACATACGATGCTGAAACCCGCACCATCAAGCTGCCTGTGTTTGGCGGCGATGAGCTGGTGATCAATCTGGGTAAGGATTTGGTTGTGAAGACCGGTACTTACAACACAAAGACACATGAGATCGAGCTGACTATCACCACTGGCGAGGTCGTGAAGATCCCTGTTGGCGCTCTGATCGATATCTATGTTGGTGTGGCTACTTCTACTGCTGAGGTTAGTGTTTCTAGTGATAACAAGATCTCGGTCAATGTGCGTGTGTCCACCAAAGGCAATAACAGCATCACCGTTGAGGAGGATGGTCTGTATGTTGCAGTGCCAGACGCTTATACCAAGGCTGAGGCAGACGAGAAGATCAAGGTTGTTGATGATAAGCTGACTGAACACACTAAGGATACTGTAAAGCATATCACTGCTGACGAGCGCAAGGCATGGAATGCAAAACCCACTCAGGACGAGCTGGCTGCTGCGAAGGCTGAGGCAATCTCTACTGCCGCTGCTGATGCAACCACTAAGGCCGACAACGCTCTGGCTGCCGCTAAGACATATGCAGATGGTCTGAACACCACCATGGATGGCCGTGTACAGGTGCTGGAAGGCGCTATCACCTGGAAATCCATTGATGGCTAATTGATTTGTTTCACCACATGGCAATGACGCTGTGTGGTGAATCTTATTAAGCAAAGGAGTTGAGTATGGCAAATTTATCATTACGCGAGGTCGCACAGTCTCAGCTGGATCAAGCTCCTGTGATTGACGGCCAACTGATCGTATGTACTGATACTGGAAGCACTTATCGAGATATCGGCACAAGACGAATTCAAATCAGCAAAGACTTGGAGATCGTAAGCTCGCTTCCGCTGGCTCCTTTGTCTAATAAGATTTACTACCTGCGTCCAGACAGCTTGTATGTTTATAGTGGCGATGACTGGATTCTTTTGAACCCATCAAAATTCACACTGGAAGCAGACAAAAATGCGGTCAATGGCGAAGTTAATATCAATCTAATCCTGAACGGTACAGCGCAGGATAAAATCAAAATCGCTGGCGGTGGTGTGACCACAGTGACAACTGGAGAGACGGGCGATATCACGATTGATACCCCGCACCCGGATGAACTGCTGGCTGCACTGACGAATGAAGAGATCGATGCGATCACTGGCGGTATGGTCGATGATAGCGGCAATCCCCTGCCTACGCCGCAGGTTGTGGTGGATGCGACACTGACTGTATCTGGACGTGCTACTGATGCTAAGGTAACTGGTACAAGGATCTCTGAGGCGTTAAATATCGCAAAATCGGCTGATGCTGGGCTGACCAATGTACGCACCGAGCTGGACAAGTTGAAGCTGGATTCTGTTGCTGTGGACAAGACTATGACAAAAGAGAATTTCGCCGCTGATGCCAAAGCTGTTGGTGATGCTCTGACGGGGAAAGCAAATGCAGAACACAACCACGATGACCGCTATTATACAGAAGACGAAATCAATGTAAAGCTCTCAAAGAAAAGCGATGATAGTCACACCCATGACGAGCGGTACTACCAGCAGAATGAGATCGACGAAAAGCTGAAGGTAAAGGCAAATACGATCAATATCCACACACTGACTATTCCGACTACAAGTTAGCTTATTGACGACACAGTGGATCGATATTCAAAATATATTGACCTTGACATCGACGGGATTACCTCAAAGGATGTTATTTCTATCAGTGTGACACCGGCCAGCGCTAAGGCAGCTTCCTATGCTCAGTTTGCAAACCCGGAGACCTTTGATGGATATGTACGTCTGAGAGCGGTATCTGTTCCAACAACTGCGATTACGGCTCAGTATTATATCGTGCAAGGCGGCGGGCAAACAGATAGCAGCAGCGGTACGGTTGTTGAGGGATATACCAAAGCGCAAGTAGATAATAAGATAGCGGCGGCAATTAAGGTAGCCAAAGAAGAACAAAAGCTGCTTGACCACCCGGTTGAACCATCTGAATTTAATCCTGCCACTCACATACATAATGACCTTTACCCTGAAGGAGATAATCGAAATGATAATACTTCTCCGTCTGATTATTATGGCGTTGATAGAAGCGACTATAATGGTCGGCTGATTTTTCGTGGTTTGAAGCTTAGTGACAAAATTGGGCTGTCAAGTGGTCATTCATGTGCGTTTTTGATTGGTTTATCTTCTTGGTACGATGAAACAGGCGGTGGTTCCTTTGAATTCGCTTTTAGCAATGGTAACATTTACTATCGTCAAGGCACGACTTCGTGGGGCGACTGGAAGAAAATTGCTACAGCTTAAAGGAGGTACGAATTATGGCTTTAGGAAATATGAATATTGGTATTGATAGTGAGTTCATTCCGTTCAACCTCAATACGGTTCTTACCCCCCCCCCCATAGATTCTGACGAAGTTGTGATGAACACGAGTGCCGCCGGGTATCACCGTAAGCCATTGAGCGCATTGTGGAGCTGGATTAAGAGTAAGATAGCAAGTGAAGTGATTTCAGATGTGGTGACGCTCAAGACTTCAGCACTTACGATCACAACAGATTGGCAAGATACTGGTATCCATTCAACTGATCTGCCATCTGGAACTTATATTATGCAGTTTCGTGCTGACACGGTCCCGTATTGCAATATTTGGGGAGACATATTTTGTGGAGTTGTCCAGTGGCATGCTGAAGAGACAAACAGCGGTAATGCAGATGATATAGGTTTACATTGTTCTGGTCATTCTACAAACGGACAACATTTTTATCTTAGGACAATTCGTTCTGGCCGTTCCGAAGGGGTTGGTTTAAGACTTCAAATCAAAGGCTCTATGGCCGCAGATACATCTTCCACATTCACATTTAAATTCCGCAAACTGATATAAACAACGCACTACAAATAAAACGTTTTATAAGGAGGCGATCACATATCGATGAGTGACGAAAAGAAAAGTTGGCTAGACAGGGCGGGTGCGGTTCACCTCTGGAAAACGATCGAGGCTATACTCGGTACAAAGGTAGATAAAATCGAAGGATTCGGCCTGTCCAGCAACGACTATACAACAGAAGAAAAAAAGAAGCTTGCCAGTTTAAGCGACCCAAAGCCAGCCACCACTGAAAACAATGGTTTGATGAGCTCGGCCGATAAAGCAAAGCTGGATGGCATTGAAGCTGGAGCTAACAATTATACTCACCCTACATACGAAGCAAAACAGGCTGGCTTATATCGCATCAGTGTGGATAACACAGGTCATGTGGCGACAGCAGATAAAATGACAAGTGAAGAGTTGGCTGCAGAGGGTGTCTCCCCTGTTGACCACACGCACGACCTATGGGAATTGGCAGATACACTAGAGGCGAGCGCTGATGCTGTTGAGGATGCCGATACTGTTATGGTTGGCGCTACAGTTACGAGCAATGGCAGTGCATCTACGAAGTATACACGCAGACCGCTGGCTACTTTGTGGAACTGGATCAAGAGTAAAACGGATGCACTATATGCTGCGGCGGGACATACACACAATTACGCTGGTTCTACTGAACCGGGTGGTGATGCGCTGAATGCGATGAAGTTAAATGGATACGATCTTAGTATGTATGGGAGCGCAAATTATTAGAATGCGATTCCTCGAATTGACGATGCTGGTGTTATGGAAACGGGCAAATATCTTGACTTTCATTCTACGGATGATAGAGATACGGATTACAATGTTCGTATGGTATCTTATGACGATGGTACGTTAGACGTTATTAAAGCAGCAGGACAACCTGCTACAATTACAGCAAATCTAAATGGCACTGCAAATTTTGCTTCTCAAACACTATTTGATAAAGCACAGTGGGTAAGTTTAACGAGCCTCGACCAAAACACATGGTATCCGGTTGTCAGTATGAACAGTATTCCATATAGTGGACTGCATCATATCAAATGCAACGTCCAACTAAATAGCGGCTCAAAACCATCTTGGAGTACCCATGGCGGTGGATTTACTGTAAATCTTGACTTGTTGGTCACTGCATATGGTTTGGGTACGACATCAGGCAATTCTATTTGTCTTAATAATTTTTACAGTTGGACAACATCAAATGCAAATCCAGCAGGATATAGCCAGATGGGAAATGGTTCTGTTGCAGTTTTCTGGCTACGTGGTGGTGGTCAATATAGACTTTATGCAGATTGGGATGCTAACTGGACTGTTAAAACCAGCACATACACTAACAGTGAGCAAAGCGTTTCCCCTACAACATCTTATCCAGGTGTAAGTATAAATCGTTCTACTATTACAGCGAATATAGACGGGAACGCTACCATCGCTACCAATGGCGTTTCCGCCTCTGGCTAGAATTATGTTCGTTTTGGTGACGGGACCCAGATATGTTAGGGTTCATGTGGCAATAACTCATTTTCTAGTTTTGGCGCAGCTTTTGCCAACACAGATTATCGCATTGGTATGAGTGAATGGAAAAGTAGCAGCTGGGAAAACTATGCAATTGGCGGTAAATCAACCACTGGTGTTACTCTGCGAAGTGAAAATAATACGATGGAATATATTGCAATTGGACGATGGAAGTAAGAGGTGATATATATGGATGAAATGAAAGAAATCGAAAAGAATGAGGAGACAGAAGCACCAAGCGAAACCCCTAGCGAGCCAGTTGAAGAAACCCCTATTCTTCCATCTATTGAAGATGTTGTAATTGGCTATCAGGTAAAGAAGCCCGTTGAAACACAAGCAGAATGTGACGTGTATAGTGTTGTTGTTGCCGCTGTAACAAAACATAACGAGACTGCGGTGTCTGGTGATTACTACTGGATGATTGCTGATTTAGACGACTGTTATGAAGTACAACAGCACGAACCAGTTCCTTCAGAAGATATGAAGCTTGAATCTCTCAAAACAAGTAAAATATCCCAGTCAAAAATTGCCCTTTCTACTTTCCTGTCTCTGCATCCAATTCAATGGTCTGACGGCAAGTATTACAGTGTCACCAGCGAGAAGCAAGCTCTTCTTACAAGCAACCTTTCCCTATATCAAATCTCTACAGCCGCCGGGCAGCCTTTTAAACTGACATAGAATTCTACAGGCGATGAATGTGTGGAGTGGACTTATGACGACCTGGCCGCTCTGGCACTGGCGATTGGTGTGTATGTGAAGCCCTTCGTATCTCATCAGCAGGAATTGGAGGTTGACATCAAGGCATGTACGACAACCGCAGAAGTAGACGCTATTGAAATCAGTTATGATGCTGTACTGGCAGAATATCTGGATTTTCACGCAGATAAGGATGTGACCGAATGAGCAACAAACTTCGTGAACTAATCAAATGTGGCATCCTCTTTTTGATCGGAGGATGCCTTTATTATTGCATCGAAATTCTGTGGCGCGGGCACTCTCATTGGACGATGGCCGTTGTCGGTGGCATCTGCTTTCTTGTGATCGGTGGACTGAATAACTATATTCCATGGGAAATGCCGCTTTGGAAACAGGCTGGTATTGGAGCGCTCTTTGTGACTGCTATGGAACTTGTGGTAGGTATCCCGCTGAATCTGATGCTTGGCCTGCATATCTGGGACTACTCTTCCCTGCCGTTTAATCTGCTGGGCCAAATCTGCCTGCCATTTACAGTGCTATGGTTTTTCCTTGCGCTGCTCTGTATTTTTGTTGATGATTGGCTGCGTCACATTCTATTCCATGAAGAGAGCCCGCATTATCATTGGCGTACTGTATGTGATGGCGGAAAACGCACATAAAGAGAAAGAGCCCCTGTGACGATGGCTACATCACAGAGACTCTAACTCACGCAACAACTCATAGGAAATGAGTCCGTACTTGCCCGATGGAGGGTTTGTACAGCTCTCACTATATCACGTTGATAGAATTTTGTCAATTGAAAGGAGGAATTATGGCGCAGGAAATATTAAAGCCGCTGTTATTAGACGAGACAGGCAAAGAAATCGTGACGGCACTAAACGCAATTGTTACACAGCTGACCGCGATCAATGAAACACTGAAAGCCAAAAACACAGATAGTGGTACGAATGGTGGTGAGAAGACATGATAGGAAGTTTGAACTCCGCACCTCACGTCTATTCTTTTACCATACAGCAGCTGTAGACCATGGTTCTGAGTATCTGTGGTGGTATTACTGCTATTTCAGCCGCTATCGCTGTTATCATCAAGGCAATCAATCATGCGAAAGCCCCTGACAACAAGCAGAACGAGCGACTGAGCGCCCACGATGCAGAATTTGAAAAGGTCAATAGAAAGCTGAGTGCAGACAAAGACAGGCTTGACCTGTTTCAATCCAAGCTGGTCTCCCTAGAAGAGCACCAGAAAGAAAACAGCATCACGTTGGAAGTACATGACCGCAAGATCCTCGAAGCAGAACAGCGTATCGGCCACAGTGAACAAGGCAACAATGTCACCATGAAGGCTCTGCTTGCACTCCTTAGCCACGGTATCGACGGCAATGCAATCGAGCCAATGAAGGAGGCCAAGGCTGCACTGGAAAACTATTTGATCGATGGTCAGAACACAAAGAATACTATGAACTAACCCGAGACTGCGTGTCCCGGGCTTTTTTTATTTTGGAGGTTTATTATGATGGATATTATCAATGAGCTGGTTTCTGTTATCGTCCGCCTGGTTATTGCTGGCGCTGGTACTGTCTTTATGGCCTATGGTATCCCATATCTGAAGAAGATCGGTGTGTACAAGCTGGTACAGATTGCTGTTCGTGCTGCAGAGAAGCTGGGCGCAACCGGAGCTATCGAAAAGGCCGACAAGAAGAAATACGTTATGGAGGCTCTGGAACGTCTGGGTGTGAAGATCACTCCGACCATTGAGACAATGATTGAGGCCGCCGTCAAAGAGATGGACATCCAGAACGATAAAATCAAGGACGAGTTCAAAAAGAATTGAAGGTGTGATGAAATGGGTATTATTACATACTCTATGAAGAAGGACTGGAATAAAAAGGTGTCAGCTCATTTTTCCGTCTATGAGTTCGCCTGCTCCGATAAGAGTGATACAGTTCTGATCGATAGCCAGCTGATTGAAGTGCTAGAACAGATTCGCGCTCACTTTGGCGCTCCTGTCCACATCAGCTCCGGTTATCGAACTCCTGCTTATAATATTTCCATTGGTGGAAGCCCTAAGAGCCAGCATTGTAAAGGCACTGCCGCTGATATCTGGATCAAGGGTGTTGACCCGATTCAGATTGCGCTGTATGTGTCTTCCCTGCCCTACTTTGCTAAGAGTGGTGGCATTGGATATTACAGTCGCGCTGTGCTTACGAGTGGCTTTGTTCATGTTGATGTGCGCACTACACGCAGCCGCTGGATCAGCAAAACTGGTACGAAATATATCAGCGCAGCTAATCTCATGCCGACGATCAGACAGGGGGCGAAAGACGCTATGAACGGCGCTTCCTATGCTGTAACTGTACTACAACGGCATCTTGGTGTTAAGGCTGACGGCATCTTTGGCGCGAATACCAAGGCGAAGCTGATTGAGTATCAGAAAGGACACGGGCTGGCTGCAGATGGCATCTGTGGGCCTGCTACTTGGGGTTCGTTTTGATTTGGTTGTTGACATCTAAATGTGTATAGGATATAGTGTATCTATTATGTGTGGAGGTGCGCTATGTCTATTATTGTACGTGGATGTAATATCGGGGAAGGTAGACCAAAAGTCATAATTCCAATCGTGGAAACAACTGAATCAAAGATCTTAGAACGCGCATTTGAGTTTTCAAAGCTCCGTACAGATTGTGTTGAGTGGCGTGTTGACTGGTTTGAGCAGTGTAATGATACTCGTTCTGTGGTATCTTGCTTGCAAAAGCTTCGTGTAGCGCTGAAGGATAAGCTCTTGCTGGTGACGTTCCGCACTAAAGATGAGGGTGGAGAGGTCTCTTTGTCGCATTCTGAGTATTTGGATTTCATCAACACGGTAATAGATACCGATTGTGCAGACCTTATTGATACAGAGTTCTTTACGGCTGGAAACAACATTAGTGAGCTGATAGATAATGCGCATTCTTCAGGGACTGTGGTTGTATGTTCAAGCCACGATTTTCAAAAGACGCCCGACAAAAGTGAGCTAGTATCACGTATGGTGAAAATGCAACAGGTCGGAGCTGATTTGCCAAAAGTGGCGGTCATGCCGCACGATAACACGGATGTGTTGACTCTATTGTCTGCTACGGTAGAAATGAGAAATAAACATCCTAACACTCCTATTATTACAATTAGCATGGGTAAACTTGGGGTTTCCAGCAGATTGTGTGGTGAAGTATTTGGCTCCGCTATGACATTCGCAAGCGCTGGAGATTCTAGCGCTCCAGGACAGATAAGTCTTGATATTATAAATTCGGTTCTTGACTCGATAACAGAATAAAAAACAGATGGGGTATTGATCCTTAATTGGACCAGTACCCCATTTTTTAGCTTTGATTATTTTATCGATTCAGATAGCCACTCTTTCCAACCATTGATTGTGCGAGGGCAATTATCTTGTTGTGCAACTATTTCATACAAAAGCGCTGCTAACTCATCGTCCGACAGATTACGAATCGCTTGAGCCTTATTAGCCGCCGGGTGTCTATGAAATATAAACGCGAGTGCAAGGTCAAGTATTTTTGGATTGTTCATTGTTCCACCTTATGAAATACAACTGGAGCATCCTCTATTTCCAAATCAGCGGCAATCACCATTGGCGACAACCACCTTAAAACCAACAGTCTATTCTCAGGCTCGTTCTTGGGACCTGTCCAGAAATGATGCCAGTGACCACGACGCATGTGAGGGCGCGGTGAGTTGTGAGTAGTGGGTTCAGAGTCGCTATCAGATGCCTTCGTTTTCTGTTGACGGATGGCTGCGCCGATTCTTTCGCCAACATCCCATTTACGAATCTCAGAATATTTATCTTTGATTACTTTGCCGCGCTTTGTTACAGTTGCCTGTTCTTCATCTGGGGCAATCTCTGCGTTCTGTGCCAAAATATAAAGGACGACCTGCATGACTTGTTTAATAAACGTGATCGTCTCTTCATCTTTTGCGGGGTCTGCCTCTGCATACTTTTCTAGCTTTTTATTTCCTTTGGCGTGTTCAGCGAGCTGTTCATTTAACTTTTTGATACTGTTTTCAATGGTTCCGGCATCAAGGTCGATGGGATAAGTGAACGAATCCCCATTCTCGGAAAGGAACGTCAACTTCAAATCACGCTCATGCAGCTTAACATTATAATCAAGAGACACGAAGAAACCGTGAATCTTTTCATTGTCGAAATAAGTATTGGGCAACTCAACATAAAAACACTGATACGGGAGATGCATCAAAATATCAACAGGGATATCGATGTCATCCTTTTGTTCAAAGAGAAGGTCTTTTATATCTTCGTTGATAACATAGACTTCTTTACTGAGTCTCCACGGTGCCAAAACAGAAACGAGCTGCGCACATGTCACAACAGCGCTCACTTCATTCATCGACAGACGGCTAAGGTCATGCCCATCCGATACAACAGTCAGTGCGGCTTCGATTGGAGCATAACACCACTCAGGCCATGATACAGAGCTTGCAGTACCATTCATATCATGGAACTCTTCCATCTCTTTCCACACGATAGGATATTGAGTAGCGAGAGCTCTGAGCATTTTAAGAGGGAGATAGATATCTTGTTTCATAATATTACCATGCCTTTGAACTGATATTGTAGTTGGGGAAGTAATCTGCAAGTTCTGCAGCGTCCAGATAAGCCTCCCAAGTTGCACGGGCCACAGCACGAGTTTGATCAGCGTCACGCAATTTAATTCTTCTTATGATTCGGATGTCCTCGATAGCATCCTTCTCTTCTTGTGTTGTATCGGGGTCACTACGATGTTTATCAAGCCACATAGATACCGGGAATTCATTCGTTTTGCTGTCATAGCCTTTGCGCTTCTTGAACTCTTCGATGATATCTCCACAGTCATAATACCTATCCATGAGCTGATTGTATTCTTCTGTGGCCTTGTTATACTTCTCGTGTGCCGCCTTCGCTTTTTTGAGTAGACGATCGACGAGCTCTTGAAGTTCCTTAGTAGGGATGGTTTGAAATTCCTCCATGGTTGCGGCCTCCATTCGGTTTTCTTTAACTCCATTATATCACATAGCGAACGCCATGACAAATAAAAAAGGCGTAGGGCGACCTGCGCCTTGTGATGATGCGTCGCTTGGCACATCGGTTCAAATACGGTTTTCAATTTTAATGCTTCGACTAGAGAGTCGCTGGATTGTCACATCAGGGCTCTGTTGATTAAGACTCAAAATCGGACTTGAGAGTGTAATTGGTGTCAAATTGGTGTCAAAACAGGTTTTTGTTGGATAAATTCAATAAAATTATAGCGTATATATGTTGTTTATTCGTATATTTCGATTTATTCATCTTATTTTACTATAAAATCGCTTCAAAGTAAACAGGAAAAGTGA